GTTTTTTGTGTATCATTAATTAATTTATAATTCATATACTTACTCCTTATATAATAATTCTTTCTTTATATAATTTAAGAAATAAATCTGGTCCTTCATCAGTTGGACTATCCTTATAATTAGTAAGCATATTTTTATCAAAAATAAAAGATATATTAAAATAATTTCCATATTTAGCTTTTATTTTTAATAAGTTATTTTTTAAATGATAAAATTCTTCATCACCTATTTTTTGAAACTGTCTATCAAAAGCAATAATAATATCTTTTGCACCAACTTGTTCTAATAACTTCATTTGTTGTGTTGATACACTACTACCACAACAAGCTACTGTTATATCATTTTCAAACCCGAAATAGCTCTAAAATTGTAAACAGCTTTTTTCTCCTTCTACTATTATTGCTTTCCCTGTTCTATTTATATTTGCTTTACTATTATTTAAATTATATAAATTCATGCCAAGAGGATGAGAATAAAGAATCTTATTAATTTTTAATGGTCTATATTTGCCATATAGAGTAGCTTCTTCTTTTCCTAATATTCTTCCTCTTAGTCCTATAAAATTTCCATTTATGTCAAAATGAGGAATAGTAATTGCATCACCGCCGGGGTAATAACCAATTATAGCTTGATCTATTACTTCTTGACTTATTCCTTCTTTTAACCACGGAGTTAATTTTATATTATAATTAAATCTACTTAAAATTTGGCTATCATAAATTTTTAATTCAACTTTAGTGTTTAAATTTTCTTCTATACTATTTTTATCATAATTAGCTAAAATTTTCCAATCTTCTAATCCTAGCTTTTCAGCATCTTCTTCAACTGAACCAGCAATCCCAAAATAATTAGCTATCCAACGAACTGCATCATTTAAATCATATTCTTTATTAGACTGGATATAAGCTACTTTAATTACTAATTCAAATATATCAAATATATCATCACAGCCAGTATAGCATTTAAATAATTGACTATTTGAATAGTAATAAAGTTTTTTACTTCCTACTCCTGGTTCATTATGACAAATGGTTTCAGATAAGATACCAAATTCACTATATTCAGGATTGCCGCCCCAAATATTTAGTAATTCAAAAATATTGTCTAAAGTTAAACTATTTTTTATTTCTACTTTATCATAATTAATCATTTTATGCCATAAATTAGTGCATTAAAAAAATTTTTATCAATATAATTTGGTTCATAAGTAAATATAAATGGAGCATTAGATTTTCCATAAGTTGCCTTAAAATCTTTAGCTCTTATAATAACTTTATATCCACTTATAAATTTGCCAGTAATTGGGTCTTTACAAATAATTATATCTCTCATTAGAAAGTAATTACATTAACACAAGTGCCTTTAACACCAAATTCTTCATTGACTACCTTGATAAGATATTCCTTTGGATGTTTCTTTGCGAATTCGCCTTTAGCAGTCTTTAGATACATTGCTGCCATTTCTTTCGGCATTTTATATTCAATAGTTCCATTCATAATCTTTTTTTCAAACATAATTTATTCTCCTTAAAATATAACAAAATTATTTGTTGTTGTTAGCGGTTTAATAATTTCTTTTATAATTAGCTATCCAGCTTTATCATCATAAAAATGTTTATCATAATAGACTATATCTTTTCGTTTCATACAGCTACCATTATAATTGTAAGGATTAATAAAAATAATACTTATATTTTCATTTTGATAATTTAAAAACTAAACTGGACGAGGAATTTCCTCATTATCTATACGAATAATATAGCATTTATTTATTTTATTCATAATTTTTAAAAAGCACTATCTTCAGCAATTCTAATTTTTACATTTTCCATATCTACCAATTCATAACTCCAATCAGTACAGAAGATTGGAATAATACGACAGCAGCCTAAATCAGCTTTACACCAAAGATAAATTCCTTTATATTTTCCTCGACGATTTTTATATACTGATAATTTTATTGTTGGACGTTCAAACGTATTTGTTTCAAGTATTTTTTCTAAAGATTGATAATCATTATCACGAGCTTGAAGAAGAAGCATACCTACATCAATTTTATCAGCAATTGCTTTTGATCCACGTAAAACATTCTGGTCTGGCGTCTCACTATACTGATAATCAGCATTTAACTGAGTAGCAGACATAATAAAAATACCATATTGATTACAAATATCTTTCAACCGAGTAGAAAGCATAAAAAGAATATTATCTTCTCTTAGTTTTACACCACCACTACGCTTACTAATTTCTTCAAGAATTTTCATACTTGTATGAATATAATCATGAAATACATATTTAACTCCATGATCGCGGATATTTTTCTTAATAACATTTTCTACATCACGCAAAGAAAAATCTGGCATTTCAACAACAAATAAATTAGCCTTACGAAGATACTGCGCAGCTTCTCTTACTCGTGCTAATTCATCACCAACATATTTACCATTTAAAATATGATCTTCATTTACATTAGATAAAAATGCCAACATCATAGTTTGAATTTCATCTTTAGTTTGTTCAGTAGAAATAAATAAAACAGGTTCTCCTCCGCCACCAGATTTGATCCATCCAATTCCTTCCTGATAATATTTTTCACAAGAAAGATAACAAGCGTCAGCAATCATACTACGAGATTTACCTACACCAGTCGCCGCTGAACGTAGATAAAATTTATTTAATCTTGCTCCACGAGTAACTGTATTAATTAATGGACCAAACAATGGAGCACCAACTTCAGGATGTTCCAAAAGGTTATCAATTAATTCATCAATATTATTGCCGGCCTAATAAGCATCATTTTCCATTTCAGCCACATATTGATATTTAATTTCTTCAATCTTATCATCAATACGTTGAGCAATTTTTTCTAATGACGCATTATCTAACCATTCTTCTTGAAGCTGTCGTTTTTTTGTATCTAAAATATTATCAGGATCGTAGATATCACTTACATCAAAACCATACCTATCATATGCTCTAAGTAATGACATTTTTTTTAGACGACCATAATAATAATCGAATGTGGTATTATCACTATGTAAACTGGCTTCTTGAATCCATTTATTTCCTTTTTGTGCTTCATAAATAGCTTGATATTTTGGTCGAGTGCTTAAAAAATCTCCAATGGCATCTAAAGTAATACTTTCAGCACCGAGTTCATGTAATTTATATATTGATCCATATACTATCTTATGAAAATCATTATCAAAATCATCTTCAGTGATAATATATTTGTCAGTATAATCTAATAGTTTAGGATTGTTATATACACAACCAATTGTCTAAATAATGGCTGTTGTATCAATATATTTTGAAGCCATTAATCCTCCTTGTCATCCAAAAAAGAAAACAGATGTTTTCGATAAGGTTTAGGCTTAGGCCGTGGTATTATTATTTCTGTTTCTTTTGGAATATAATTCTCAACTGTTTTATTAGTATTTTTTTGTTGAGCCAACCAAATAGCATAATAGTAATTAAATGCTTGCTTATAAACCCAAGGCACTATACCAATACCATCATTTGATTTCTCTACTGGATTTTGTTTTACTTCATAGAAATAAACTAATGATTTTAAAATTCCACTGTAAGTAAAATTATATTCTTTAATATAATTTTTAATTTGTTTTTGAATACGAGGATCTACATAATCAGTATGGAATAATTGATTGATATACTATTCTAATTTCATTTTATCTAAATCTTCTTTATTCATTACTTCTTCTTTACGGTCTGCACATTCAGGATGCGCATAGCGTTTAGAACTTACTTGAACGAATGGATATTTATCTCTGTCAAAAGTTTTTCCACAATATAGACACTTTACATTATGTGCTATTGGTTCTCACCACCAAACATTATAATTTCTATATATATATTATACTAAAAAATAGATAAAAAATCAACCCAGAGTTTCCTCTGGGTTAATAATTATTTATTCATAAGTTCATCCTTAATATCATCAATAATAAGGCTTACAAATTCAGCTTGATCAATAGAGGTTTCAGAAATCTTCTTACCCTTACCAAGATACTTTTCAACAATCTTGGTAACACGTGGAGCATAATATTCAGAATTCTTTGCCATAAGTTCACTAGCAATTTGCTGGAACTCATTCATAAGACCCTCATAATCATAAGTAGGGGCTTCAGGAGCAACTGTCATTTTTTCATCAGTGACAAATTTACCCTTAGTTTCTTCAGCTTCCTTGTCAATAGCAGCATGAATAGCATTTACGAGGTTTTCATAACTCATAGGAATTTCAGGCTCAATATATTTAAAACGGCCACCACAGTCAATAGCATCAGTGCCAGAACGAAGAGTCAATACTGACATTTGGCCTGGACCCTTTTGATGAGCATAACCATAAATATCAGCCATACCAGTAATAACAGTTCTAGTAGATTGAGACAAACTGGGTCTAATAATATTTGCTTCAGTCCCATCAGAACGATTAATAGTTTGTTCCTTCTCATGACCTAGGAAGAAAACAGCATAACCAAGACGAGTTAAGCCACGGAACACTTCATTAAATTCATCCTTGAACTTAATCCAGCCCTTGCCATAGCCAAGATCACCCAAAGATTCAATACCATTCTGATTACAAATATATTTTTCACAATATTTTGCCGCTTCATCAATAGTATCAACAATAATTGCATCATAAGCTTCCTTTACTTCTGGACGCTTAAGATCACGATAAACCTGCTTCATTTCAGTCCAAGAAGTAATATCTGCCGCCATTACACCAGGTAAACAGTTATAACCTTGTTCGAATGCTAACAAAAGAGACTTAGGCATCTAAGTAGCTAAAGTAGTCTTACCAGTTTTAGGTTTACCATAAATAAAAGTAATATATCCACCTAAATCTTTACTAACCTTATGAGGCTAAATTTTTAAAAGGTCAATAGCCATTATTTAATTTTCTCCTTTTTTTCTAAATCAAATTGTTCAAAATATTTATTTAAAATTTCATTTATTTCTTCTCGATTTAATAAACTGTCATCATATATATTTAGTTTAGCTCGATGACCTCTAATGAGGTCATCATTATTTGGCTATTTATTAGAAGTTAAATCCTGCATTTCCATTAGAAGCTGTAGCTGGTTTTGCACCACCATTATTCTTAGTAGCAAGATATTCATCTCTACGCTGCTTAATAGTAGCAAGATAAGTCTCACGATCAGCAATTGCCTTAGTAAGTTCCTCAGAAGTATAAGTATCTTCCATATCAAATACGAAAGGCTCTTTCTGAGAACCAGTAATTACATAATCCTTATAAGTATTCTTAAATTCTTGAACTTCAGCATCGCCCCAAGAACTTTCCTTAGTAACCTTTTTTACGACAGTTCTAGAAACTTGCTTACCCCAAACTTCTGTGAGAACAGGATTCTTTTCAGAAGCTTCAAGGCCTTCAAAATAATTCATACCGCCTTCATTAAGGACTGTATAAGAAACAGGAAGAAGAGCTTTACGGAAGTCAAAAGCATAACCACTAATAGTTACCTTTTCAGGAGTTTCTTTTTCGGGATTAGCTTCTGTACGGACGGCTTTAGTAATAAGCATTGTAGTCTTAAACTTGCAACGTTCGATTTCCTTTTCATTAAATGGTTCATTCACCATAACATGAACAAATCCACCCTCATTGCGCTTAATACTTACAAGCTCTTCTTTACCATCACGTTCAGCATAAAACTCATTAAGACCAACAGTAGAATCAACACGAATACGAGTTGCATTTTCAACTCCATCACCCATTACTGTATTATACTCACCATCAATAATCTTACGAAGAGTAGTAAATGTAGCATTAGTTTTGCCCTTGGCTGTAGTTTCAGTTACATAAGTGAAATGAACCTACAACACATTTGTCAAAGCATTATCAGTAACAATACTAATAGTACCACTAATAAAAGGAGTACCGGGGTTCTTTGAATTAGGGCCGCTTTCCTTCATTTCCAGATTATGCTCATATAGATAACCTTCAATATGTGTTTCATTAACAAATTTCATTTAATATTTTTCTCCTTAATTATTCTTCAATTGTAATTTCTTTTCCTTTATTAGTAATAGCATAAACAACTGGATTATCATTCAATTTTTCTACAAATCCATCATTTACTAATTTACGCATTCCGCCAGAAACACTACGAGAACTAATACCAAGTTCATCAGCCACTTCGCGTGCCTTCCATGCTTCCTTTTCTGGATGCTCTTGGAGACAAATCAAAAGACGTTTTCCATTTTCAGTAAATAAAGGATTTTTAATTTCATCATCATTACTATTTTTAAGGTAATTCCAATAGAATTCAGCATCTTCACTCATTCCTATTGGAGATTTACAATTTTTAATCAAGTCATTTACAAAATCAATAAATGCTTGTTTTCTATTCATTTTTTATTTAATCTCACTTTCTACTCTTTTATATAAATATTATATCATATTTTATATAAATTTTCAAAGTAATTAATTAATCAATAACTCTTGTGCATAAGGGAGTGTTTCAATCCATTTACAGAATTCACGCCATTCAGGAAGACGATGATTCTTACGCTGCTTATAGATATTTCTTAAACAACGATAATTTGTTGTCATACGTGCCGTTAAAGTAAATCCAGCAGGATTAGAATAAAGAATTTCAAGATATAATTTCTTTAATAATTCAGATACCCTTGTCGCTTCAACTGGTTTATTTTCTTTAACATATTTTTCTTTTAATGCTACTTGGGTATTATAATAATCAACTTTTTCTTTCATAATCTTGATAATTCTATCATCAACATATTCATTATATGCTTCATCAAGATTAAATTTAGTAATTCTATGCATAGTAGATTGAGAACTTACAAATTCAAGGAATCTATAACGTTCTGCTTCAACCCACATTTTATTAGAACAAGTTAAATCAAAATTAACTCGAATACCAGTTAAAAACTATCCATGGGCTTGATTATCTTTTACGCAAGCATTAATAAGAGTATTACAACGTTTAAAATCATTTTCATTTAAATCTCTATCCTATTGGCTTTTAATATCTACTGACATAGGATAGCCAGCAGCAATAATTGATTTATCTAAATCATAAATACAGACATTACTTACAATAGTCATTAATTTTCATCCTCCGATAAAGAATAGCCAATTACATTTCCAAGACATTTAACAAGTAATTCAATTTCATCAATTAAAAACTTCTGACTATAGCCGCGTCCTTTGTAGCAATTAACAAAGTCAGCATAAGACATAAAATTTAAATCTTTAAATCCATATCTTAATGCTTTATCCTACATCATAGCAGGATTAGAACATACAATAGTTGCTCCTGTGTCTTTAGCAATCAAAAATAATCTACCTGTTTTGCCAGAGCCACGCTTATCAATAACTCTATACATTTTATTCTCCTTATTTAATACTATAACCAAATTCTTTTGCTTGATAAAATTCCTACCAATAATCTTCTCGACTATCTAAAAGAGATTTATCACATTCTTCAAGAATCTCAAAAGTAAATTGTTCCGGTCCTAATTCATACATAGCCGGATAAAGTTTATTACGAGTTGGTGCTTCTGCTCCAACCCCACGCTTTATATGTTGTTTCCAACGATCAGCAATATTAACTGCCTAACCTATATAGCATTTTTGATTTTCTATATTGGTAATTTTATAAATACCACTATGGATACCTTGACCAATTACTCGACCAATTAAATCAGTATAAGATTTTTCATAATAAACTTTCCAGATAACTTTATTAATTGGTTCAGCACTTCTTAAATAAGGAATAATTGAACGAAGTTTTTTAATTTCTTCAATATCAATTTCACTTAAATTAAGTTTATAAAACTATTCTTTTTGTTTTACTTCTTCAGCACGCTTATTAGCTTCAACAATAGCATTTTGTTTTGCTTTTGCTTCTACTAATTCTTGAGATATTTTATTTAATTCTTCCTATTTTTGGATAATTAAATTAGTATATTCTTTTGTGCTTTCTTCAATAGCTTTCAAATACTCTTGTTGATAATTATCTTCTGCCTATTGGTATTTCTATGCCATCTATTCAGCAGACTAAGCAAGTTTTTCAGAAGCTAATTCATTAGCCTTTTGGCAATACATTTCAGCATTTAAACTTGCTTGCTAATAATTATCATCGAGGATTTTCTTTTTATCTTTTAAAAAATCTATTTCTTTTATTAATGAATTATAATCATTATTTAAATTAGAGATTTTTTCATTTAACTAATTTTGAGCTTGAAGAAGTCTTTGACTTTCTTCAATGATTTTTGCATTTTCTTCTCTTGTTTGAGTATCTAATTCAATTGTGGCTTTTAATTTATTACGCAGTCCTAAATATAAAAGACCAGCACCAAGAAGAAAACATATTACGCAATAAATTACAGTCATATCTAAAAAGAAAAAGGGCAAATTACTTTGCCCTTTTAAATTTTATATTAAATTACTCAGCGTCTTCTGCGTCAAGGTCAAGAGCAAGACCAGCATCAGTAAGAGAGAGGAACTTCACTTGCTTATGGGTACCATCTGGAAGTTCAATCTCAGCAGCAGTACGAACACCAAGTTCCTTGCGCTGAATAGCAGAAGTAAAAATGCCATCAACAGTACGCTTCTCAAGACCGAGAGCCTCAGCAACATCAGCAGCGGTGACCTATTCACCATTAACACTCTTTAGATAACTAAAAACTTTCTTAGTATTTTCCTTCATCATAATAAATAATAATCTCCTTAAATATTTTTTATTTTTATTGTTTTTTTCTTTTTTAAGCATTTAGCTTATGTAAATATTCTACTAAAAAATTTTTTTAAAATCAAGAATTTTTTAGAATATCCTAAATAAGTTCATCCATAAGCATAATATCTTCCAAACTATCTACATGGCCTGAAAGTTTCATAATTTCATCTTTTGCTTGCTGAACTTGCTTCGGGTCTTCATTACGCTAAATTATCTATTCAAGTTTAGCGATTTTATTAGCTAAATTTTTTAGCTCTTTTCTTTTCATATAGAAAAATTTTTCTTCCTTATTTACGAATATATTATATTATTTTTTTTGAACTTTGTCAAAATATTGTATTCAATAAACAATCCTGTGGATTTTTATCATCACGAAATCCTTTAAAAAAAGCATGACGTAATGTATGTTCCTTGCTGTCTTTTTCCATGCATTGTAAAGAAACTACTCTATTAAGATACTTTTCAGGATGCTTTGCAAAATCATCGCGTAATTCATCAGTTAATCCTGAAGAAACTGTTCCAATTTCTACAATTTCACCGTTGTCATTATAAGCTCCAATATGAATTGCAGTTTTCCATCCATAAAAATATCCTTTAGTAACTGGTGTATAACATCTTTCATTATCATTTACTAATTGTGGCCCCCAATTAGTATTACTGCGATTTTTAGTATATTTATAATAATAATTACCGCTTACTAATTGAGGATTAACCCAGCCAGCAAAACAATGATCTTCTTCAAAACAATCATAAAAACTTGGTTCTTTTACTTCCCAATATTGCCAACTCTGAATTTCTTTACCTTCATATTCTTTAGTCGCATCATCAAAACCAATAAGAATTGCATCAAGATAATCAATTTTTTTAATTTTAATAGACGACCAAGCTGGTCTTTTATCAGGAGCATATTGAGCTGTTTTTAATTTAAGAACAACGCCTTCTTCTTCGTCTTTAAGAGCTTGAGCAGTAAAGTCATAAATATCTTCATATACTGCTTCAGCTAATTCCATAAAAGAATATTGACTAAAATTAAATTTTTCCCAAATTTTTCGTAAAATCTTATAACGAGTTAACGCACCATAAGACTGTAAATCTATTCCATTGTATTTAATTACATCATGTAAATAAAAATGAACAGGATTATCTTTTTGGCGATTAATAGCTTCATCAGCTAAACAACCCATTACTCGTGTTACATCTTTAGACGTTTTACCTGGATAATAAATTTCACCAATTAATATTGTTCCTTTTGGAACAACTTGCAAAGCTTCTTTAATATGAGGAACATTTGCTAATTTTTCAGTAAGAATACCAGTATTTTTACTGACATTCCTACTGAAAAGATACATATGATTATTAGTTTTTTCAAACTCATACCAATATCCATCTTTTTTTAATTCAGCGAAATAATTCCCATTAATGCACATTTCTGGAAACATATTTTCTTTTCCATCAGGAAGTTTCCAAATTTTCATCGCTTGAATACACTCAGCTTCAGGAGCATATTTATCAATAAGTTCTTGAGAGAAAGACATAATTTATGTCCCTTTCTTTATTTATATTATATTAAAAAATTTTTTGAAATGCAAATCAAATTTTCGTAATTGATTTTACTCTACTATTTTTAATTACTGATGAACCAATAGCATACTTAGAACCCAATGTAATATCTTTAGCAGAAATACAAATATTGTGCTTATCGCCACCAATAAATAAATTATCTGTATCATTAATCAAAGAACCACCAACAATCGGACCAGTTATTTTATCTACCTTATATAGATTAATGCCGCGGCCACTACGTTTTTGAGTAGGTAATTCACTTAATTTAACTTTTTTAGCAAATCCATTTTGAGTAAATAGTCCTAAATAATCATTATTGTCTCTTAACGGTAAGACACAAATAATTTCATCATCTACTAAGTTAATACCTTTTACACCGCTGCTATTTCGAGAAGTAGACCCAATTTCATTACTATTAAATCTAATTGCATAACCATTCTTTGTAAGAATAATTAATTGTTCATCTTTAATTAGAGAAACATTAGCTAATGCATCATTTTCTCTAATAATAACAGCAGACATACCAGTTTTCTTTTTTGTCTTAATGTATTCTTCAAGAGTAGTCTTTTTAATCAAACCATTTTTAGAGGCAAATAAAACAAATTCGGCATTTGTATCTCTATAAATAGAATACATTGTAGTAACTTTTTCGCCAGGTTCCATTGTAATCAATGCTGAAATAGGAATTCCTGCACTTACGTTTGTTCCTACTGGAATATCATTTACCAATAGACGATACATCTGTCCTTTATTAGTAAATAACATAAAATTATCAATAGTATTAGTTCTTAATACACAATAAGTAATATCTTCTTGTGATTTTATTCCTTTACCATTTTTCTTTTGGGTTTTAAAACTGGTAATAGGAATACGTTTAATGGTTCCGCCTTCAGTCATTATGACTACACATTTTTCAGGTTCTACATTAATAATTTCTTTTTCAGCTTTTTCTTCTACAATTTGTGTTAATTCAGTTCTACGGTCATCACCATATTTATCAACTAAATTTTTAAGGCGCGAACGTAATTCAGGAATAGGATTTTCACAAATGGCTTTAAGTTTAATAATTAATGCTTCAAGTTCAGCTTTTTCTTTTTCCAAATCCATTTTATCCAATTTAGATAATTTAGATAATTTCATGTCAAGAATTGCTTGTGCTTGAATATCAGTAAACCCCCAAGAAATTAATGTTTGTTTTGCTGCACTAGATGATTCAGATTGCTTAATCATTGCAATAATTTTATCAATCATATCTAATGCTTTTAAAAGTCCTACGATAATATGTAATCTATTTTCAGCTTTATTAATATCAAATTTACATTCCCTAATAATACAATTAGAATTAAAATCAATATAAAGTTTGATACAATCTCTAAGATTTAATTCTGTAGGAGTTTTATTTACAAGAGCTACTTGATTATAAGAAAATGTTGTTTGAAGATTGGTTTTAGCAAATAATTTACTTAAAACTGATTTAATAGGAGCATTTTTTTCACATTCAATGACAAGACGGAACCCTTGCTTTCTATTACTTTCATTACGAATATCTTCAATTCCAGTAATATCCCCAGCATCACATAACTCACCAATTTGAGTCATTAAATCTTCAGTAGTAATTCCATAAGGCATTTCAGTAAATACAATATTATTATTTTCAAATTGATATTTACCTCTAATTTTTACAGAACCATGACCTGATTTCATAATCGCTGGAATATCATTTTTATTGATAATTATACCACCTGTAGGGAAATCAGGGCCAGGAAGAGTTGGTTCTTTGCCATCCATATAATCATAAATAGCTTGAGCCACTTCTTTTAAATTATGAGGTGCCCAAGAACAAGCCATTGCAACACCAATACCAGAATTTGGATTACATAATAAATTAGGAAAAATAGAAGGCAACTCAACAGGCTCTTGCTTAGTTTCTGAATAATTAGGAATAAAATCAACGCTATTCTTTTTAATAGAAGATAACATTCCTTCTTCAGTAATTTTAGCTAAACGAGCTTCTGTATAACGTTGAGCTGCCGGAGGGTCACCACCAATATTACCATTAGCCCCATGAAAATCAATTAAAGGATAACGCATTACCCAATTTTGACTTAATCGAATTAATGCACCATAAATAGAAGTATCACCATGAGGATGCCAATCAGCCATTACATTACCAACGATATTAGCACATTTAACATGAGGTTTATCATTTTTAAAACCACAATCATAAGCACCATAGAGGATTCTCTTTGCTACTGGTTTTAATCCATCAGTAGCACTGGGAATAGCTCTATCTGTATTAACGGCAACGGCATACTCAATAAAATTAGTGCCTAATTCATGTAATACATCATTATTCAGCATTATAGGTTGCCTCCTTTGAATGTTCTTTGATATAAGCTTTTCGAGCATTAACGCCTTGTCCCATTAAATTTTCAAATAACTTGTCAGTTGCTTCTATATCTTCTACAGTAATCTGTTTAATAATACGATTTTCAGGATCAGTCAATGTTTCTTCTGTTTCATCAACATCCATTTCACCAAGACCCTTCATACGATTAACGATATACTTTTTACCTACATTTTCTTTACGAAATGCTTCAAGTGCTTCATCATTTTTAAGGTATTTATATTTTTTACCAATAGTAATCTTATAAAGTGGTGGCACACCGGCATATACATATCCATCTTTAATTAATTCTGGACAGAAATTCCAAATAAAAGTATAAAATAGATTTTTAATATGAGCACCATCCACATCAGCATCACTCATAATGATAATTTTACCATATCGTAAGTCCTCTGGATGATAAGTGATTTTCATATTCTTAGGATCAATAGTTAAACCAAATGCTTGAATCATAGTCATAATTTCTGCATTCTTTTGGATTTTATCAAGACTTGCTTTTTGAGTATTTAAAATTTTACCACGGACAGGCAAAACTGCTTGAAATTCATTATTACGAGCATCTTTTAAATTACCACTTGCACTATCACCCTCTGTAATATAAATTTCACATTGACTACGTTTCTTACTATAACAATCAGCTAATTTACTATCAAATTTTAAGGCTTTTTGTTTCTTTTCATTTTGATTGCGGACAGTCTCTCTGGCTTTACGTGCAGCTTCTCTTGCTCGACGTGCATTTAGAGCTTTATCAGCAATAATTTTAATTGATTTCTCATTAAGTTCAAGCCATTTTCTTATACTTTCGGTAATCCAAGGAGTGAATGGAGACATATCCAATTTTACAATTCTACTCTTAGTCTGAGCATCATAACTTACTCCAGGAGTAGTAAGATTAAATACAAGGTATAAACCTTCTTGGCAATCATCACCTGATAAATTTTCTTCTTTTTCTTTTAACCATTTTTTCTCACGGAAGAATTTATTTAATTCACGAGTGAGAATAGTTTTAATTAATGTAATATGTGGACCACTATCTGTAAGTCCAGTATTTACATAAGGAACAATAACAGATGAATAACTGTCAGTATAGGTTAATTCAAAATCTAATTTATTCTTTCCTTCATCCTTTTTAATAATTAATCTATTATTAATTATTTCAGTATTTTTAACTGCATCATTTACTAAATCAGTTAATCCATTAGCAGAATAATATTCTTCACTATTAAAAAGAATTTTTAAACCAGGACATAAACATACAAGAACTTTAAATAACTGTTTGATAGTATTTAAATTGACTTCAGTATGAGTAAAAAATTCTTCACTGGGCTGCCATTGTACTAAGGTGCCTGAAGGGCTATTTTTATTATCCCAATCTCCACATTCGCGTTTAACAAATTCGCCTTCTTTAAACCAGACATGTTCATATTTGCCATCTCGATGAGTAATTACTTCAAGCCAATGAGATAGATATGTGGCTAATTTACTACCAATGCCATTAAGACCCAGGGCAGTTCCTTCGTATACACCATCATCATCATATTTACCAGAGGTATTTAATACTCCAAATGATGCTTCAAGAATAGTTTTACCATCTTCTCGCATTGCATTTGGAATAAAACCTTGTCCATTATCTTCAACAATAATTACATTATCTTTAGTAATATCAACTTTAATAGTATCGCCATGACCTGCTTTAAATTCATCAATTGCATTTGATACAATTTCAATAAGTAATTGAGTAGAATATTCAGTTGAGCCACAGTATACACCTGGTCTAAGACGAGTAAATTCTAATGGAGTTAATGATTGAATACTATCTTCTGTATATACTTTATTACTCATTCATATCTGCTCCTTTTTTTAAATTAATCGGATCAGTTTTACCAGTAGCAATCATATCAGCCAATTCATTGCCTTTAACGCCCGAATGACCTGCTACTTTACGCAAATCAATTCTATATCCTTTTTTGACTAAGTTATAATATGCTTGAATTAAATCAAGGTTTTCAGGAATTTTTTTATCACCTTTGCGCCATCCATTATTTGCCCATCCATACATCCATTTAGTAAATGTTTGATGTACATAAGAGCTATCTGTATATACAATAGGAATGGATCTAGGATCATTACCATATTGTATCATAGCATAAAGAACAGCTTTTAATTCTTGAATATTATTTGTAGTATTAGTCTCCCAATGGCCATAGGCATCAATTAATTTACCATTATCATCACAAACTACTACGCCATATCCACCTTTACTATTAGCTTTGCCATTACCTTGACAAGCTCCATCAGTGTAAATAATCATAAAGAAGGTCCTTTCTGCCAATCATGAGGATTATCCATCCGATATTTACGAACTAACTGGTTATAAGTTCCTCTAAGAAATTCTTCATTTAAGATAGCTTTTGGATTAGTATGATATTTTTTAAGAAAAATAAATACTACATCTACAAATTCTTTAACAACAGGATGCATAAGAACATGTTTACGTTTCCCAAGCCACCATTCGTATTCTTTTGTATAGGTAAAATCAGAACCCATGTAAGCTCTGGCGGCTCCAAGATAATCACAAATCATTTCTACACAATCTTTATAAGGCATAAGAATTGCATTGGGGTGTCCATCACCAATATTATCAATCCAGTATTCCCAATGATGTGTATTGCGGCCTTTATGATGCTGCCAAGCTTTACTATATCCATTTTCATCTTTGCAGTTATCTATTGGACTTCTATTGCCAGTCCAATATTTACAACTCTCTTTAAATTCAATATTTGAAAATTTGGATAAGTCATGTTTAATCCCTCGCCAAGGAATTCCAGCCATTCTACAATATCTATTAACCCATTTTTTATGAGTTAAGACAGTCTTCAAATGGTTGAAGTAATTCATCAAATTCAGTCCTTTCTTTTAAAATATCAATACCATCTATAAATAAGTTATGAATAATTATAATTTTATTATCAGGAAATTCTTTTTGTATATTTCTATAAATAGATAATGTTTCATCAACTGGAACATCTTTATTTATATATACTAAAATTTTATCCTATTTATTTAATACTTTACAATCTATATCTTTCATAATTAGTATTTTACCATAATTTTTTCTTAAAGTCAATGAATGTATCTTGGCCTTGATTTTCTTAAAATTTTTTTGTATTCTAAGTATAGAAAATATCTATATTCTTTCTTATATATATTATATAATATTTTATTAAAAAAATAAATAAAAAAAAATAAATGGAGGATTTCTCCTCCATTTATATTAATCGGTGGTATTAATTTTAAGTTTATTATCGCCAAATGTTGCTGTCCAGTTTGTGACTGTTGGATAATTTTTACGAATAAAATCAAGTTCCAAATCAGCCTTGGCCTTTGTATAACGAATAAGTGCATATTTATAAAGATTAGTAACCTTAGTTAATGTATCATTGTCACAATCTCTATCGCGGACAATTACTTCAGCCATAATATCTTTATAAGCTTCAGTTTCAAAATAGCTATCCTTTAATTCATCAAGATATTCAGTAGGAATATCAATAAAATACTGCATAATTTATATCTCCTTTTTATCTTTTATAATATATTTTAATATATTATATTCTAAAAATCAAATACCGTAATCCATATTTAGTTCGTCACTATTCTAACTATCAGTATAAACTGTTAAATCAGTAGTAGCAGTTGAATCAGATGAAGAAGTAGAAACCTAATTATTTTTAATTAATTCTTTAATGACTTCATTAAAATCAGCATTATTAGTATAAGTCATATTTAAGTATTTCTCTAACTAGCTATCTAATTCTTTCATTACAGTATCATATTTAATACCGCCTTTTGTATTTTCAAGCATACTTTTTTTATAATAAAATACCTAACTAACTCCATAGGCTGCCCAAGGCAGAGAAGCCGAAGCTGTTATCCAAGGCAAGGAGCCAGTGTATCCTTGAATTATACAAAAAAATGCTAAAGCAATATATAAAAGGCTTGTTATCCAAATAAGAGCTGATTCTTGAATAAGTAAACCTTTTGAATATTCCTTTTTTGGTTTTCTCTATTTTATATACATTTTATCTCTCCTTTTGGAGATTATTTATCACTCATAATACGATAAAGAACTTGAATCATTTCTTCACGAGTCATAAACTTTTTATACATTGTATGACCTTTACCATCACCTTTAATGTAACCATTACCTTCAGCCCAAGTACGTGCGTCAGCAGACCAAGCGCTAGGATCTTTTGCGGCAAGTTCAGTCAAATAATTAGTCATAAGTTCATTAAATCTTTCTTGAGTCATATCTTCATCTTCCTCCTATACTCCTAATAATTTATTTACTTTTTCGGCAATTTCATAGTGTTTATTATATAAATATTCGCCAGGACAAGACTTATTAGCAAACCATCTATGAACTGTCATATTCTATTCTTCTGGATGGCCGATTAAGTTTTTATCAGCTTTCCATTTTAATGATTTAATATTATTACGTTTACAAATATCAACAAGCAATTTAATTAAAGAATTAAATGCTGCATCAGTTACTTTATAAGGCGAAGTAGTGTCACTAGCGACTTCAATAGTAATAGCACGATTATCATTAGCTCCATTAGAAGAACACCATGAACGATCTTTTTCTTCAACGTACATACCAATTCTACCATCAGGGCCAATACCATAATTAGAAGAAGCTTGTCTTGATGTTGGTGCAAATACCTCTCCAAGAGCTTCAACAGAACATTGTCCAACTACACAGTGAATCGTAACAGTATCAATTACATGGTTACGAGGACTTGTCTTATTAGGACTAATTTTAGTATAATTTACTAATGGACTATTAGTTTTACCATAACCATATCCAGCCATAGGATCATTATCTACCGTATCACTATCTTTGACTGCTGGATTATAAATAAATCCAAGAAATTTATAACCGGCGCCAGCGCCCCAATTACCATTTCCTTTTTTACGTGTTGCATTCCAGAAGGGATTCTTACTGCCCCAACCACTTTCAGATGTAATAATTTCAGTAGGACTTATTACTTTTTCTACAATAGCTACGTGGCCAACACCATCGCTACCTTTTTTAGTAGCTCCTCCTTGCCAAACCATACAAGCTCCAAGTTTAGGCACTTGTCCAACTGGAATACCAGTATTATTATATTCCATAAAACGTTCAGCATTAACAGGGCTTAAATATTTACAATAACCCCAATTACCAATTTCATTAAAACGACCATAGGCATAACCTACACAGTTTGATAATACATCACATTTACTATCTGTTGGATTGCCTTTAATAGCATATGAATAACCGCCATTAGCTCTTGTGATATAATATTTATTACCTGCTTCTGGTCGTGTGGTTCTCATTTTAAAAGCCATTATTTATCTCCTTTCTCTTATATAAAAAGAGAAGAAGGTTATCCTTCTTCTCACATTTGTTCTGCTAATTCAGCAATTTTAGAACGATGAATTTGTTTTAATTCAACTTCACCATATATATCATTATTTCGTAATATTTCTGATGCGCGGCGCATACCGTTATTTAATCCAGAAAAATTAATATCATCAACTTGAGTTTTTAGATCGCCGTCAATAATACAGATACTATCTTCTCCAATACGTTGAAGACTTAATTTCATAAGACCAATATCCATATTCTATGCTTCTGAAATATAAATACCTGCACGCATTCCTGTTGTATCATAACCACGAATATCTGATAATGGTAATAAAACTAATCTATTTTCATCAATTAATTTTTCTACCATCATTTTATCACCAAGTTTACTACTTAATAGATTACCAATTTGGCTATCTAAAAGTTTCTCATCACGAGTACCTGGATAAAAACCTAATTTTGCAGAATTTTTAGTAGCAACTGTATTACAAAATACAATTATTTTATCAATTTTATTTCTTTCAAGGGCATTTAATAAATATGCTAATGATAAAAATGTCTTACCAGAGCCAGCAGGTCCTTTAATCATAGTAATCTTATTATTTAAAAAACTATCAACTGCTAAAGTTTGATAAGGGTCATTTTTAAATGGTTTTACATTACCAAAATAAGTAGAATTTAAATTACCATAAGAAATAGTTCTATATGTATCGCCATCCCATACCATTTTATCAATTATTTCTTTCTCTTGGTTATAAATAATAACATATTGATTAATTAATAAATTAAATTTATTAATTTTTAAATTTTGATATAATTCAGTAATTTCATTTTCATTTAAAGTTACTTCAATATATCCTGTATAGGGATCATGACGCTCTTCTTCTATAGACGATACATTTGATAAAAATAATTTAGCTATACATTTTAAAGTTAAATCATTAGTAATAAAATTATCAATAGGATGATTCTTATTCTATTTATTATAACTTAATGCGGTCGCTAATATTTTCATATCATTAGTTATTGATAAATCATATTTCTATATGGGTTTTATCATTTTTTCTTTATAAATAATTACTTGACATAAATCAGGATTATCATTTAAAGTTCTTAATAACTAACGAGCTGTATATTTTATATTAGCATCTTTATTAGCTGATGTTTTAATATTTTCTAATTCATCTAATGTAATAGATGAAATAATAATCTATTCATTTTTATCTTCTAATAAAGTTCCTTTAGTTAATAAACTACAAGTATCATAAAAATTATATATCATCTTCATATTCAACCTCGTCTTCCTATGGTATTGAGAAACCAATTACATGTGTGTTATCAGTTTCAGTCAAGTTTGTGATTTGGCTGTTATATTCTGCTATTTTAACAGAAAACCAACCTTTGACCAATTCGGCAAGATTTGCTATTAATGCTGTAATAAAATCTAATAAAGTTAATCCAACAGTAGCAAATATAATACCTAGAATAAAATATAATATAAGAACCAACTCCTTTGAGGGTTTTTATTCCTATTATTATTAATTTTTTTAATAATATATTTATTTATTCTGGACCATTTGTTTATCCCAACTTTTAGATAAATCTTCTAATACTTCTTTAGTAGATCTAAAAGTACCATCAGGATTAGTAAGAGTAACTCCTAAATCTTGGAATAATTTTTCTTTTTCTGCTGCTTTTCTTAATCTAATAAATTTATTTACAGATTCTTTATCAGCTATATATCCTCTTAATTTACTTTGAGAATATTTAATTTTATTTTTAATAGCAGTATATTGATTTAATAAATTATCATATTCTGCTTTAATACGTTTAAATTCATATGATTGAGGATTTAATTGTTTACTATTTAACATAGTGCTAATTAAATGTTCATACGCTTGAATTTGAGGAATAATTTGATTGTTTTTAATATGTTGCAAAATTTTAATTTTACAACGACGTTCAGCAATTTCACAACCTGTAAACTCACTCATACAATCCCGATCATCTGGATGACATCTTGCAGTTCCAATAAAAGTATTTTGCCCATCGGAAATAGTACAAGTTGTTGTGCCACGATGTTCATTATAATCAAATATAGGTTCTCCTATCATAAAAAGAAAATCCTCCTTTTTTATTTTAGTATATAATAAAAAAGGAGGATTGTCAATTTTATTTCACAGGAGCTGTTAAGGTAAATATTTTTTTTACGCATTCAATCCAATATAATGCAGCATTTCTATCTACGGTGTTTAAATGCACTATTGTTGTTTTAGTAAAATCATCTGGGTCTGGGATTTCCAAATCCCAAATCTTAATAGGATTCATTTTATCTTGGTCTAATACAATACGTCCTTGATTTAAATTATTTAAATTAGTAATAATAGTTTCAAAGGTTTTATTTAATAACATAGTATATGTCATTTTTCCATTTTCATCTTCATTCCAATTGCTTACAAGACCAGCAACACTATTATCACCAAATTCATTTATATAATTTTTATCATTATAAATTTTACTGACTTTTAAATTTTCAAATAATCTATAAATAACCTTTTTAAGATTATTTATGTCATCACTTTCTGCAATACGAGAAATATGTAAATTCTTTTCTAACTCATTTACTTCTTCACTTGTACAGCCGTTATTACAATGTCCAATACAACCTCCAGAGCAAGTTCCTGAACATTGTTCAGCACAAGCTGTTGTACAAGTACCAGAGCATCCTCCACTGCAAGAGCCTTCACAGCTAGAACAAGAACCATCACAGCCGCCACAATTTCCAGTGCAACTATCACAATCACCAGTACAATCTGTATCACATGTCCGCTTCGGTCCGCAATCTCCACTGCATTCTCCACAACCTGCTACACAATCATTGCCAGAGCAACTAGAACAAGTATTTCCACTATTCATACTATCCCCATTGAAACAGCCTGTTTCACAGGCTCCTCCTGGTAGCCCTGGTTGATAATTATCTGAGCCTTCATATCGACCCATTGTTCTACTATCTCGTCCTGAGTTACAAGCCATAATTACTCCTCCTTCATTAAATAATTGTATTCTTCTTGAGTAATAATTTTATTTACAAAATTATAATTAAATTTACCGATTCTATTTAAAGCTTTTTTATCATTTAGTTTTTTATAAAAATATATAGTAGCTAAACATTCAGCTTTATGACATTCACAAATAGTTGTTGTTCTATGGTATAAATCTCCTGTCATTTGATAACTACAACCAGCGCACCAAGCACATCCTCTTTCTATTGGACATTCTAGGCATTCTTTAGTAGATATATTCTTTTTTGTATAGTTTTTAAAAGATTCTAATATCTATTTTTCAGAATTAGTATAACCGATACCATGTTCTACATTACCAATTATTAAAGGAGGTACATCATTTCCTAAAGAACTTTCCATAAAACGAATACAAGTATAAATGTCTCCTTTCCAATCTAAAGAAAACATATTAGAAGTGGTTCCACACCATCTTTCTTCCAATTTTTCTATTTCTAATGGAGCATAATTATTAGGTTCAAAAGGTCTAAAATAAATATCATCTTGTAAATTATTTTCAATGATATAATCAGCAATTTTTTTTAATTCATTATAATAAGTTTTAATATAATCTTCTTTAGTCCATACATCTTCAAAAACACAATTAGCATAGATATTATTAAATCCTAATTCAATCATATTTTTTATTCCTTTAAATACATAAGGTAGATTATCTGGACTAAAAGTTATTTTAGTTCCTTCATTGCCCTTTTTAAGTAAATCTAACCCAGCTTTAACTGCTAAATCATAACTTCCTTGACCATTAGGGAATAAACGGCATTTATCATGTAATTCTTTACAACCATCAATAGTTATATTTATTGACGCAAATGTTCCATATTTTTTTAAAAACTTCTATACTTTTGGAGTAAAATATAAAACTCCATTAGAGCATAAACTAAAAACATGGAACATTTGCCATGGAGAATCTTTTGGTATTTCATTTAATTTATTTTCAAAGTATTCACAAATCTAATCAATTAAATCAATTTCTAATAAAGGTTCTCCTCCAATAAAATCTAAAATGAATCCAAATATTTTTTCTTCATAAAAATATGATTCAGGATTAGTTCGTCCTTCAAATATATAATCAATAAATTTTTTAGCGATTTCAAAAGACATTTTATGATGTCCTTTATTTATTTGATAACAATAAGAGCAACATAAATTACAATCATCAGTCACTTGAAAAGTTAAACTTTTCATCATTTTTCCATTCCATGATGGAAATAAAGTATAAACGTAATCAGCATACTAGTAATTAGGTTCTAACATATTTTACTCCTTTATATCAATAAAATGGTTCGCAAAATTAAATGTATATTTTTTATTATTAGGATTATATTTTAAATTAAATTTACTTAATTCTAAATTAAATAATTTATTATATAGTATATAATCTCTTAAATATAAATCATTAAAAGAAAATAGCCATCTAATTTTATTATGTTCACTTAAATAAGAATAACGACTTAATTTAAGAAGCTCTTCTTGGTCTACATTTACTTTCATTTATTTACTCCTTTTTCACTATATTCTTTATTTATATTAAAATTATAAAATATAGAATAAATTTAAATTGCCCTTTTTGCGTAAAAAATTGCCTTGGGTGGGTAATTTCAAATCTCGGTCGTTGTTGGGTATAAAAAAAATAAGTAAGGGATTTAAATCCCTTACTTATTACTTCTTCAGATAATTACCAAGAACTTCCTTCAAATCAATACCTGTTGCTTCAGAAAGACCATTCATAATCTTATCTGCGGTCTGCATTACATCAGACACAAGCTTGGTGTTTCCACCTTCACCATAAACAGTAATCTTATCAACATTATTAAGAGGTTCTGCGGCGTTCTTAACAACTTCAGGAAGTGCCTTGAGATACATTTCAAGAACAGAAGCTTCGCCCATTTTCTTTTGTGCTTCAGCTTTCTTTTCAATAGCAGATGCTTCTGCTTCACCAACTGCGGCAATACCGGCAGCTTTCTGTTCAGCAGCATACTTTTCTGCTTCAGCTCTAGCCTTCATAGCTCGTGCTTCTTGTTCCATTTCATAAGCCTTAGCTTCTGCTTCCTTCTGACGCTTAATCAAATTTGCAGCAGCTTGCTGTTCAGCAGCATACTTATCAGCATCGGCCTGTTTACGAACGAGGGCATCCAGCTCATATTCCTTCAACTGAATCTGCTTCTGCTTCAAGTCAGCTTCACGTTCTGCCTTAGCAATATTAGCATCAGTAGCAGCAACGTCTCTCAACTTACGCTGGTTCTCAGCCTCAATGCTTGCCGCAGCATCAGCCTGGGCCTGACGAGTATCAGCTTCCTGCTTCAACTGAGACTGCTTAATAGCAAGATCATTATTGCGGATAGCCATATCTTCAGCAGCCTTGACACGAGCGTCATTAGCATCCTTGGCATTTGCAGCTTCAGCAATTGCAATTTCACGCTGTGCATCAGACTTGGCAATTGCTGCCTTCTTACGAATCTGCTCAACATTATCAATACCAAGGTTGGTAATTACATCATTGTCATCAGAGAAATTCTGAACATTAAATGTAATTAGCTCAAGACCATATCGGGCAAGATCCGGTACGGCATTTTCCTGAACCTTTTCACTGAAAAGCTTACGGTCGCTTACCATATCAGTAAGATTCATCTGACCTACAATTTCTCGAATATTGCCTTCCAATAGGTCATTAATTTTCGAAGCAATTTCTTCTCTATCAACATTAAGGAAGTTTTGTGCTGCGAGAGTCATTAATTCAGGTTTTTCGCTAACTTTGACAGAAACAGTAGAATCAACACGCACATTGATGTACTCAGCTGTTGGAACAGATGAACCAGTCTTTACATCAATTTGAATAGCACCAAGATATAGTTTATCAAGTCGTTCAAAGAAAGGAACTTTAAGACCAGCTTTACCTACAAGAATACGCGGTTTCTTGTGAAGACCAGAGATAACATAGGCAACATCAGGTGGTGCCTTTACATATCCCGTACAGAAAAGAACAATAACTACCAATGCGATGAGTACAAAAGGCAAAATAGACAAAATAATCGTGCCCAATTTATTTATCTCCTTATATTTAATTTTTTAATTTTTTTATAATTAAAGAAATGCTTTGCATTCTTCAACTTTAATTTTCATTTGTTCAATAATATCATCTAGTAGTACAGGCCAACCATTATGAGAATCAACTCCTACATGATACATATAGGGCATATCTTCATAAAAGTTAGTAGTTTGATGAGTATGCCCAAAAAGATTTAGAGTCATTTGATGAAGACTTTCTTTTTCAAGATTACCAGTTAGAGTTGGAAAATGACTCATATAAAAATGATATTTCCTATAATTAAGAACAGAAGCCCATCCAAGGATTTCAGCATTAAGTTCTTTATATTTTTCTTGACGATTTTGAGTATCATGATTACCAAGAATAATATGCAGATTACCTTTAATACGTTTAACGCATTCCATGCCTTTATCGGTATCCCCAAGCATTAAATCACCAAGAACATATAAATCATCTTCTGGCTTAATAAGAGAATTAATTTTATCAATTTGATCTTCATTCATTTCTTCGACAGAAGAATAACCTCTAGCTTTCCAAATAAATTCTCTATCGTGTCCGAAATGCCAATCGGAAGTTAAATAAATTGCCATTGTTTCATTCCTTTCTATAAAAGAGTAATACCGCCCTTTTCATTTACAATATAAATTTTATTATATTCATATCGTTCATCATAATTCGGGCGGTGAGAGCTTTCATACATTCGTTTAATAGCATCTTCCGGCACAAGGCTTAATCCTTCTCTTCTGGCATTACGTTCAAGAGCCACCTTAAGTGGTACGTCCATATAAATGCAATTAATAAGTTTATCTTTGAGGAAATCTTTTCCAAGAGAATTGAGAAGTTTGTTACGCGAACGTTCATTCAAATGGGTTGCATTTGCAATTACAATATCATATTCATTAAATGCTTCTCGAATTGCTTTACAAAATTTGGAAAATACAAGACTTTCTTTAGAAAAATATTCATCATCGTTTTCAATAAGAGAAAAACGAATTACATCTCTTGAAATAATTTTTACATTAGAAGAATTTCCAAAATATTGGTTAAGAAAATAATCCTTGCCACTACCTGGAACTCCCGAGATAATGTAAAGAGTCTTTGACTTCATTCTCATATACTCCTTTTTCAAAATTTTCTTTGAACTCATATACATCTTCATCATTTTTACATTCAATGCAATTAAGTTCTAACTTGCAATATGGGCAATAAAGCTTTTTCCGATGAAATCTTTCATGTTGAAAACCTCTTTTACGAAATAATTCCATTGCTTTATTGCCACATTTCATACAATAAAAACTATGTAAAACAATTTCTTTACCCATATTTATCAATCCTTTATTCTTTATATAAATATTATATAATATTTTTATTTAAATTTCAATTTTCCCGACACATTAAGAACATTGTTGGTTCTATTTTTTTATATCCATTTTTAGTATATACATGTATAGCTTTTTCATTGTCAGCATTTACCCAAAGACAATTACATTTATATTTATTATTTAAATAATTAACAACTTCAGTACCAATTCCTTTATCTTGATAAGGAGGAAAAATTGAAAGGCGGGAAAGCATTTTGCCATTTAATTCAACTTCGGCTTCTCCTACTTTATTGCCATCATAAATTATATCTAATTCTTGGTATAATTCTTTTTCTTTAATATCAATCATTTTCTTACCTCTTAACTAATAGTAAAAATATGTTCATCAAAAGTATCAAGATCAAAGCAAATTGTCATATTGGTCACGTAAGTTCCGCAATCAATATTAATATTATGACCATTGTGAGAATACATAACACCAGGATCTTTTATAAATTCTTCTTCTGAAGAAATATATGGAATAGGAGTATGCCCATACACTTGATAATCAAATTCACAAGATTTATAATCAGTATTATGCTTGCGGTTCCAAATAAGTTCTTTCCGCAGATAATCTTTCATTTCTTGTGATTCTTTATCGAATTGTCCATTTTCAAAATGACGGATTGTATTCCAAGAAAGTCCAGCATGAGAAAGAAAAATTTTTTTACCTTCTATATTTTCGTAGATATAGAATGGAATGGTTTTCTTTAGCAGAGCCAACCAATTAGGCATAAATCTATCATTAATTGCCGCAGTAAATGTTTCATATCCACCATTTTGACAAAGCAGATAAAAAGCATAATCACACATACCGTCATAATTGATATAATCATCAAGAGCGTTAATAAGCATTTGTTCATGATTGCCACGCACATAAGTAATCCAACCTTCATGCATGCCGCGAAGTACATCTGTAATGATTTCCCAACCATCAAGACTGCGATCAGCACAATCTCCAAGGCAAATCAACTTATCTTCTTTTGGATTAATAAAATCTTTAATTTGACGCCAAAGATTAATATTTCCATGAATATCTGATATACAGTACATAGCCATTTTTATCAGCTCCTTAAATATTATTTTTAATTTCCTCTCTTACTTGCATAAGTAATTGTCCTAACATATTTCTGCCCATAATATCTTTACATCTGGGACAATCGCAATCACCCCAGTAATTATCGTGCCAATAGTTTCCTTCTTCAAGATATTGGTCACCAGTAGCAAGAAGTTTATCTCGTAATTCAGGAATGGCGAACTTATGTCTAAGACCATCAAGCATTACTTGTTCTTTAACACTTTCCCAATCGGGAGCAAGCTTAATTTGCCGTCCAAGTTTTTTAGCAAGACCGGGCGTCTTAGCCATTCTAATTTCTTCAAAATCAAACATATTAGTGGCTTTCTGTGCCTGGAAATAATGTTCTACAGTAGGATACGAATCTCCGCATTTATCTGTAAAAGAGCTGGGACTAAAATTACTTAAAAAACCATATTCTCTTTCAAATCTATCAATCATACTTCATACCCCTGTTCTGCCATTACCTTGGTGCTTTTATAAACCATATGGCCGCTTACTCTATCTTTTGCCTTCTTAATTACACCGAATTCCACAAGATGATTAAGAATACGACTAAGTTTCTGTGAAGTAACATCATGAAGCACCATATCACTCTTTTTAATATCTGCGATACTCATTGCTTCTGGACTATTTTCAAGAACATCAATACATCTTACTGTAAATTCACTATTTTGCTGTGCTGAATATTTACTGGTTTTATAAGGCATATAATTATCACTCACTTTCTATATATATTATATAATATTTTTATAAAAAAATAAAGAGGGAATTTTTACATTCCCTCTTTATAATTAATCCTTCTTAGGAGCAAACTGCTTAATGATACCTTCAAGAGTTGTTCCACGCATCAGGCGATCAACAACATCAGCAGAGCTTTCATTGTTAGCAAGAGCATAAGGAGCTACACCATCAGCGATTGTCTTCATCAGATTAGTGTTACCATTAGCCATAAGAGCTTCAATCAGACCCGGCTGGATAGAATTCATAACCTTCTTAACAGTATCAGCATATGCTTCTTGTTTTGCCTTTTCAATTGCAGCAAGTGCCTGCTTATGAGCGATTTCAGCATCTGTTTCCTTCTTTTCGCGTGTCAGCTTAGCATCATGGAGAGCGTCAGTAAGAACAGACATATCGCACTCAGCCTGTTTAATTGCCTGCTGTTCAGCTTCCTTCTTTCTATTGGCTTCACTCTGCATATCAAGTTTAGTCATAGTTTCAGTACGCTGAAGTTCCAACTTATTAAGAACCTGCTGACTACGGAGTTCCTGTTCCTTCTGTTCTGCTTCAGCCAATTTACTAATAACAGCAATACGGCGTTCAGCATCAGAAAGCTCAAGAGACTTGGCAATCATTTCATTCTGATGCTTCAAAAGAAGTTCTTCAACATCATTATCTACATCAATATCCAGAACTTCGCAATCATAAACAAACATACCATTTTCTTTAAAGAAACGGCCTGGTTTTTTATCTACTTCAGTTTCAGACGTATCGTTAATATCATCAATGGCATAGCTACGAATAAGAGAGCTATAATTCTGATAGAATTCTTCAATTGTATAGTTCTTCGCCATTCTCTTAATGATAGAGCGTTCTCTATCACACAGATATTTAACATAATTATCAATTGAGAACCACTTATTCATATAATCCTTATCAAAGGATACACAATAAGAAACTTTAATCTTAGCTTTTACGAAATCTTTAGTTTCAATTTCGATAACATCGCTAATCTTATTATTTTCATGCCGCAGGAATACAGTCTTAATAAGAGTATCAGTAGTCTTTGGCTTACCTGTACTCATCTGAAGAACTTCAAGAGTCTGGTCATAGTCCAAAAGAATAGTCTTAGGACCATATACAACTTTACGGTCGCCATTCTTACTTACAACATCAACTGCGTATCCAGTCCATACATCAATAGATACAACACCATCATACTTATTATCAAGAGTAATAGTGCGTGGCTTTGTATAGGAAGTACCGCGAGAAATATTTGCCTTAGCTTCAAGATTAGCCAGAGTAGATGCAGTAGAATAAGAAGCAGAATAAGCAGTCAGATTATTAAGTACATCAGTAGCTGCTACGACACCCTTTTCAACTGCCTTTTCATTAAGGCTTCTATTGTATTCAAGAGCTTCATTATTACCTGGATACCAAAGAGCACACTGACTATTTGTCAGCTTACGCTTAACAACTACTTCAGTACGCGGATCAGGCAGATACATAGCCGGTCCCTTAACAGTTGCAATTTCACCAGTAAGGCGATTCATGATGTAACGACCTTCACCTTCTGGAATAGCAATAGCGTGATGCATCAACTTATTATCATAACTAATAATTGCATGTTCAGGACGCGGATAATAAATCATCTGGTCATCGCCAGTAATGAAAAGTTCTTCACCAACAGGATGATGAGTTCCATCTTCATCATCATATTCAGCAATTACCTTAACATAAATACCAGAAATCTTAGAAAGCTCAATTGCACGGAAAATAAAACCGCCCTTGGGAGATGTTACGAATGTTTCAGTCGGTTCAGGGAAAACAACCTTTGGACCATGGACGTAACGCTTATTGCCATCTTCATCTTTAAGAATACAATATTCAAGACGTTCAAGGGTAACAGCTTCACGCACATATCCCTTATTTGCATCATTATTAATAGGAATTACTTCAATACCAGTAGGCGGAATATAGAAGGAAATATCAGTACCCTTAATAACAAGGATTTGACCATTTACACAGTTTGTAACAGTATTTTCAATTTCCTTACCTTCGGCATCTACTACCTTACCCTGATTCTTATTAGCTTCATCAGCTTCATAAACACGAGCCAGCAGATACTGATTAGTGCGAAGTGCATGACCCTTAACTACCTTAGCCATCTGGCCTGGATACAATGCGAATGAAACAGGTCCACGAATATTAACCTTGCGGCCATAGAGCAGTTCAGGAGCTACAGATGCAGCACCAACATTAGGATGAGATCCATCCTTTGTAGGATTCTTTACAATAGCATACCAATTTTCAGGCGGCAGCACAAACAGAGACTTAGCTTCTGTGAGATTCTGAACTGTTTTAAATTTCTTGCTATTTTCATCAAAAACAACAAGACTATCCTGTGCAGAAATAGTAATGGTAATAGGACCTGTATATGTCTTAATAGAACCATTAGTATTATTCTGAACAAATACATATTCATTTGGAGAGAGGACAATATCTCGCTGTTGCGGGTTCATCATATTATTATTATAATTACTATTCATTTCCATAATTTTTTAATCCTCATATTTATTAATTTCGTTTGCAGGAATAACACAAATGTGATTATAACTCTTAATAACAATTGCTTTGCTATTGGAAGAAATAATTTCTCCAATTTCAATCTTACCAGTACGCGGGTTAGTAAAACGAACAAATTTATCAAAAATAATAGACATAAGAATTATTCCTTTCTTTATTTTCTATATATATTATATAAAATTTTAATTAAAAAATAAAATAATCATCTTCTGTCCAAGGGAACAAATTTTTATTAGCTACAATGGAGCTAGAATTAGTTGAGTAAGAGCAAATTGTAGGTTCGTCAGAGTCTAATTTTATTCTAGTTACAGGTTCATCGAAATTTAATTTTATTTTAGGAAGATCATTAAAAGAACGTTTACCGTCTCCGATAACTATCTATGTATAATTTCCATTAATATCTATAAGACCTAATTCTCCATCTAATAGAACAGGATTATTATTTATCCAATTAGTTAAACTATCTCTGCGCTAAAGCAGCCTTTGAGTATAAACCATTTATTTTTCCTTTCTATAAAAAATAAGGTGGATTGCTCCGCCTTATAAATTACTTAATACAAGCATAACGCTTATCATTAAGCTTATCATACATCAAATCCTGTGCCGTCTTGCCCTTCATAATCTGTTCAAAAAGAACAGGAGAGAAACCAGAAACATAAGACACATTCTTTTCATCCTTCATTGCAAAATTATCCTGACGAGCATCGACATTCCAGAATACCAACTTAGGCATCTTATAACCATAACTTTCCCACTTAGCTCTCATTTTTTCAAACAAAGAAGCATCAGTTGCAGAAAAACGATAATTGTTACTGGTTACACAACTGTTAAATTCCATATCAGAAATAACAATCAAATTCTGAGGAATTTCTTCAGAAGAACAATTATTATCAATGGCAATCTGTAGAATCAAATCAAATGCTGCTTCAATATTAGTGCTACCGCCCCAAGGAGCCTGAAGAATACGACTAACCTTATCACAGAAATCAATACCTTCAATCTTCATGAATTTAGGCTGGCTATTGAAAGTCAAGAAATGACCAGCATAAGGTCCACGATTCTTTTCAGCACAATACATACCAATAGAAATAGCAACATCAATAGGAGCTACAGTACGATTACCATAACCACTGCCGCACATAGAACCAGAAGTGTCTACAATGGCAATACCATTAAAAGCTGCCCCATTGATATAATCAGCAAGATTTTCCCAATACTTATTGACCATCAGACGATCAACGGTATTAACAGTAGGAGTTCTATAGCCGAACCAGCTATAGCCGCATCCCATTGCTTCACGAGCCTTCTCTACACATTCATAAGGATAAAGAGTTTTAGCATTTACCTTAGTGGTAGTATCCTTGGCAAAATCTTCATAAGTTTTTGCCCCAGCCTTCGCACGTTCAACATCATGTCTGGCAAAAGCATTCTTATAAAGGAAGCCGGCACGAGAAGGAATCTTATCAAATTCAATTTCATCCCACTTACCTGCGGACATAAGACGTTCAAGAACATTAATACGTTCACGCAGAACAGAAAGAGTTTTACGATACTGCTTAGAAGTCATACCCAGATAACGACGAGTTTTAGAAGCAAGCTCACGAGATTCCTGAGAACTGGTGTTTTCAGACTTCAGCCACTTAGCCAGAAGAGAAGGAGTTTTACAAGTAAGATCCAGTGCAAGCTGTTCCTTCATAAACTTAAATGCTTCATCCTGGCAAGGAGTGCCAACAAACAAATACAAATCATCCCAACGTCCAAATTCAGGAACATACTTCAGATTACGCTTTGCTGCGTCAATATTCTGAGTAGCCAGCCACTTCATACAAACGCGGAAGAATCTACGTTCACCCTGGCCGCCACGTACATCACGCAGATAGAAAAGGCACTTCAATGCATAAGGTTCATTCTCTTCAAAAGCCTTCTTAAAAAGGAAAATACAATCATCATCACTTCTGGAGCGATAACTGCCGCCAAGGGCGAACATATCATAAAGTGCAGTAAGGGTAGAACTATATGCCGTTGCCCTATTTTCAGTAGTAATAGTATTTTCCATTACATTGATACCATTCATAAATTTATTCATAATTAAATCTCCTTTTTCTCATTGACTCCTCTTGGACAAGAGGAAAATTTATAATATCTTTAACTTTCTATAAATATTATAATATATTTTTTTATAAAAATCAATTAAGATTTTTATAAAAGACAGTTTAATAATTTTTTAACATTGTACTAGTAATTTGATAATAACCACCCCTCATAGGTTTTCCGTTTTCAATTAGATACTCCAAGAGTTCTGGGCTATTTAATTCTGCTTCTAATTTATCTAAATCATCAGCAGTTGCATATAAACCAGAATATACAAAAACCTCTGGGCCTACTCTTACATAAGGAATTTTATCGGGGGTAATTGTTGTTGAAATAACTAATTTTTCTTTATTCATATTAGCTAAACCTTGAGAACGACCAAATTCAAACCATTTTGTACTACTAGTAATAGAACGATTTTTTAGATGTTCTTTATTAGCTAGCATATAAGCGTAAGTCTTAGGTGCTGATTTCAATTCTTCTTCTGTGTGAGGTGGAACAATACACTCTTTCCATTCCTAGGTACCAGCTTTAATAATAGGGTGGACAAAAATATCCTCCAAATCATTAAAATTATCTTTAATAAAAATTCGGTCTGCTAATGTTGCGATACCATTTTGCAGACTTTCATAAGATAATCCAATTTTCTCTCTAGTATTACTCCAAGGGATTTGAATACTTGTTTTTACTTTTGATAATCCAACAATGCCAGTATATGTGGAAAATCCATCAAATAATTGCTCTTTTGTGAAATCTTCAAAATACCAAAGTAAATTATTTTTTTCAATATCTTCCCTCATTTTTTTACCGCTAGTATTTTGAATAAAAGAAAGCGGAGAAATATATAGTAGACTTCCAGTTGGTTTCAAAAATTTTTGACCAAGTTCATAAAAGGCATAATATAAATCATACATGCCAAAACAATAAGAATATTGTTCAATCTCTTGTTTTGTCTCTGGCATTAGATTATGAATGCGCACATATGGCGGATTTCCAATAACATAATCAAATTTACCAAACCATTCAGTTTGTTTAAAAGCTGAGCCTAAAATTACATTATCTGATGGTAATATATTTTGCACTTTTTCGATGACATCAGCATCAATGTCAATAGCAAAAATATGTTCTTTTGGAATGCCTCTATTTAAAAGTCCCGTAATAAATGCTCCATCACCACAACTATTATCTAAAAATAGAGATGTATTAATTTCTTTTTGGGTTAAATTTAAAATATCAATCATATGATTGACAATAGTATCTGGGGTCATAACTTGACCATAGTTTTTTACTTTATCAAACATTTTCTTTTAAACCTCCTATAAATTGCATAATTGCATCAGTTAAACAAGGAGAGATATTATCTTTACAATATTGTGCAGTAAAGTTATCATAATCCACTTCAAAATAATATGGGATAAAAGTTAATAAATCCCAGTAAGTAGATTTATAGGTTAAAAAGTTTTTATAATTATCCTTGCTTTTTTGAGTAGGAGTCTCAAAAACTACTTCACCATTACTCTTTTTATGCTGAACCTTAGTAGGAATAAAAATTATTTGCATAATAGGAATACCGGCATTTATAAATAAATCAGATTCACCCTTCATATTTTCATAATAATTATTTGCATTTTTATTATATTCAGAGCGAATTCCCTTAAAATTAATAGCTCCTACGAATTTATCACCATTAAAAATGGCAATATCAACTTTTTTAGAGCCATAAGCCCCAATAAACTCATATTCTGAATTGCATAGACTTCGAGTGGAAAAACCTTCTTTTTCCACAAGCTCAGCAATTTTAGAATGAATTGGTTCTAATAATTTGGAAGAGCGAGTCGTGGCAGAACCATATTTTTTTTCTGCAACTGCTTTAAATTGATCGGCAAACAACTGTTGAAATTCCATATTTTCTCCCCTTTTTATATTATACCAAAAACTTTAACTAAAGTCAATTTTTCTTATATCATATATTTTATAAAATTTCAAATTTTATAATTCATACTCCAACCATTCAACCCTATCAATTGGACCGCGATCATCAACTCTCCAATCATCAATTAAAAGGTCTAATTCATCTATGTATTCATTATCATAAAGAAAATCAATTGGATTTTCTTTAAATTTTTCAAATTCTTCATCAGGTACTTCTATAACTCCTTCTAAATGACCATAACGTAAATGACCAGCTACATATTTAAGAGGAGCATCAATTAAGATTTTTTTCATATTATTTCCCTTCTTTATTCTATAAATATATTATAATATATTTTTTATAAAAATACAAAAAAAATAAAGGACTGAATTTCTTCAGTCCTTTTAGATTAATTAACCTACAGGAAAACCAGGGTCAATAATGCCAGAATCAGTTCGTTCAATAACTGTTAGATTATAATGAGTACTACCAACAACAGGAGTTAAAATAACAGTATCTCCAGTATTAAAAAGGTTATAAGTATAAACTACAAAAGTTCCCTTATCCTTAATAGTTACAAAATAAGTAGTCCAAATATAAACTCCATCATCGTAAGGTTCTGTAGTAAAATCAATCACTACTTTTTCAACAGTTCCTTGAATGTATGAGGGATCAACAATATTCTTACTTACATAAGAAACAACCCAAAGATAATCGCTATGATAAATAGTTTTCTTATCAGTATAAATTTCAATATAATCCTTAACATCAAGCTCAGTATCACTATTTACCAAATAAGTATTATAATCATTTAATGTGATAAGATAATAATAAGTATTAGTGCGATAATAATCACTTACATCAACAAGGTCTGTAATAGTGCCAGTAGCATAAATATATTCTGGCTCATAGCTAAAGCCCATCTTTTCATATAGAGTATAATTGGTTTCTACAATTCGAGAATTTATATACTCAACTACATAACAATCAAGGGCATTATAAAGCATCTGACAAGCTTCACCACGAGTAATAGGATCAGAACCATTTACATAACTATAAATATTAGTATAGAGGCCAATACGAGTAGCAATACGCTCAACATTTACAGGCCATTCACCAGCAAGTTGTGGAGTATTATAACCAAGAGCATTTAGAACAAGAGTAGCCATCTGATCATATGTAATCTCATCATTAGGTGCAAAAGTTGTAGCATTATGACCATGCATAATGTCATAATACACAGCGGTATTAACGTAATCATAGAACCAATCACGATAAGAAACATCAGTAAAATTAATTACATCAGGCACAGTTTTTTCACCATAAAGAGCACGAACAATAATAGCACAAGTTTCAGCACGAGTAAGTGTATAATCAGTACCAAACTTAGTTGTACTATATCCATTTACAATACCAAGATCGTAAAGTTCGTTAATTGCTGCCTCATATCTACTCTTGGGTACATCAGTAAACCCATTTGCTGCAAAAGCAATGGTAGCAAATGACATAACCATAATTACTGCCATAATAATAGCAATAAACTTCTTCATAATATTTTTCTCCTTTATTTTTTATAAAAATAGAAAATTGGGGAACAATTAAGTTCCCTCAATTTCTATATAAATTATATTATATTTTTTTTAGAAAGTAAAATTTTAAGCATAAACAGCAGAAAGTGCTTTCCAAGTAGAATTTGTTTCATCCCAATATTTTAATATACCATTGCCATTTCCAGAAGAAATATCAATCCATAATAATTTTTTATCTGCAGGCTCATTAGAAGAAACGATGTAAGGCTTAACGCTTAATTTTTCTAAATCCTCATTAGTTGTCTTTCTTTCTTTTTCCAATCTTGTATCCAAATCAGTTGTTGTTATTACTAAATTATTACCTGCTGGATTAGTTCCGTTGGAAACATCATTAATATATAAATTACCAGAAATTATACAATCTGCTTTTGAGCCATTTTGAACAATACTAAAAGCATTTGCTCTTTTTTCATTATTTTCACCATTACCGATAATAAATAAAGAATTATTTAATGGAACATTAAATTTACCGCTTATAATACTATTGGAATTATTATTAGAAGTAGTAGTATTTATTTGTAAATTAGTTCCTATTAAAAAATTATTTTTATTATTTTTTTCAATATCAAATTCTTTATTTTCATCATCGGTAATGATAATATTTCCTGAGCCTCTAGGATTAGCCTTATTCATTTTTAAATTAAAAGTGGTATTATCTATAGAAGTATCACCATCTACTATTCCTAGAATTTCTTGTATTGTTCTTATATCTAATGGAGTTATTTTAGTATCTTCTTCTACTAATGCTGTAGCATATAATGCATTAACCTATTTACGGTATTTTTTTGCAGTAGTAGGATCACTAATATCTCCTGTGTTTATAAATAATTCATTGGTATCAGTAGTAAATAAAATTGAACCAACTTTATTATAAATTTCACCCTTATCTGTAGATAAGAATTCTTTTTTGCCCTAATGTAAAGAATAAGAAGTAGCCATTTTTTCTCCTCCTTATTAATTATTTAAAATATCTGGTGACCAAATAGCAGAAATTGGAGTCCATTTAACATTAGATAACTCAGCTTCACTATATTTACCTTCACTATTTTCTCCACCAGAACGCCAATAGACTAAGCCATATCCAGATTCATTATTAGTACAAATCCAAATTTTTGGGAAGAATTTATCACTTAATACTGGTTTATCAGGCTAGGAAACTATTAAAGTACTTATACGATTTAATAAATAAGCATCCTAATTATTTTTATTAATATTTTTTATATCTTCTTCAATAGCTCCAATTTTTTTATTTATAATTTCAATAGCATTTTCTAAATCAGTTATTCTTTGTAATATATTATATTTTTTCGTTAAATAATAATCAATTCTTTTATCAATTACACTCTATAACCAATTATAAAACCATAATTCATATCCTATAGTTTGATCATTGTTTTTATATACAATACGATTAGCAATATATCCAGGTTGCTCAGGATCATTTTCATCCCAATTGCTAACCAAATCAGATAAAAATGTTGTATTTAAGCTACGAGTTTTATAATGAAAAATTATTTCTAAGTTTTTAGTCTACTTTAAATATCCAATTAAACTAGCTAATCGTATATAAATAGCTCTATCTTTTGAATCAAAAATCATTTCATTATTAATTTCATAATAAACATTTTCTCCGTTAAAGCCTTCTATAATAGTATTATCTTTATTTAATGATAATGTTTCAATTAATTCTTCTAAAATTTCTTCTGTAATATCCTACATTTCAATTTCATTTAATTGATTCATAAGATTATTTTTAGAAATCTAAACTTGTTTTAATAACTATAATCTATCATCATCAGTTAAATTATAATCATAATAAATATTACCATTTTTATCTAATTTTTTTTCTAAACTTAAACGTTCAATTAAGAAATTTTTACCATTAAAAATAGTAATATCAGAATTTAATCGAACTTTATTACTTAGTTTAGTTTTTAATCCTTGCTTTAATTTTAAATATTGTTCATCTGTAGGAGCTTTACCTTCAATAAAAGCGATTAGAATAGACTATTCTTCTAAATTAAATCTATTATTATATACATATAATGTATCTTTAATAATTTGATTTAAAGTCTATTTCTCTTTAGTTTTTAAAATATTAGATTTATAGAACCAATAACGAGGTTGTTTATTTATTTCTAAACTTATTGAATCATTGTTTTTAATTATTTGTTTTAAAGAAGTTTTATCATCTTTAGACAAATCTTCAGTGATAGCTATTTTATTATTTATATAGTTAACTAAGAATTGAATTTTATCTTTAAATGCAGTTTTTTCTATATCTAAAATAGCATATGGAGTTTCTGCTGTTTTATTATAGTTTTCAATTGCATTATTTAATAAAGTAATTAATTTATTTATTGTTTCTTCATTTTTAGAAGCATTAGGAACAATAAATTCTAATTTATTAGTAATATAATTCTTATATTTTCCTTCAGTAATATAATTATTAATTTTAATTTTTAATAATTGCTATAATATTTCTGTATATTCTAAATAAGTTTTCACAGTAAGACTATTATCTATTAAATAATTGAGATAATTAATTTCATTATCATAAAAAGGCGCTGTTGCACCATACATATGAATTTCATAGTATCCCCAATTATTATCATTATAAATTAGTAAATCATTAGGATGGAAATAATTATTACTAATTTTTATATATTGTTCATTATTAAAAATTTTTAATTTACCTTTATCTTTGACTGTAATAATTACATCATTAGTAATTTTATCTGTTGTAATTATTTTTGTTAATTCAACTAATAATAATTCTTTATCTGTTGGTTCAATAATTGAATTTCCTTCATTAATTAAATCAGTTAAATAAACAAAATTTTTAGCAATTAATTGGACATCATTAGTTTCAGCCTAATAATAATTCTATAATTTATTAATTACCGTATCTCTGTTAGTTTTACCAGTATCATTATTAGTAAAAATTTGTGTGTTAGTATTAGTTTTATCTTTTAAATCATAACTACCAGCATTAACAATATAAATTAAAGCTTGTTTTTCAGCCGGTGTTAATGCATTTGTTTTTTGGATATCAGGCTTTGGATAAGTAATATTAAATAAATCTAAAAGTCCAGTAACTAATATCTATTTTTCATTATCATATAAACTACTTGAGGGAATTAATAATGTTTTTTCTTTACTTTGATAAAATAAATCATCATTAAGAATTGGTTTATTTTTAATATAGCTTGGATTTGTGGGGTCAATAGCTGTCCAATCTCCCTATACATTACCGGCGGTGAGAGTTGGCAAATCTCTAAATAATGTTGTGCCATCACCAATTTTTATTGATATAGGTGCTACTCCTGTGTAATCTATATTTTCTGTAGACACTACAATATTACCATCAGCTTTTGGATCATTAAATAATACTGACTTTGATACACAATAATGTATTTGTGAAACATTAGAATCAGTATTAAAATCTTCTTGGGCTGGTACTAATTCTAGTTTATCTAATAGTATTTCTTTGTTAGATTGTATTGCTGAATTAATAGTATAATTAGAAGGTAAAAGTTCACTTTCTTCAATATTAATACTAGGAGTTATTTTATCAGCATTATTTTGAAGCCAATTAAGAAGAACACCAGTCGGAACAGTATCAAATTCAAGCGTTTTGTAGGCCTCATTATCCCAAACAAATGCAGAGTCTAAACCAGAGTCACGTCCCGCAACCTCACCAATAGTGCCATAGACTAAAACATAACTTACACCATTATTTGTAATACCAATTGATGTTGCTTTTTGATTATTCGTTGTAAAAGGAATATTGGTTGTTATTAATGTCAGTGAAGCTTCATCAACTGGTGCATTATTTTTAATTTTCCATGTTTCTTTACCAATTAATGACATAGAAGTTATTGAGTCTATTGAAGGAATTAGTCTAATTTTATTTTTCTTTTTGTATTTAAACTCATTACTTACTACTTTGAATTTAACGTTTGGATGTTCAGCCAAAGTAATATAAGTAAAATTACTATTTGCAGAATCTATTTCTACAGTTAAAATAGTCCCTTCAAAATTATGTAATGCAAACTATTTAGTAAAATTATTAATTTTATTATTTATTTTATAATTTAAATATATTTGTTCATCAACAGTTAATGGACTTATATATTTTGATGTAGTAGTTTCATCACCATTAGGGATAGAAATTGTAAGACCATTTTCATTGAAATGAGTTATCTTATTTTTTATTTGAGCTTCATTCTAAAATAAAATGCTCCATGTATTAAATTTTTTTTGTTCTTCAGTAAGAACTTCTTCATTATTTATTAAAGCAATTAATGCTAATTTTTCTGCTTGAGTAAAATAATGTTGTTCTATTAAACTAGTTCGTACTGCTGCTTCATCTTTGGTTATTTCAGAGGTAGGAGGAACTATAATACATACTTCTCCTTTAGAAGGAGTGTAATTAGCTCCAATAGTTTCCCAAACAGCAGAGTTTTTAGCTTTAGTATTTACAACAATATATCTATTCATATATTCACTCCTCCGTTTTATCTTTTTATACTTCTTCTAATAATAAAAAGATGGGTAAGTTCATTATTAGAACTTACCCATCTTTTCCAAAGAAACACCAAACAAACAAAAGGAGGATGACAATATTAGAATCTTAGTGGACCAGGATAGGAGAATTGAACTCCCAACAGATGATTGGAAATCACCAGTTTTACCATTAAACTAATCCTGGATATTATTTTATAATTCGCAGCATATCGGATGAGGCACTCGCCGTCCGAGTCTTCTACTAAGGGCATATGACCTCCTGTTCGATGTAATTTTTTTACCTATACTATATGCCACTAATACAATTGGTCCTTTTGTATTTTAATACCAGTGGCGGAATTTAAACCGCACATTAAGAATAAACAATAGTATGGTAGCTATGACCCGGTTTCATGGTCGCTTTACAGGATGGCAGTCAAAAGTTGTTACCATTCGCCTAAAATCTCCATCCAAACCTCAAATGAGGAAAACATCTAAGCCGTATCATTCGGATTTCCCGACTCATTTCGACTTGCGGATTTGTTACCTACCGCCGTACTACCTGCTAACCTTTCTATGTTAGCCCCGACCCGTCTGTTCAACTGCCGTTAGCTACTATTGTTTAATGGTGCCGGTGGCGGGACTCGAACCCGCATGGTGTTGCCACCGAGGGATTTTCTTACTACTCTATGTCACCATAGCCACATTTCTGTGTTGTAGTCTGGAATACGTCTTTATCATATGCACGACTTGCACTTAGATAGTTGGTATATACTCTCTACACATTTATTTGGAACAATTTTTTCCACGATAAGAAGAGGTTTTGGCATGACAATTTGGACATAATAATTGAAAATTATCTAATTCATTATGAAAATGATTTCCATCTTTATGATGAAGTTCTAAAGGAATTGGGTCTCCTAACCATTCGGTTAATCCACAACATTCACATTTATACTCTTTATAACCTTCATCAAGAAGTTTTTTTCTTACTTTATTACTCTGTATATCAATACTTTTTTCCAAGTATTCTAACAAAGATAATTCATGTCCATTAGGTTTTGACAATCCTTTACAACCTTGATTTCCAGCATATTCAAGGCCAAGCTTTTTTAATACTGGATTAATTGTTTTAGGATTACAACCTAATTCTCTTGCCATTTGAGCTTTAGTCTTACCTTCAGTAATCCATTGCTCAATTTCTTCTTTGCGTTCTAAAATATCAGTTCTCATTTATATTACCTCTCTTTCATTATTATTTAAAAATTAAAAGAGGCATTTTAATGAGTGTCGTCCAATTTTTTAGAATGTGTTCCAAAACTTAGCACGGCGTTCTCTTAGCCATTCACCGTTTTAGCCAACTTCTGCTCTAAAAGTTTCCTCTTAGGCACTCCATTTTAACGTTTGCTAAGTCAAAAGTCCCTTGTGTCTACCATTCCACCACACCGGCAAATAAACTATATTAATTAAATCAAGGCTCAATTTTGAAAAATAATATAATTCATTTTAGGTGAACTTTCAAAAGTAAATTTGCTGCATGAGCCTTACGCCTGGCACCGGCTCTCAGAGTCGAACTGAGACTTGCTGATTTAGAGTCAGCTGAGCTAACCGTTACCCAAAGCCGGAATATATAATTACAAGACAGTTTAATAAAGTATCTTCTTATGAACCAAAAACATATGATTATCTTTAATAAAAATTTGCTGAAACTGTCTTAGAGAAATTGTCCTAACTTCTCTTTATTTTGTAAATATATTATACTAAATAATTTTTTTAAAATCAAATTATTCAGTAGAATATATTTACAAAAATTAATATATCCAATAGAAATAAACTACACCATAGCCACTAACCATTTGTTGGTCGCCTCTATGCCTACCCACGCCACTAAGTACTTCAGCTTACCTCGTTCATTAGCTATTGGAATATATTAAATTTTTGACCTACCATTAAACTTATAATACCCACCAATAGGAAGTAAATATACAGTTTTTAACAATAGGATTTTAATTCTATAATCTAACAAAATAAATAAATAACTCTACCTATTATATGTCCTTTTCGCGAGTCCACTACGTCTCATTTTCCACGCCTTTATATGAGAGACTACCAAGGATCTTATTTCCGCACTTGGTAATGGCTTTTTGATATGTGAGCCACAAACATCCCTATTCAGCTTATTTATAGTGGAGAGCTGGCTGGTTTAGCGTATTGTTCCACTACCTAATTAACCAAGATTAGGACGCTAATCAAATATCTGATACGTATCAGTACGGTTTCCAGATATATCATTTCACCAGACAACAGGCGAGTCAACCTTATTTGATTAGATTATGTAAGAACCCTACAGCCATAGGAGCAGGTTCCGCAGAGGCCTCTAACGATGTGGGATTGGCTACCCAATGAGGTTAATGTGCAAGCCACCGCCTATATTAGCATCTACATAATTCATTTCAAATAAATCATTTAATGATTTATTTTTAACAGGAAAGGAAATCGTAAGTTATTAAATAATAACTTAATTACAATTATACTACGGACCTTCGCCCTACTGGTTAATAATCTTCATTTTATTAGGTAAGTAAGGAAACAAGTCTGAGCTATGAATAGCGACTTCATAACTTCTTGCCCCGGCCTAAGCCAAATCTCACAGAGGACTGACTACCTCTATCTTTCACCGACCATTCAGAATAGTATTACCAATAATTTTTACTAAATTAATATCATACTGTCTTGGCAAATTTCGGCTACTTGACCCTTGACCTTCTCTTATAGTAGATTACGCCACATCAATTGCCAACTTCCTTATTGGTATTTCCTTGGTTTGGCAAAGTTACCAGCCTTACCCTAACAAGGATTCGGCATTGCTGTTAACAATGCTGTCTATTATGGAAGCGAGAAGAACAGGACCTTAAATGCGATTATCCCAGCACAATCTCCCCGTAGCCGCATCCTTTGATGCGTGAATCTAATGTATCACTACAAAAGATTTAGAAATAATTTCAAAGTATCCTTTGAATATTCCATTCTACAATCTCCGCCAGAGTAGGTCGATTTCTCAGCCTTATGGTGTTAAGTCTGCACTGAGTTGTACTATAACCGTAATTAAATTATTATTTAATTTTTAAAGTTCATTTATTATATATATATTATATAATATTTTTTTTAAATTTTCAAATTTTATTTTAAATGGTAGGCCAGGTTGGACTTGAACCAACAACCGCATTAAGCACCTGATTTACAGTCAGGGGTGATACCAATTACACTGTACTGACCTATATTGGCACTGGTGGCTGGATTTGAACCAACGAATACAGGAGTCAAAGTCCTGTGCCTTACCGCTTGGCGACACCAGTAAATTATAAGTAATTAATAATTTCTTATTGATTACTTATATATTATATAATATTTTTTTTTAAAATTCAAATTTACAAGACACATTAAATAAATTAACTATTATCCTACCCTTTGGATGAATTATCTTAACAGAGATAATATTGGACTTGAACCAATAACACATAGATTTTATCTAATATTTGCTGCGTGTGTCTTTACTGTTAGTTATTTAACCCCGACAACCTACTAACAAAAGGGATGGTTCAGGGGAGGTTATCTGTGTCATCTAGACCTCATTTTTTCATTCCAATACAAATCTACTTAGGGAGATCAATCCTTTTCAATTATGTATCTTTAACAGAACCCTGATGGTCCGAGTGGCGAGACTTGAACTCACGGCCTCTTGATCCCAAATCAAGCGTTCTACCAAACTGAACTACACCCGGATATAAAGGGTAATTAATTACCCTTATTTATTACATTTCCTTAGCGAGTCTTTCAACTACGCTATCATACATTTCCTTATCTCTTGCACTATCATTGAAATACACAGTCATATCATCATAATACTTCTGTGCCTTCTCAAGTGCCTTAGCAGCTTCATCAAGCTTCTTAGTAGCACGCTTCAGACGCTGAGAACTGACCTTCGCCTGGCAACGTGCTGCGGCAAGCTGCTTACCCTTTTCAGTATCAAATGTATCCTTCGGATCACACTTGGCTACACCACGCACAGTCCTACCAGCATAAGTAGAAACTGCAACAACCTTATACGGCGTACCATCTGCCTTAGTGGGAATAAAATACTTGTACTTATCCAGAGAATATTCCATAACTTTTAACACCTTTTTCTCATTTATTTTTTTCTTTATTTTGTATATATATTATATATTATTTTTTTAATTTTTTCAAATAAAAGAAAATAGCCAAGATTAGAATTGCCAGCAGTTTTGAGTCCCGGCCATCTAGAATCTATTAACTAGAAACGGTTTTATTAACTATCCAATCTTGGCTAATGGAGCCGGCAGACGGATTCGAACCCCCGACCTATTGATTACAAATCAATTGCACTACCAACTATGCTATGCCGGCATTTAAGAGAGAATTTATTTTTCCCTCAATTTCTATATATATTATATAAAATTTTTTTTAAATTTTCAAATTATACAACATAAATAATGTGCTAATTCTAATTGATATTCTTGCTTAAAGAAAAAAGGAACTATTGAAAAAATTATAGTGAATACATCATTTCGACCGCTTAATTTAAAGCTGTTATAAAATAATGGTAAATATTTTTCACATATTTCATTATAAGTAATTTGATCATTCTTATAATGAAAATTCTTTAAAGGATCATCACTTTTTAATGTTTTACATTTTAAAATATCTTTTGAAGTTACTTCTTCATATAAAGTTATTTTAGCAAATCCATTATAATGTTTATATAAATATGGACAAATAATCGGGCAAGGGTCATTGCATAAAAGTTCAAATCTATTTCTTACTTCTATTGGAATTGATTCTAAAAACTTAAAATCTTTTATTTGTCTTCGAGGTAAAACAATTTTATCATATTTATTTAAAAGAGACAAATAATCTGTATTTTTATTTGAAGCTATTATACTTCTTTTAATTTTAAATTTAGGATATTTATTTCTTATATATTCTTCTAAAATAGAGGAAGAAACTAAAATTGAATTATTTTCATTTTCACATAAGGAAACGATTTTATTACAATATCTATCATACAAGTCTTCTTTTGTTAATAATGGATTTGTTAAGGTTAAAGCAATTTCTATATTATTTCCATAATAAAAATCAATAATTTCTTTTATTTTTTCTAATGAAGGTTGATAGCCTTGATTGACAGTTCCTCCATTCCAAATCATATTTGGGAATGTATCGAATATACTCTCTATAGCTACATTAAAATTGAAACATTCTGGAGCTGTCTATTGTAATTCTAAAAGAGTTTTATATATATTAAATCCAGTATAAAATCCTGGACAATTTAAATTTATTTTTTTCATATTTAAATTATATAATATTTTTTACTTTTTATCAAATATAAAATTTTGAATAATTTGTATTCTCCATTTTTTGAATTAACTAATTTTGATATTTTGTGTTAGTAGGAGCATTTAAATAAAAATTTTTTATTTCTGAAATTTTATTTAAAAGTTCATTTCTTTTTACTATAAAATCAAAATTACTGTAATTATTAAAATTATTTTTTATATCTAAAATATATGGTTTATACATTCCTAGCTATAAACTTTGTTTATAACTTTTTGTTTTATAATATTCAATTATTATTATTAGATCAATAAAAGATTTATAAATTAATTTATAATAATTTTTTAATTTATAATAATTTTCTCGTAATCCAGTCTAAAATAATCTATTACTTTCATTAATTAATTGAGAATAAATGACTGGTAAATTTTCTTTAACTATATCTTCATTAATTTTTTTTATTTCTAAAGTAAATTCATTATCACTTAAATAATGATAAGGGAATAACCATCTATAATAACTATAGTTATTATTATAAAATAAATTATAAATAAAATGTTCTCCTGTATAAATCCGCCTTGAAGGATTCCAATTTATAATATTAAATTTTTTCATAAAATTATTAGACTATTCCTATGGAATTAAATTTAAATCAAAATTTGAAATTTTTTTTAATTCTTTTTCCATATTTATAAAAGAAGAATAGATTTCAATAATATCTATATCACTTGTGTTATTATTTATTCCATGCTGGTAAGAACCATCGATCAATCCATATAAAAAATAATCCATAGTTACCTCAATAGTATAGTTAAATTTTTTGTATGTTCAATTAATTTTTTTATTTTAAATATTGTTAAATGAAAAGCCCATTTATCAGGATAATGGTCAGTATCATGTTTATAATAAAATTTTGGTAAATGATAATATTTAGGATATAAGATATTAAATATTTCTTCATCTGTTTGAAAATTTATATAAAACTATAATATTGATTTATATAAATTTTTATTTGGCTTTATTATAGCTATTCCGCCACTTAATCGTCCTTTAGATTCCTAGTTATCATATATTTCATAAAAACTACCATCTGGATAATCAAAAATATTATCAATATTTTCAGCAATTAAAATATCAGCATCTATAAAACAAATTTTTTTGTACTAAGTTAAAGTATAAATAAAAAATTTATTAGCGGTATCTTTATAAAAATTAGAATCTCCACAAAAATAAATTGGCTATTCTATTATTTTATAATTTATATTATTTTTTTTTAAAATTTTAAAATAAATATCTGATACATTATTAGTAGTTAATAGTAAAAATGGATATTTACTATTAACTTTTTTTAATGAAAAATATAAGGCACAAGCACATTTAATATATTTATCAGTTGTTGCAAGTGTTACAAAGCAGTATTTGTCGTTCATCAGTGACTCCTAAAATATCTGTTACACAATGTTCAATAAAATCATATTGGTATTCTGGTAATAATAAATATCGAGCATAAGTACATATATTATCAATATAATTTAAAGAACGTCCCTCTAATTTATACTATTCAATACCAAGAGGATAATACAAATTATAAATATTATCTAATGTTACTGTATTCTTATAAGCAATAACTTCTGGGCTATTAACACTTTTAACTGCTTTACAATTTAATGTATAAGGTTTTCCATAAGATAAAGCATATTCACTATTGATTTTATAATGATTAATACGATTTGGACAATTAGGAATACAAATTGCATTACATAATAATTCAATTTTATTTTTTAAATTTAAAGGAATTTGTTTTAAAAAATCTATATTAGAATTTAAATCATAATCTAAACAAATAAATTTATATTGAGCTTTCTTAATTTCATTTAAACTTTGTTCTAAATTTGTAATTCTTTTAGTGGTTGAAGAAATAAAATTATACTTATTATATTTATTTCTAATATATTCTTCTAACCCTTCATTATTAATTACAATTTCATTCAATCCATTATTTCCAATAGCTAAAATGAGATTTTCAAAACGACTATTATAATTTTCTTTAGTTAATAACTAATTTGTAAAAACTAATCTGACCGCAATATTATAAGAATTATAAAAATTAAAAATTTCCTCAATATCTTTTTTTAAAGCCTAATGAGTTTTAAAATTAGTAAAAGTTCTGCCGCCTTCCCAAGAACAAAATTGGAAATTTCCATAACAAGCATGAATTGTAATATTTTTATTAAAAATTTCTGGCTATTTATTAAGTTGTTCAATTGTTAATTTATTTAATTGGTATGTTTCATACATACCTGGTAAATTAAAATTAATCATTACTTATATTTTATCTCCTTATAAATAATTCTTGAAAGGCATATTCTTTAAATTCTGGTTTAATAAAATAATTAATTAAAAATAGACCGTATTCATTTTCATTGTTAGAGAAATAATCTATTAAAAAATTAGTGATACCCATAGGGATATAAATATCTTTAATTTCTTTAATCGTTATATATTGTTTATTATTTATAGAATTTTTACAATTACAAAATGTAGGTTCAAATGTATAATTTAATATATTATTATTTTCTACTATTGGACATTGAAAATAATTTTTACATTTTGGATTACAAAGATTATTAACTGGAATTATAATATTTTCTTTATTATTAATTTCATTTAAATATTGCTGTGAAGTTTTAAACTCGTTAGGGATTATTATATATAATGGATTTAAATTTTGATGAAAATTATTTATAATATCGGGAGTAAGAGGATATAAGATATTAGCATTTTTAGAAATAACATATTTCAAATTAGGAAATTTGTTATTTATATAATTTAATAAATCTAAATTACTAATTTCAAAAATGCAATTATTTGGTAATAATTTTAAAATTACATTACTCATTACATCATAGAAATCTGATTTTTCTAATAAAATATTAGAAAAATCTAACCACAAAGGTAAATTACTTTGCTTAATTATTAATTCTATATTAGGATACAATAAAGTATCACCAACCATGTTATTTAATCCTCCATTCCAAATATTATAAGGGAATGTCCCTCTAATATAGGAAAAAACTATGTTTTTATCAAGAAGCCAATTAGTATGGCTTCTTGATAAATTAATAAATTTATCATTTACAGTATGAAAATAGTAAAAATCAGGTAAGGTAAATTTAATCAATTTTATTCTCCTATAGAATATAGCTAATTTGTTAATTTATTTAATTCTTTTGAATAATCTATATTTAAATCTTTTAGTCGTAAATCCTAATTCTATAATAAATTTGCTAAGGTATAAATTATTTTTTTATTGACTTCTGGATTTGGTTCTTCTAAAGTAACCATATTATTGTATATAACAAATAATAAATCCATATATCCCTTATTTTCTTTTATAATATTATTTGTAATTTCTTTTAAAATATTATCTAAATTATCCATTTAAATCATACCCCAATTCTATAGCTATGTTTTCTATTACTTTTGGTAATATTTTTTGATCTTTCGCACTTTTCAAAACTCCAGTTTCAAAATATAATTTAAATAAATAATTATATTTTTCTTGAAATAAATTACAAACTGATAAACAAGGGATAGAAAAATCACCATAAGTTTCTATCTAAGCTCCCAAACATCCTTTAATACAGACATCTCTACACCAGCATTCTAAACATCTTGGAGCATAAACAGGGTTAAAAGATTTCATTCCTATATAAGCTGTGGCATTATCACTTATTAAATCAATTATCTCTGTTTTTTCATCATTTATTTTAAAATGTCCACCAATTAAATGATTATAACAAGTACGATGACAAGGAACGATAGCTAAATCTCCAACCCTTATATGAACAGTAGACTACAATGCACAGCTTATTCGGTTATGTCTGTCTTCTTTATCTGATAAATTCATTAATCGTATAGGATCTCCATTGTGCTCATTAAATGTAGGAGTATTATTAGCCCCATCCCCTTTAAACATTGCATAAGCCATAGTATTAATATCATTATTGCAATCATTCAATCTATCTTCAAAGATATGTTTTAAGAATTTTTTATAATTCTCTATAGATTCTTGAGTCCAATTATTATTTCGAACTTCTAACATATAAGGAGTTTTCTACCATGAATTGTATTCTTTTAATTTCTTTTTAAACCAATCATAAGTTTTAATGGCTTTATCAACATTTTGGCTAGAAATCATAGGATGGAAGCCATCATTATTTTCTGTAGCAAATTCAAATAATTTATTAAAATATTCATCATTTAAATCTTTATGTTCTCTAAATTCAGTGCTATACGGCCCATCAGTAGAAAATGAAAAATGAATTTCTACATTTATATCTTTCATCTTTTGGATATATTTTTTTATTTTTATTACTTTTTCATTATCAGAAATAAAACTACCATTAGTAGGTATTACTAGTTTACCTTTTTCTTTTATTCTATAAGCAAATTCATACCATTTTTTTAAATATGGGAAAAATACATCTAGTATTTCAAAAATTAATCCATCATAAAATAGGTCTCCGGCAAATAATGACCACTCTAAAGGTTTTATTTGTTTTTTATCAAAATAATCTAATAATAATTTTAAATTATCTAATATCTAAGAATTAGAAAAATGTTCTGGATATAATTCTTTGCCATAATTAGTTATATAACAATAATCACATTTTTGATTACAGTCTTGTCTTATAATTAATTCTAATATTTCATTTTCCATCTTTTTTAATTCATGATTAAAAATAAAATTCTAAAATAGAATATTTTCTTCCTATTGGAAATCAATAGACGTTGTTATCATTATTTTTCCTCCAAAACTTCTTCAATAATTCCATTACAATATCTTCTTAAAAATCCACTATCTCTAAAGAAATAAGAACCAGTACTGATTAAACTATTAAAAAAACAAGAATGTATAGGTACTAATAATAATGCTGCTTTCATTAAAAATTTATCGTCATTAAATTTTTGACTTATCTAATGCACTTCTCGTAAATTACATAATAAAGAAACAATCTAATTATATACATAAAAAAAACTAGATACAGATAAAGTTTCAAATAAAAAACAACAATTTTTTATATCTTCATCTTTATCTTTCAATGGATTTATATAATTATGATGATTTGCGGCAAATTGCTTAATAATCCCAATTTTATCATTAGTATTAATATATTCTGGATTAGTATCATAAAGAGAACTCTAACAATTTACTAATGTTCCATCATATAAAAGTTTTAAGCTTCCTGTTTTTTCTCCGCAATATAAGAATGGAGTTAAGTTTCTATTATAATTCTTTAATTCTTTATTAGAGAATGCTAAAATTTTATCAAGAGCTTCATCTAAATTAGAACATTCCAAATTTTTTAATAAAAATTTTTTTGCTTTTCGAGGTAAACACAATAATCCTTCAATAGAGTCTTTATCTGGATTATTAATTTCTGGATAATGTTCTCCAATTGATTTACAAATTTTTATAAAATTACTCCAATTAATACCATCAATACTAGAAGTATTAATAGGTAATTCGCTAGAGAAATTTATAGTATTTTTGATAAAAACAGATTTATTTAGATTTAAATTAGTTAAATATTGAATTTTTTCATTAGCCTAAATAAAATACTATTCTATTTCTTTGTAATTATTATTAAAATGATTTATGAGTTCATTACTAATAACTCCATGAGTATTAAGAGCAATAGTAATATTATTAAAATGAATTGTATTTAAAGTTTCTATTAAATATTTTAAATTATTATATACTACTTTAGAATTAGCTCTTCTTACATTATCAGTACTATAATCTCCATCATAAGAAAACTAAATACAAATAAATGAATGTTTTTTAGTTAAATTATCAAAAGTTTTTAAAAAATCAATTATTTTATCAGTATTAGCCATACCATTAGTAGAAGTAAAAAATTCATTAATATTGGGACATAATTCAAAAAAATCTTTTAAATTTTTAGTAAAATGTTCTAATACTAATGTAGGTTCTTGACCCCAAAAACTTATTTTATGGATATTTAATGGATCAACTTCTAATTTTTTCATAACATTTTTAATATTCTATAAATAACTTCCATCTTTAAGAGCCTTTATAGTCTATTCTTGTAACTATTTACTATATTCATTTACAGCCTAAGCTGAATGACAATATTTACAATTTAAATTACATCCACAAGCTCCAATAATAGATAATTCTTCTATTGAAAAATCCGATATATATTTCATTCCTTTTTCTCCTTTAAATGTTAAGTGTGCCTAGAACCGTAATGACTAGAGCATCCATGAGATGAACACCAGGTTTGATTAACCCCTGACCAATAGGAAGAATGATAACCTGAACCATCATGAGAAGAATTATAAGAAGTATCCCATCCTGCTCCATAATCAGAACTATCCCAACTACTATTATATCCACTACCTCTATGGCTAGCATTATAACTCGCATCATGAGCGCAAGTATCATTTATGCTTCTAATTGTAGTAGTAAATCTATTAAAAATAATAGGACTAATTAAATCTCCTGCCGAAGGAGGATTTTCACTAATATTTGCTCTTGAACCAACATAACTGCTACTGGAAAAAGATTCTATATACTTATTTAAATTCTGAGCTAATTGAGCCATAGCTTGTGTTGACTATCCTCCAGGAGTCGCTTGAAAATCACTCTAACTAGGGAAAAATTTTTTTCTTGCGGTATTTAAATTAGTAAAAATAGTCTAAATATCACTCCAATTTATTTTAGAGTTTGAACTAATTGCCATATTTTTCCTCCTCGCATTTTATAAAATCAATATACTCTTTGTTAATAAATTGTTTAATTAGTTTATTATTATCAAGTATATGATTTCCTTTATTAAATAGACTATTTAAATTAAATAATACAGTATTATTTAATTTAATAAAATCTTCTTTTTTTATTTTATTTAATAAATCTTTATAAAACAATGATAACTTATTAAACAAAATTTTATCATTAATTAAAATTAAACAAATAAGACTTAAACAAATTGCTTCTTCTTGTTTTATATCTTTTAGATATTCTTTGTCTTTATCAGTTACTTCTTCTATTATAGATAAATTTACAATAATTTTATTAAAAATATGTTCGAAAATAAAATGATTATTTTCATATTTTTTATTTGTTAAATATTGTCTATAAAAATAAGTAAAAACAATTAATTCATTTATTGTCATATATAAAAAATTAATATCTTTGCCCATACTTTCATTATTTCTATTATATACGTAAATAGGCTATTCTAAGAAGGGAATTGCACCATTATAAAAATCAAAAATCTATAATGATAAAAATCTATCTTCATTATAAATAAATTTGCCATAAGAAAAATTATTTTTTATAAAAAATTCTCTATTATATAAATAACTATGAGCGTCATGGATAAATTCATTTTTATCATAGGTCTATCCATTTACAATTCCATAATTATTATTTTCAGCATATATATATAAATTTTCTAAAGCCTTATTATCATAAAAATAATCATCACTATCTAAACAGAAAAAATACTTATTGAAGCTATTATTAATTCCTAAAGTCCTAGCTGACGCAGGGCCTGATTTAGTTTTCTAAGTATCTAATAATATTATATTGTATATATTATTATAAGTTTTATAAAATTCATATACATATTTTTTATCTGGAGAATTATCACTAATTAAATAGATTACACAATCATTAATAATACTTTGTTTAAAGACAGAATCTAAACATTTCTAAAAATATATTTTATTTATTGTATAAAAAGGAATTATAATATCAATTTTTCCTTCGTTGCGCTTTCTAAATGTCCTCATTTTATCAGGAGCATACCAAGAATCAACGTTATTCCAAGATTTCTTTTTTGAAAAATCCTAAAAATTAGAAAAATCAACAAATTTTTTATAATATTCATTATAATTTGTTAAGAATAATTCTTTTTCTGTTTTAGTATATTCATCATAAGTTTTAGTCGATTGATCCCAATCAACCACATCTCCTGGCCGACAATATTTACATATATTTTTTTCACATAATTTTAAATTCTATAAATCTTGTAAATTTGTTTTTTCTGTTAGTTTTATAAAATCTTTATTTTCTATTAATGGAATTTGTTTAAAAAAATAATTACAAAAATTATTTATGTGTGCCCCAAACTGACAAAAATATATTTTAAAATCTTTTAATGTAAAGCAAGGAATCCTATTTGGACAACTATATATACGAGTTTTATTATCTTGTTTACCTAAAGGGTCAACCAATGTCTAATCAAAGAAAAATCTATCATTTAAATATGAGATATTTTTATTATTGCTAAAATCTTTGTAGTCTTGATTAGGATATTTAGAAATACTTATATGTATATTTAATTCTTCTAATTTTTTTAATTTTTTTGTATCATAATTATTTAAAATTATACCATTAGTTAATATCTTTATTTCTATCTCTGGGAGAATATTTCTAGCTATCTAACATAATTCTATTAAATTAGGATGTAAAAATGGTTCTCCCCCTAATAGCATTAAAACTTTAATAGAAGGCAAAGTTTTTTTTACTAATTTTAGCTAATTTTGAAAATCTTCGTAAGTAATAAAAAATGGAGAAGCCAAAGGAGAAAAATGATTACAATTATTGCATTGTAGGTTGCAATGGTCTACTAAATGAATTTCTAATTCAAATCCATCAAAAACTGTAGGCCAAAATGCTCTAGTAGGTCCATCTCTATACTAATTTATTTTATTCACCTTCTTTTTTTATTATTATATAAAAAAAATGCTTGAAAAGCAAATTTTAAGAACAAGCTTTTCAAGCATTGTTGTTAAACAAAATGAATAATTAAATTATTAATTTGGACTCCATTATCATTCATAATAAAAATTTCATCTACTTTATTATAATTATTATATTCCCAAATTAGTTCTTCATTATCATTATAAACTTTTATATTTTCAATTTTATCTAATTCCATAAGCCATCCTAACATTTGTTTTATATTATAATTAGATGGCACATTTCCTCTAGCTGCTTCTAATAAAAACATTGTTTTTGGCTAATCATCAGAAGCAGGATGATAAGCTCGTTCTGTAACAAAACTTAAATTATCAATAGGTTTATCAACTAAATTATTAATTATAATTTTCATTTTTCTTTCTCCTTTTATTTTTTATTAGCCCCAAGCAACTGGAATAGGTTTCCATGAATCACTTGATGATGTACGATATTTCAATACTCCATTACTAGAAATATCTACCCAAATAAGAGCAGATGAAGAAGAAGGAGCAGTAGTCCCAATATAAATCTAATTGTTTGACGTAAAACCAACAGTAGGAGTTATAGTTGGATTGCTATTATCCACATAATTTTTAGTAGCTATATCATTACCAGATATTGGGACATAGTTATTCGCCATCTAAATTTTACCATTGGCGCTCATTACATTTACTTCATCTTTATAAAGACGCTATTCAAAATCATCGTCTATAATTACTAATGATTGTTCTTCATTTAACTAATTATCCTCTTTTAATTGTCTATATAAAGCTCTAGTAGGGATTTGATTGATAGAAAGAGTATTTAAATTTGTACTAGTTTTTGAAGCCATTTGTATACCTCCTTCTTACTTTTTCTTTCTTATATAAATAAAAAATAGGACATAATAATTTAATTATTATGTCCTATTCAAGAAAGGGGGTGAGTTAAATGCTGTAAATAAAAAATTTATTTCTTATTTACATTTATATTATATAAAATAATTTTTTAAAAATCAAATTTTATAATGTCTAACTCCATGTGTCTGCGGCAGTTTTTGCCCATACGCCTTTTATCGGTTTCCAAATATTAGCATCAGTTTTTACAAACACTTGTGCTAATTCTTTCCAAGGACTGACCTCCTTAGTTATACTATATGGAGTAACAGGCAATGTAAAATCTTTAGTCCATTTACATCCTTTAGTTATTTTTAATTCAGCGATATATCCTTTATAATAATATCCTGATGAATGATTATCGCTAGCACTTCCCGCTAATGTACCTAATGTTAGTCCCACATAGCTAGTATTAGTATTTGTTAGAGTACCTTTTAATTTTCCATCAAGGAAACAATAAGTTGTTGTTCCTGACAAGCACATTGCTATATGAGTCCATGTATTAAGTGCAGTTGTACCTGCATTAAGACCAGGCCCGCTATTAGAAGGAGTCGCTGCAACAAAGGTTTGGCTAGATAATCTATGCATATACATTCCGTGGCCTTTACTTGATATTAAAGTAAAGGGTGTAGGATAGCTACTATTATTATTAGAAGTCTAATAGAACCATCCTTCAAGCGTTATATCTCCTGTATATGTAGATGGAAAAGGCATATACATATATGAAGAACTACCATCAAACTTTAATGAATTTTTACCAAAATGAGTTTGTTCATTAGATAATGTAACATTATTATTTGTAATCGTTAATGTTAAATTACCTTGACTTTTTAAACTATCACCATTAAAATAAACAAGACTAGAAGGATCATTCATTAAATTACTTGTAAATACTCCACTTGCTAAATTAGTTTTAAATACAGATGTTTTTAAATCATATAAGCCTAATACTTTATCTGAAACTCGCTATACTGGAATAAAATCATGAGCAAGAGTAGAACCATTATATATTTTAAACCTATATACTTTCATACTGGCTAAATTACCATAAGCTGCTCCTGCTTTATTAATACAACCAATATACATGGATAAACCAGTAGTAATAGTACCAGCTACAGTAATAGTAGAACCGTCAGGCTTAGTATATACTTTATTCTATAATTTAATATTAATTTTTGATGTATTTTTAATACCAGAATTATATACAGTAGAGCCATATTTAAATTCGGTGCCGCTATTGCTATCAATAGCTATTGTATCAATACGGAAGAAATTCTACGTCTCACCCGTGCCGCCAGAGGAATCATTGCCACGCACGCCAAATAAATTATAATATGGACTACCTGATTGACCATTCAATACTTCAAATGTAATATCAAAACCAGTGTTACTATCAACAATAGCTCCTGTATCAATATATTGAGTACCTGTAAATTGTAAATATTCAATAGGACTATAAGTAGAAGGAAGAGTCTAAGGAATTTTTACTAAAGTATTTTCAGGACTGGCTTTTATAACAGTGATACGTATATAACCATTACCTGCATGTCCTGTTTCCCTTGTACCTGTTGGAGAAGTAAATGCAGCATTACCTGCTAATGTAGTAGCATTAGTTAAATAATAAGATGAATCCAATAAACAGCCAGAAGGATAATAAGAGGCTGAGCTAGAAGTGTACATGTAGCCGGAGCCACCACCTCCAATGCCTACAGCGCCGCCGCCGCCATACCAGCCGCCACCACCTCCTGAACCATGCCAAGAGTTTGAACCACCATTACAATTTCCACCTTGTCCGAAGTTTCCTGCAGTAGCGTAATTAGAGTTAGTAGAACTTACTGCCCCGCCCTTAGTTTGGCTGCCGCCGCCGCCATACCAGCTGCCACTATTAGATGAATCTTGATTATTATATGTTTTGCCTGATATTCCTCCACCAGCAAAACCAGTAGAGCTAACATAGCCGCTAGAACCACTGCCACCACCAGCGACTAGAACTCTAGCATATAAAGAATCGGAAGCAACACGAATATCTGTGCCGCCGCCACCACTTCCTCGACTATTAAGCGAAGCGGCAGAACCACCTCCATTAAATCCTCCAGCAGTAGTTGCTCCATTTGAATTATAAGTAGTTCCACCAAGGCCCTATCCACCGGCATATAAATATAAATTAGTCTTTCTATTTAAAGTTATAATTCCTTTACTATAGCCGCCTTTGCCCCCGGGGTATGAAGCATTTCCATTACCATTGCCACCCTATGCGCCCCAGCATTCTAGCTGATACTATCCTTTTGGAAGAGTAATTGATTTAGCAGAACCGCTATAAGGACAATTTAATATATCGCCAGTCTATATTTTTGTAGGAGTTGTAACAGTTAAATCATATTTATTAGGAGCTTCATATTGAATAGTTGTATTGCCAGCAAAATATTTAATATTAGTATCACACCATTCCTGTGTAGGTTCATTACCTGCTCCGAATGCAGCGGTTAAGTCAATAAGCATTACATCATCAATATAAGCTATTGTATTTGAAGCCATCTCTTCAAAATCAAATCTGAATTGAGCTGTCTAATTATCATTCCAATTAGAACGCACATTACGCCAGCTTAATCGCTACCATTGGTTTAATTTAGTTTTATCTACTTTAGCAATACCTACTAATGGTTCTGCTATTGGCCAATAGCATTGCATTTTAGAACACACATTAGAAGTTTCATAAAAATAAACACTTATATAATATATATGATTTTTTCTAATAGCATATGTATCAAAAGTCACAATTGATGACTCAGAACTTGAAGTAGATGTAACTTTTAAGCTATAAGAGCCGGAATGTTTAGGAGAGGTGGCGTAACTAACTGAGCAAGCTGAATTAGCAGTCCAACCTGTCTTTTCAAAACTTGGATTAGTTAATAAATTAGTTAAAGTAATCGTTTGTTTTGCCAATTAAATCAACTCCTTAATCTGCATCATATTGTATCCAAATATCGCCTATACTGCCATCTGATGCTGTTGGTTCTGCAGTAGATATTAATATTGGGCGTAAATATTTTACTGATGCAGTAATTGGAGTAGTGCCATTCCAAGTCATTGGTGTAGTTATTCCTGTTGGCTATTCGACTGTTACTGACGGAGACCAAGTATTAGTAGAAGTTAAGGTTAGATATTTAGTACTCGTAGTAGAATAACCTCTATTACGGAAATCTCTATAATAAAATTTTATAGTGTTACTACCAGTAGGGATTTCAGTTAGCATATAAATATCTGAATTAAATACTACAATAATATCTTTACCGCTATCCCAAGCATCTTTAATTTCTTTATAAGTAGTAATATCTTTAGTTGCGATAAATACACCGCCTGCATTTTCAATCTATTCTATAAGTTTAGGTTTAGACATTTAAAAACCTCCTTTAATTATTAAATTTAGGAATTGCTATATAATAATAAGTATAACCGTTATTATTGAATATACTAGTATAATAACTACTAGCAGCAGTAATAATAACTGATTTTGAATTCCAAGTAAAACTAACATAAGTGCCATTATTGTTAGGAAATGGGTATTTCATTCCTTGTATGCCACACATATAATTTTGAGCAGTACCAGTGTTAGTTTGCACCATAAATAGCATCAAATAAGCAGGTTCAAAATTAAAATTAAGAGTTTTTGTTAAAGCATTATTTCCTATATAACTTCCAACATAAGCTCCTTTGATACTTATATCGCCAGTCATTCCATTTACTGATCTAACCAAATGAGATGTAAGATATCCAACATCATTAGTTAATTGACTTACTTTAGAAATTTTGTTATTCTATATCTACTAATCAACATATTTTTTATCAGTTAAGTCTCCAGTATTAGATGGTGTATAAGTACTATTCATAGTTATTTTGCCTGTTGTCATAATATTATTTTTTGAGGTTAAAAGCATTTCATTCATATCTTTTGGCAATTCACTTATTTTATTATCAATAGCCTAAATAGTATCATTTTTTATAGTCTATAAGTCATTTATCACATCTAATAAATAGTCTTCTGGTTCTATTCCTCGAATATTAAGAACAATAATACTATCATTAGCTGATGCCGCAAAATCTAATAACTTAATTTTATTATCTTGAATTGTATAGTTTATATTTTTAGTCATTAATATACCATTAAAAAATATATTTAAATCTTCAGGATTTTCAACAGTAAAAGGAAAAGTAAATGTTGTATCTCCTTCTTGTGCAATGAAAGAATATTTATAAGGAAGGTCATCTTCTTTATTTACAATGTATATTTCATCATTGTTTACTTTTCCTTGTTTCACCATTTGATTATAAATTTTCCTAGATGGAACTTTATTTATAACTAAAGAATCTAATAATTTTTCATTGTTTTTTATTTCCATCTATTATTCTCCTTATTAACTCCAAGCAACAGGTACGATAGTCCAAGTTCCAGTTTTAGATGTACGATATTTAAAAGTACCAGATGAAGATGTGTCAATCCATAATAAAGGTGCTGTGCCTGACGCGGGAGTGGATGAGCCAATATAGATTGGAAAAGTAGTAGCTGTACCAACTATTGAAGGTTTACTATCATCTACATATTTTTTTGTAGCAACATCTCCGTTTGCTGAAGGAGTATAAGTACTATACATAGTAATCTTACTATCAGCAGCCATTGTGTTTGTTTTATTTAAAAACATAATATTGGAAGTATCCGATGGTAATGTGGCAACTAAATCATTAATTTCTTTAAGAGTCTTTTCTTTCACAGTATTTATTTCATTAATTGATGAAGTTTTTATAGCTTGTATTTGTTTAATTGCATCTTCTGCTTCTTTACCAAAATCAATTGCTGCAGCACCTTCTATACCCATTACAGTAAGATAATCACTAGCTTCAGCAGTAAAACCGGCAAGAGTAATGTTTTTACCAGATACTGTATAGTTATCTATCTCCCTCATCATTATACCATTATAATAAACGGTAAGTGCGCTACTGTCTTCAAAATCAAATGGAATAGTAAATGTAGACTAACCTGCTGTTGCAGTAAATGTAAATCTATTTACTATATGGTCATTAGCGGCAACCTAGTCATCTACATATTTTTTATTTGCGGCTTCTGTATCGGCTGTTGGAGTTTTTAAATTAGTAATTGTTTTATTATTAATATTAATATTACCAGTCATAGTACCGCCAGCAAGAGGTAAATATTTTCCATTTATAGTATCTAAGTCATTAATAAAAACCAGATTTCCTACTTTAGTAGCTCCATCACCTATTTTTATTTTCTTTAAATCATCATATATAATAATTTCGCCTTTTAAGGGGACAAAATTAGTTGCTTTATCCCAATTAGCTTTTGTATCATGCTTCTAAATCATACGGCCTTGGAATGTATTATTTGCCATTATATTTCCTCCTTAAACAAAAATATAGGGAAATAAATATCTTGAAAATAGTTCAAGATATTTATTTCCCTATATTAAATATCTTTCTCAATCATCTATTTTCAAAAGAGTAAAGATTATAATAAATAAGTTATCAATTTCAAACTTATCCTGTCCATTTAGTCCAAACGGCTGAATTAGTATTTTTTACATAAATAAATCCATCACTAATACCAATTGTACTATTATCTATTTTTACACCGCCAAGAGTAGAGGTTGAAGCAGTTGGTAATGTATATTCAGATATATCTGTTTTTAAAGCATATTTAGATAAATCTGGTTTATTTAATAAATCAGCATAATTACCTGACTAACTACTAGATGGTAAACTATTTATAATAGCTCGACACATTGCATCTTTGCTGATTGCTTCTAAAGTAGTAGGTTTTTCTACTATCTTAGACCATAAGATATTTGCATCAGCTATAATTTCTCCTGTTGCATATAATCTACCATTTTCATCAATACCGATACCAGTTCCGCCGCCCATAACTATACCTAATGTATTTTCACTAGCTATTGGAGCATGATAATTATTCATGATATCATTTATATACGTTTTAGCCTTTTTTAAAGTTTCATTATCCTAATTATTTACATAATTAAATAATCCTTGAAATGTATTAGGTCCTTTAATTGTTCCATCTTCTTGTAACCATCTTAATAAATCACCTGTTGGCTTTTCTTTGGTAAATTTAATTATATTATAAGCCTAATTTTCCCAAGATATTTCTTTGTAATTAATAGCAGAATTATCTTGAGGACTATGACCAACACAAGTGGTATCATAATATAACATATCTTCAAGAATAATACCATCTTTCTTGGGCTAAGTATTTTTTTTATATTCTATAGAAGAATAAGTTATTCCATTAGAAACAAATTCAATATTACTTTTAAAATAGAAAGATGGGGCTTTATGAATAATCCAGGTTTCACTTAAATCATTTTCTTCATTACCATTAAATTTTGCTTCTAACATTTTAGTATGATTTTTTAAATCATCTAATGTTACACATTTTAGTTCTACAAATTTATTATTTACTTCTTCAGATAAATTTTTTTCTGTTAAAATCTTAGGTTTATCATTTAAATCATTGTAGCTTGTAACTATATCTTTCTAATAAGCTATTCCGCCATTAAGTCTAATATCAGATAATAAATTTTGTAATTCTTCTACTGTTAATTTAACGACATATTTATCACTTATATTAGGAAACTATAATGATTTTAATTGTTTATCTGCCAATGAAAGTTCCTCCTTTCAATGTTTCTTATTCTAAATTTATATAAAAAATAAAAATATTAAATTAATAAAATTAGTCCAGGTAAAAAAAAATAAAGACTCCAAAATGGAGTCTTTATTCTTATATATTTATAGTAGAAGAACCACAATCGAAAATTACATAGTTGGTATCAGGATTAGCACCTATTTCATCAAGGGTATAAGATGGCTTTGCAGGTGCCTTAGCCCATGCCGGGACATCTGCTCCAAGCCCTGCACCCCAAGGTAGTTTTTCCCATGTGGTTGTACCATCACCAACTTTAAATAGTACAGTAGGAGCTGTGGTCGTTGTACCAGATGTAATCGCCGGCACATAGCATAAGCCAATTTCGCCTTTAAGCAGTACAACTGATGTATTCTTTAACCATTTATCTAAAGTATCATACTTTAATTTAATTCGTGTATTAAATTCTTTTTGAGCCATTCTTTATTCTCCTTTCTCTTTTACTATTGGAAGGGAGAGATTTCTCTCTCCCTAGTATATATATCAAAGAGAAGCAGCGGTGCCACCATTGAGAATAAGAGTTTTAGCACCTTGAGTTAATAGATCAGTACTGATTGCTTCAATATTAACAGCTTTATCAGCAATTTCAAGAGCAGTGCCGCCAATCTTAATGACTTCAATCACGTTGACCTGTGCATTAGCAGCAATACCGGCCAATTTAGTGCTTTCAGCAGCGGTCATTAGCTGTTTGCCATCTTCTTTTGCAACATAGCCAGCTTTAATATCAGCAGTCTTTGCATATGGTGCAAGATCGGCAGCCTATAGTGCTGTATCAGCTTTATCTAGGCTATCTTGTACAGCCTAAGCTAGCTTTGCCTTTGTAATCGTACCATCATTGATAACGGCAGTGACCTTATGCTCGGCATCAATCTTGATTTCGACCATATCGCCAGCCTAAGAGCCGCTAGTTACATATTCAATAAGATCGCCAACATTGATATATACCTTGTCAGAGGTTTCATTAGCTAGAGTAAGAACTAGATAAGTACCTGCAACACCCCAGACACCGGCATCAGCCTTAGTTTCAACAGTACCAGAGCTGACCACCATATCTTTGGGGATATCAATGGTTACAATATCACTACCATTCTGGCTAAGGACATAACGTTTGGCAATGCCAGTAGGACTACTAACATCAGCAGTAACGGTATAATTAACCTGTGAAGGAATAGCCGCAATTTTTTCATCTACATAACCAATAACAGTAGTAGCTTTAGCGCCTACTGGAATAGTACCAACTTTACCGCTTAATGTATCAACAGAAGTCTGAGCATCAGTGCCAGCTTGCTTTGCATCAGCAACAGCTGCATCAACTTCAGTCTTAACAGCATAGCCCTTAGCTTCAACCTCAGTCATAGTAGTTTTCTTATTAGCAAGGTCATAAGCTTCCTTTACAGTACCAGTATATCCGTCTCCAAGGATCTCAACCTTTAAAGCAGTATCCTTAGATGCGGCATCTGTTGCTGCGGCCTCAATAGCCTCATTCTTAGCAGTAGAGATAGCAGTACTAACCTTTGCTACATCAACTTTGCCTTCAAGAATAGTTACACGACCAGCAATAGCAGAACTATCACCGACTAAGCTATCAGCATAAGTTTTAGCCTAACCAAGAGTAGTCTTACCGACTTCATCAGCATAAAGTTTAGCACCACGAATAGTTTTACTATCTACAGTATCAATTTCAGTCTGATTATCTTCTCCACCAAGAGTGTGAATTAAATGATCAACAGCAGTATTTACCGTAGATACAGTAGCAGCCTTATTAACGCCAGCATCGTATTTACCATCAAAGGTTACTGTATCTTGTTTACCTTTAAGGGCGGTCTGAAGACCATCAATCTTAGAAATACCAAGAGTAGGAATATCATCAGCAACTAATTCACGGCGAATAACTGCAATTTGACCATTGGTCTGCGTAACGGCAGAAACGAGCTGTTTAGCAACCGCTGCGTCATCTAGTTTTAGTTTATCAATATAACCCTTTGCAGTTGTTTCAGCAGCACTCTGAGCTGCAGTTGCTTTTTCCTCAGCATATTTCTTAGCACCCTTAATGGTAAGAGCATCAGCCTTATCAGCATCAGCACCTTCAAGAGCTGTCTTTATGCCAGCCGCAGTACCAGCAGTATCATAAGCAGTGGAATCGGTATATGCAGCACTCTTTAGTCCAGTGACAGCAATATCAGTACCATCAACAGCAATAGTGCCATTAGCAGTACCAGATTCGACCTTCTGAATAGCAGAAGAAGCTAAAGCGAGCTTATCGGTAACAGCTTTTGCTAGTTTAGCTTCAGTGATGCTACCGTCAGTAATTTTTGCTGTTACCTTATGAGTCTTAGGATCAATATTGATGAATACCATATCATCTGCAGCAGAACCAGAGGTGACATATTCAATTAAATCATTGACTCTAATATATAATTTATCATTAGTAGTATTAGCTAGAACTAATACAATATATGTACCAGCCTCAGTAACACCAGCGGGTACTTCACCAGCTGCAAATGTCTGAACAGAACCAGACTTAACAACCATGTCTTTTGGAATGTCGATAACTGCACCAATAGCTGTGCCATCCTTAGTTAGCTGATAAGATGCGGACATGCCCTCAGTAGCGGCATCCAGCTTCTTCATGCTATATTCAGGCACTGTCACTTCAGGAATAACAACCTTCAGACCATCAGCTGCAAGTGAAAGAGCATTATCCTCACCAGATGCAATAGCTACCTTAACAGTAGGCTCAGTAGCATTGCCACCAACCATAATGGACTTATCAGCTGCCTTAACAGAAGCAACCTTGCCATTAGCAATAGCTAGAACATTAGCAATTTCTTTATATAGACCAGTAGCTGCGACTTCACCATCAGCTGCTTTACCAACCTTAGAAATAAGATTTGTAACTTGACCTTGTAGAGTAGCAACATCGCCAGCAAGGTCACCAGAGGTAGTTGTAGAAGCTAGTTTAATTAATGTACCAGCTTCATTAGAAATCATATAAGCTTCGCACTTATTATCGGCGCATAATGTTAGAATCTGACCAACATATGCAGTAGCACCAGAAGCTGCATACTTATTTAGTTCAGTTTTATCGTACCATACAGCAGTAGTATCAAGAGGGATAGGATTACCACGCTTGATATTCATAGGAAGAGCCATATAGGCAGCATCTTTTAAAATAGTAGCCATATTATATTATTCCTCCTTTATAAATTAACCAATTGTGACAGCATAAGTTTCAGTACTATCAATTGCAGCAGGCTAATATACCCAAATAGTATAAGGAGCTGCAGTATATCCTTCAGCGCCCTCAACATTAACAGTACCAGCTTGCTTTACAAAATTAGCAGTAGCATCAGCATTCATAGCACTAGGCATAAGAACCTTACTTACATTATATCCAGCAGGACAAGCAATAACAACTTTCTTTGCTCCAGCACCTGCACCAAATGTAGTAATAGGCTTTTTACTAGCAGCTTCATGTTTTAATCCACGAATAGTAGTACTATCAAGAGCTGCATCAGTAGTTATAGGACCATAGAACATATGACGGACACCCTAAAGGACATTGCTATCTTTAGATGCTGAGCCTGCCTTAATCTGGCTAGCAGGATAAGAATTACCTAGATTGGTCTTAGGAATAGTGCCGTAGCCATAAGTTGCGGTTGCAGTAATTTTTTTAGCTGTTGCTTCAGCAACAACATTATCGAAAGAACCAGTAGCAGTAGCAAGGACATCTTCAACACCAGTGCATTTTACACTCCAACTCTGAGCTGTAATACCAGTAGCTGGACCATAAGTATAACTACCAGCAGATAGAGCTGCTGTATATGTTAAATTCTTCTTCGTGCCAATTTCAAATGTACCAAGTCCGCTAGTAGAGCTGAAACTAACAGCAGGATCAGACTTAGAAGGATTAGCTTCCTTGGCCATTAAGGTAGAAAGGACCTGTTCAACGCTCTTACCTTTAGCTGCAAATTTAGCAGAACCAGATGGTTTAGCTAAAGTGCCAATAGCAACAGTATAAGTAATGTCATCATCAAAATAAACATTATCAGCACGATAATTGCCATCCATAGCTTTCCATTCACCGTCATATACGTAAGCAGTATAAGAAGTCTTATCGCCAGTAATAACACGCTTTACAATAGCAGTATCGCCATTGTGAAGCTCTGCAGAAGCTACAATACGAGTAATAGCCTGAACGTCAGTTTCTTCACCTGTTGGAATAGCTTCAAAATTTTGAGCGGCTTCGCCACCAAAATATTTTAAGTTTTCAAGAGTAGTAGTACCATCACCGATTTTCATTTTACGAGTATCGTTCTCGTAAACAATTTCACCAGCTTTTGGGACTGCACTACCTTTTGCTTTAAGAGCTTCAGCCGTATCATTTAATACTTGAATGCGAGTATTAAGAATATTTTCAGCCATAAATTATTTTCCTCCTATAAAATTAATTAAGAGTATTTGCGTTGCCGCCATTAAGAATATCATAATGATCTTCTCCATATTGAATAGGTACAAGATTATTATTTACATCTACAATATAAGGCAACCATTTATTATTCTAAAAAATAGATACAATTTGACCAACACAATTATGCTAAGTAATATAGTTAATTGCATCTACTAAAGAATTGAAAGAATTTTGTGCTGAAGAAGAAGTTTCTGTAGTTGTCCATTTACCATCGTAAATATATAATTTACCATCATAAATACACATTTCTCCATCTTCAGCAGTAGCTGGAAGTGCATCAACTGTGCCTAAAAATTCCATTACATTATCAGGAAGATCAATTGTACCACTTTCGCCACCGATATATGGTAAATCATTCCATAAGGTTTTACCATCACCAATTTTCAGTTTATGAGTATCTAATTCAAATCCAGGCTCGCCATCCTTAAGCAATAAGTTCTTTTCACGCCATGTAGTTGATCGACCTCTTTTGAACTTGATGATATCAGCCATCTCGTGTTCTCCTTTCTTTAATCATCATCTATAGAGCCGCCATCCCAGCCGCCTGTTGACTTGGAAGTATCTTCTTTGTCAATATCGCCGCCATCTTTGCCGCCCTTATATGAAAGAATAAACATTTTCATATTGTCCTTCTCCTTTCATATTTAAAATTATTTTATATTGCTCTATACCTGTTGGACCGAAAATTTCTTAAATGGAATTTTAATTTAAGCATTCGGTTTTAATGGTCCAAGCCGGCCCGAGCAATCTATAACCTACTGTCTTTAAAATATATAAAAAAAAAGATGGACTGATTAATCTAATCAGTCCATCTTTATAGAAAGGATGAAATGCAATGAACGAATTTGAAACGAGTGGCGCGGAACTGAGGTGTCGATCCCCATCCCTATCACAGGACCACTTGTTTTCAAGACAAGGCTTACCGCCGGGCAAGTTAATTCCGCATATCATAATTGGCTATAGACCCTTAACTATCTATGATTTAAATACGCCACAATTACCATGAAGCTTAGCGATACCAATTATTTTAAAAACAAGACTCATTGAAAAGCCAAAATAAAAACGCGGAATTTAGCTTACTAAACCAGCTAAAAAGAAAAAACTTTTCAAAATATACTTTATTTTCTTTATTATACTTTTTCATCTATTATTTGATAAGTAAGTATTGTAGAGCCTTTGTAGGCAAAAGTTTGCTGAAAATGAGTCTTAATATATGAGGGGCGGAAAGGAATACCTTGTTGTCTTTGCCCTCGACAAGGTTTAACCGTATTATACGAAAGTAGGGGTATGTTAATGTAAGATTAGTTTAAACATCATCGCCACGGGAAGGCTCTTACTTGATAACGCATAGGAGCAAGGGATTCGAACCCTGGACGTGTAGCTACAATTAGTTTTGGAGACTAACCCAATCGACCACTCTGGCACTCCTACATATAATGGCGTTGGGTAAAGGATTTGAACCTTTGGTCCCCGTTTCCAGGGACAACTGCTTAGCAGGCAGCCGCTATCGACCTCTCAGCCAACCCAACAGATATAGAAAAATAGATAGTAAAAAACAAGCATTGCGCCAAGGCGTAAAAACTCTATCTATTGTATAGTTTTTGTTCCTTACATATTTAAATATATAAGAAAGGATTACCGGTAGCCTGCCGCCTAATGACAGGATTTCCTATAACCGGACTTTATATTCACACCGTGGCCTCGGTGGAACGAACTCTTACAAAATGTTCAGCCAGATGTTTCGGCATCCAAATCAAAGTGCCATCATAAAATCTGAAAAGATAAGTCATAAAATTATCTTTATTATCAGCCTTGCGGCACTTACCCTTACCGTACCTCTTACACCAGACCTTATCTCCTGGATTAAACTTCATTATTTTCTCCTTAACAATTTTAACAAAGCCCTAAAATCATTTGCTGGATTTGAACCAACTCTAAAAAATTTTTGCAGAATTTCTTATTTATCCTATTAAAAGTTGCTGTGTGGGCTTTTCATAAAACATTATTAATTATACTCATTTAATCAATTAGCATTACCCAAGATACGCCCCGTGGAGGCTTGATTAATGTATCTCTTGCGGGAGTGGGATTCGAACCCACGATAACCAGTTTATGAGGCTGGTGTCTTAACCACTTGACGATCCCGCAATATTAACAAGACAATTTTTATACGTTGCGCTACCAATTACGCTATATCCGATCTTCGACCAGACAGTAGGACTCGAACCTACAACACACGGCTCCCAAAGCAAATTTATAATTGCTGTATTGTCTTTCATAAATGGTGGAGCCAGAGGGAATCGCACCCTCGACTTTGAATTAAATTCAACGTTTTCCTACCATAAACTATGTCCCCAAATATGATGGTTATAAAACTTAATCTAATGCAGGCATCAGACTAATAGAACGCTCCATCAAGTTCTATGCACCAGTTGAGTTGTATGTTTTCCGCGAGTGCGGTGGCGGGAAACCAAGGAATTGAACCTTGCTTGGCGGATTAACAGTCCGCTGCCTGAACCACTAGGCTAGTCTCCCATATTCATAGGGAAGGCTTCTAGAAAACCCGTGCGCTTACCACCCTACGTGTTTGGAATATATCACACTTAATGGTGGAACTTGCGAGAGTCGAACTCGCTACCTCCTGCTTGCAAGGCAGGCGCTCTCCCAGTTGAGCTAAAGTCCCATATTTGATAGTTATAAAACTTAATCTAATCAGATTAATAGAACGCTCTATCAAGTTCTATACTTTAAAATTGTTTACATAGGAAAAAGCATGTGGCGATGCTAAGGGGACTCGAACCCCTGACCTTCGGAGAGACAGTCCGACATTCTAGCCAACTGAACTATAGCACCATATGGTCGAGCTGCTGGGATTCGAACCCAGGTTTGAAGCGTGAAAGGCTTCTGAATTAGCCAATTACTCTACAGCCCGATAAATGTCAGCCTGAAAACTACTCACTGACCGTTGGACGCAACTCCAAAGTTATTAGTATGCGTTATATAAATTCTCGAAAAGAGACACCCGATTTATTCATCAGAAATCATTTTTTCAGATTTCTCTTTTTCTTTCGCCCTATCATATTCCATACCCTTACCTTTTTTGGCCGGAACAATAGATCTACGACGGCGGAACAGAAGATACTCGTTCAACTCTGTGCTATCCATTTTAATTGCAGGTTTCTTAGTAGTTGCCATTTCAAATATCTCCTTTATTATTATATAATATTTTTTTTAAATTTTCAAATTTATTGGTGCAGGATATTGGATTTGAACCAATGACCTCTTGGGTGTAAACCAAACGCTCTAACCAGCTGAGCTAATCCCGCATATAGTCTATTTAATTAAGCTGCCAAGAAAAATTAAATAGACTTTTATAAAAATCCTCACTGGGTATGGAGGGCATATTAGACTGGCTATTACAGTAGGGCTAATAAGGTAGACTCGCTTGAATTTCACAATATTTGGTTCAACACCAAATTAAATAAAACTATATACATAATTTCTCATGATATAATCTTATTCCATTACTCTTTAAGGTTCTCTAATGGATGAACTACGAGAATTTTGCTATCTTATACTAATTGCGCGTTTTCATATAAGAACCATTTAACGTCAGCGATGCTCTATGAAATTTCTCAAACTTGACCTGGTGCGCCAGGCGGGGATCGAACCCGCGTTGCCCTGCTTATGGTGCGGAATATTGGATTTGAACCAATACATTAAAATGCTACTTACATCAATCCCACAAAGGCAGGTGCCATACCACTTGGCCACTGGCGCATATACGCATTTTAGAGGTTCCGGACCCTCTTGAGCAGCATCACTCAAATAAGATTTTGTCACCTAATTTTAAAAATCTTATTAAAAACAAACCGGTTTTATAGCTAAACCTTTAACTCCCTTTCCGTTTTTACTTATATGTCAAGAAACAACCAAAGAGTAAGTATAAAAAGACAACATATGAAGAATTTGTTTATAGACAAGCTTCAAACACTCGTCTTGCGGTCATGTTATTTTATAATCAAGTAAGTAATAACTTCAACCGCGTTTCTTTAACTTAAATAACCTTTAATAATAGTCCTATATTAAATAATTAGTTATGGGCGACTATTATTTCCCAGCTTTAATTAATCCTTCTATTGGAATTGAACCAATACCTCCGCCTCTTTCAGGCAGCATGCTTCCATTACACCAAGAAGTAATATATATGGCTTATTTATATAACGATGGAGCCACCAACCACCGAGCCTTGATTATAGTGAATATAGCTACTACTTCACTGTTGGTACCGGTGAAAGGACTCGAACCTTCAGATTAATGATCCTAAATCATTCGCCTATGCCATTCGGCTACACCGGCATATGGTGGAAAGAAGTATTTCACCTTTTATAGCGCGCTTCTCCCCGTTCCCGCGCTACCCCTCTCCCAATTAGCTTGATTACAAGAGGATTTTACTATGAAGTTCATCATAGCTAACTATAAAATTTCTTTATAGCTATACATTAAAACCCGATTTCCCTTTGCCTCAGTTTATTTTTAATTGGTCTATTGCCAACGGCAGGTGACTAATCTGCCTAGTTCAAATCGGAAACCCCATGTATAAGACCAATTGGTGGGACAGGGAGGTATCGAGCCTCCATCCTTTGGTTTTTCAGACCAATGCTCCGACCTCGTAAGCTACTGTCCCATACAAATGAGAATTTATTTCTCATTTATTTTGTATATATATTTTATAATATTTTTTTTAATTTTTCAATTAAACTTCAGGGTGACGAACAAAAAATTCAATAAACAAACCTTCATCTTGCTTACTATCACAGAAAAGTTCCAATTCATCACCATGCTGACCAAGTAATGCGCCAAGCGCGATATACTGTGAAAGTGCAGATTTCATATTATATCTATCACCTTGTGGACTAACCAGCCATACATTACTATGTGCGCGATTAACTGCTGCGATAAAATCTTCAACCTGCTTAATATTTGTCAACTTCATTATTTTAATTCCTTTCTATTGGAATATGGTGCTCCCGTCGGGATTTGAACCCACATCTGGCGATTTGGCCCAAGATGTTAGATTTGAACTTACATCTTTCTTGCGCATAGACTATTTTGCCATTTAAACTAATCTTGGATAAGTCGCCGGCTCTGACCAATTGAGCTACGAGAGCATTTATTTGATTTCTTATTGATTACTTATATATTATATTATATTTTTTTAATTTTTTCAAATTAAGAAATTTACCCAAGACTTTTTATACTTGGCTCCAAGGAAGGAATTCGAATCCTTATTTTCAGAATTAACTCTGATGAATTATCCAGTTATTCGACCACGGAAAAAAGTTTAAGTTGCTGTAAAAGTCTTTTTATATAAATATTATATAATATTTTTTATTAAAAATCAAATAATTATTTTATTCAAACAAGACTTATTTGGTTTGGTTCCGCTGGGTTTAACCGCTTCCCTACCTCCGCCATATAATGGTGGGGAGGGCAGGATTCGAACCTGCGTAGCATTCGCGACGGATTTACTGTCCATTTTTTGCTGTTAAAGTCTTTATTTTCTTTATTTTGTATATATATTATATATTAATTTTTATTAAATATCAAATTTATAAATTTTTTCTTGTGAATGATTATCAATAATTTCAATTAATTCATTAAGATAATTTTTATTTTCTGCAACTTTATCAATTTCAATAGCTAAATTTAAAGCTGTATAACTAAAAGAGAGCTATTCTTTAATTCCAAGAATTTTTTTTATTTCTTCAGTAAATTGCTATAAATTACTTTTATTCAAATAAAAATTTCCCAACAATAAAAATAAATTAGTTTTACCATTAATTAAAAAATAAATCTAATCTAAAATTTTCCAAAATTGTTTATCTATTTTTTTAAAATTATTAAATAGCAATTTTAAACAATAATTTATATAACTAATATTTTGTTCAAAATTAAAATTATTAAAATCAGTGTATATTAACTAATTATCAAAATTATAATTATTATTAATAATCTACAATAATAATTTATATCTATTAATAAAAATTTTATCTTGAATTTCCATAATTTTATATAATTCTATACCTTTATATTGTTTTAATATATCCTTATGTAAAATATATTTTTGACATAAATATTCATAAACAGATAAAATCTAAATATCCATATTATATTTTTGAAAATTTATATTCTTATAATTACTTATACAAAATAAAATATTATCTTGTATAAGATACATATAATATATCTTACAGTTATATGTATTTTCGATAAATATTTTTAAATTATAATGGTTCATTTCTACTTGTGCCACTACATGTGCCAGTACAGCTTGTACATAAACCTGAACAACTTCCTCCACACAATCCAGTACAATCGTTAGCACAATGTCTTGTACAGCTACCACTGCATCCACTACATCCTGTATAGCATCCACCTGAGCAAGAACCACTACATCCGCTACAGCTACCACTACAACTGCTTCGACATCCGCCTCTGCAAGTGTTTTGACAGCCTCCTTGGCAAGTATTCTTACAACTACCTAAACAAGTTCCCTAACATTGTACTCCACAACTTTCGCTACAACTGGTAGAACATAATCCAGTGCAATAAGCTGAACATCCAGTATTCGAATCAGTTAATCCCATAGCTTGATAAGCTGTAATTTTTGCCTCTAATGTACTTAAATCATCATCTTTAATAACATTTATATTTTCATTCTGATTTTCAATATTTATTGCCGCCATAGGTTCTACCAGTTTTGTTATGTGTTCTTTTGAAATAACTTTTCCATTATCAGGCTAAGTAGTATAATCATAAGAAGTCCCTCCATATGAACTTACACTACCGGTATATTTACGACGTAAACATTCAGCCTTTATTTTTTTCTTTAATTCATTGAATCTATCAGAAGTTATTGTCGTTCCTATTTTCATTTGTCATTGTCTCCTTTATTATATTATATTCATCCTAAGAGATAATTTTTAATGCTTTTTCCATATCTCCATTAAATTTAAATCGTTTATTCGAGTTTATTTTTTTTAAAATAGAATTTAAATAATATAAAGAAGCTAGAACTGTAGCATAATGCATATCACAAATATAAGTAACTCTTTTATTAACATTACCTGTTTCTTGATAATTATAAGCTGTACACCAAGAGCATCCTCCAGAAATTTCACAATCTAAACATTCTTGAGGAGATTGACTAATAACTGTTATTTCAGATAAATCTTTTAATCTATTGATGGTTAAATTATCTTGGCCTATTCCCTAATAAATATCTCCAATATAATATTCTGGCTGATTACTTATGCTATCTTCCATATAACGTAAACATGGATAATATTTACCTTTCCAATTTAAGGCTAACATACGACCATTCCCGCCACACCAATTATCATTAGATAAATTTTTACTTCCATCATTAATATAAAAAATAGATAAATAAACTTTATCCCACAAATCATTATTTAATAAATAATCAGCAATTTTTTTTAACTAATAATATAATGTAGTGGCATGGTTAAGTTCCCAACCTTTTTCATACACACAATTTAGATTGATTTGACTATAACCATTGTTTATCATTTCTAAAACAGCGTCATATAAATAATCTATATTAAATGGAGAGATAGTCATTTTACTCCCAATCCATTTATTATAATTATGGCTATAATGTAATGCGGCAGACAATGCTTTATCATAACTACCACTACCATCAGGGAAAACTCTACAAGCGTCATGTAATTTTTTATTTCCATCAATAGAAATTGATAAACTTAAATTTTCATTATTTTTTTTAATATACTCTTGTACTTTTTGTTCAAAATATAAAATACCATTAGAACTAATTGAAATTTTATATTTAGTAGCCCAGGGATGCCGCAATTCAATCATTTTATTAATAAAATAATCAGTAATCTAATCAATTAATTCAATTTCTAAAAATGGCTCTCCACCTATAAATTCTATTATTACTCCTGGTATTTTATAAGAATCAATATAACCAATAATTTTATTATCTCTGGTTAATATCTAATCAATCATCTGTTTAGCTGTTTCAAAAGATAATTTATGTTTACCTTTATGCCCTTGATAACAATAAGTACAATTTAAACAACAATCATCTGTAACCTAAAATGTTAATGTAAATACAGACTAAGAATTTAAACAATCTTCAGGATATAAACGACCTATAAAATCAGAAAATTCTTCAGGAATGTGGCTTATTTTAGGAAATAACATCAATAATTACCTCATTTGTATAAAAATCTAAATTCCAATTGCAAGTTTGATTCCCAATTTCTGGTTTGATATAATTATTTTCTAATTCTAATTTAGCTAATTCATATTCAGCAAATAATTCTATATACTCATTATGATAATCATCAAAAGCTTTATTTCTAATATTTTGTCTAATTAAAAATTGACATAAATTTTTTCTAGCTTCAATTTCATAATTTAATTTCTAAAGATAATTTACTTCTTCTTGAGGAATTATAATCTTCTTCATATTTTTATTCCTTTCTTATATAAGAAATTTAATTATTTAATTAATATAATATGCCCTATATAAATAATTATAACATAAAAATAAGAGAAAGTCAATTTGACTTTCTCTTATAAACCAAGCTTTTCAATTAAAGCTTTTAAATTTTCTTCTTCTTCTGGACTAATTTCTGTAGCCTTCTTTACAGACTGAATTGTTGCTCCATTTTCAAAATTAAGTTCATTATTACCAAAATCCATAGAACCAAAATTTTCTACAGGAGTTTTCGGACACGTTAGACTAATTGCAATCTGAATATATTGTCCATTTTCTTTAGCTCGCACATAATACTTTTTATCATAAGATCCGAGGAAATCTTCACCAAATGCTTCTGCAATTTTTTCTACAACAGCATCTTTAGCAATACTACCTTTTGCCATTATTCATTCTCCCTATCAAATAAAATTTCATCATAACAAGCTTCACAATAGTAAGCATTGTTTTCTTCATCATAAATTAAATCTTTTTTATCATAATACATATTACAATTATCACATATCTAATAATTGTCTCCGCAACTACGGCATACATAACCATCATCATCATCTAATGATATTGCTTCAGGAATATAAATACGTCTACCGCATTCTCTACAGAAAGTAAAATCTTCTGTTTCTTCTGTACCATATTTAAGTTCACAATCAATACAAAGCATCGTATCTGTTAAAACACAATCATTTTTACCACAAATACAACATTTTACATCATGTCCTATATTAACTTTAGTAGTGGTACGAGTTCTTGGAAGAATTAATTTATCTTGCGGAATACCTTCTTCATGCCAATAAGGTTCACTATAAGCAATACTAAACCAATAGTCATATACAGTAGAATGAAGAGGGTCATTATAATGTAAAGGATTTTTTGGGTCAACAATAACCTTAATATCTGGGGTCATCATATACCCAGTAGGTAATAAACGAACTTCATTAGAAAAGATTTTATCATTTATTGTAAATGTATTATATTTTTCATGACACCAATCGGTAAACCGATATCCTTGCCCGAAAAATGTTTCATACAGTTCAAGAGCAAAATCTTGTAATCCTTTACTTTCATAAGGATAATGCCGACCTGAAATAACCATAGTATCATCATCAGATACATGAAGAAGCATACGCCACTTCTTATCTGCCCATGGTACATCATCTGGAAATCTAGGTAAAACCGCATCATGTTCACTCTTAATATAACATATAATCGTACAATTATCTGCCATATAAGATAAATTACCAGCACGATATTCTCCATCAAGAGCATGACATGACCGCCAATTATGCGTATTTTCACTTAAACTAAGATAATCCAATGGATGAACTGACATACAAAAATATCCACTAATTTTTGTATTTTGAATAAGCATACTAGCTTTATCTTGTATTTCAGTAAGAATTTCCTTATCTTCTACAAAATATTTAAATGCTTTAATTATTTTCATTCCTTTTGGAATGATAGTTCCATTATTCATTGAATAATCTTCGCTTAAAATATTATTATAAAAATTTTTTCTATTATTTTCAACAAAATCTCTTAATTCAAATAAGCCATAACGCCAACGAATGTTGTCAATAAAACAATCTAATTCAGCTTTTTTATCATCTTCTGAAATAGACATTGTAATAGGTGCATGACTTTGATAAATTAATTTATTACCAGGAAGTCTGCTATAAAATTTGCATTTATTCTCTTCCCAATCATTCATTAATTTATCAATATTTAAAAGGTTAATGTCCAGTCCCTATGAATAGGCAATAACCTTCTTTACTTGTTCTTTAATTTCATTTAAATTACAACAGGGACTCGACATTTATCACATACTCTTTCTTTCATATTATTTGAATAAAATAAATTATAGCACCTTTCACATTGATGAATATTAGGATCAAGTGCCAAACATTCAGGGCATACATGAACCTTTACTCCATCAATATCAAGAGGAAAATCTTCCCACTCATAATACAACTGATTACAAAAACTACAATTAATAAGTTTATCATCATCAAAATCATAAGGCATATGATATTTATTAGTCAATGTAATCCACTGAAGATATTCCTTGCTGGGGATAAATTTATATTTATCTGCATTTTCAATATCATCAAGCATTTTACATACTTTATTAATTGTATTATACAATGTTCTAATATGCAAATCTTCATTTTGAGTATGTTCATGATGATAGCCAACTGATAAATTTACTCCGGCAATTTCCCATTCAGGCATAATAATACTAATATCTGTAAATGATCCAATTGCTTGTCTAAAACCAAAACTTTCAACATAATCTATAAATGTAAAATTTTCACACTCATAGAAGACACAATCTCTTTCACCAGCTCTATCAAGCTCAATCATGTACTTAATATTTGGAGCTACTGGATGTGCTTCAACAAATATATGCGCACCATAGCCACCCATTTCTTCATCCGTTGTAAAAAGAACATAAGGTCTATACTTTTTGCGTAAAATCTGAATAATCGCAAAAACACCTGCTCTATCGTCTGCTCCAAGACCTTCCTTGCCTTTATAAACAGCTCTTTTCTCATTATAAGTAAATTGACGAATTGGTTGTCTAAATACAGTATCTACATGTGCAATAAGCATAACAGGAATATTACCTTCAGCATATACATAATCTTCTGTAATCTCTACATTAGAATATTTATTAGATACAAAATCACCGAGAGCTTTCAAAAGACCTACTTCACTAATCTTGAATAACCCTTCCAAGAGCCCTCTACAATTTTCAGTAAAATCAGGAACTAAAACTTTTTTACCCATTTCTTATTCCCTTCTATTATTATATAAATATTATATAATAATTTTATTAAATAATCAATTAGGGCTTATCTGTTCTTGGTCTTCTCCCTCATGTTCGGCAATATACTCCTTGGCCCATTGACGTCCGGCCCGTTCAAAATACAATACTTTATCACACATTTGGCAATAAGGTTTAGGTGTTTCACATACTTGTCTACAATTAAGACGCATTTCATCAAGACCTTCATACACCAATCTATCATCAATATTAGTATTAAGTCCAAAAATTAATGAATTCATGTCATTGGGCCAAGACTTATCTTCAAAATAAATGCGGTAGAAGGCTCGTTCTTGTGTAGGTCCATCATTTTCAAATTCACAAACATCAAAATATGGTTTATAAATATCAAGTTTTTCTGGACGAACCCAAGTGCCATGTAAGCCACTCATTTGTGGAATATGCCCTTGAATATATGCGCGATTTGGCACAAGTCTTAATGGAATATCTATTTTTTTTACTTCATTTAAATCAAAGAAAATAGGAGCATCAATATAAGCATATGATACACCTAATTTTTTTAGATTATACAGCTCATAATATGTTTTTGCTGGTTCACTATAAAAAAATTTAAGATCATATTTCTCCATCCAGCGTAATGTAAGCAAAGGATTTAAATCATGCAACCGAACATAGAAGGTGCGGCCCTAATGTAGGCCGGCCTTACAAGTGGCTATACTTTTCCAATCCATTGGTTTGCCTTTTGGAGCATCTATGACAAAATCTTTATCAGGATATTTTTCTACTAAATCAAGAAGATGGTCAATATATGCCCATTTAACCTCAACCTATTCTGCCTTTTGGAGATATTGTTCTTCTTGATTATGTCTTAAACAAACTTTCATTTTTATCTACTCCTTTTTATATTATTTTATCATATTATTAACATTTAGTCAAGAAAATTCTTAAATCACTTTTTAATTTAGGCGTTCGGTATAGACGCTTGACCTTGGCCGGAGCAGCACCTTAAAATGGCAAAACAAAAGGGTCGGTTTCCCGACCCTTCATTTATTAAGCTCTTGCGTAGCACATTGCGTGGCGTGCCTTCTCACCCTCGCCGCCAGGAACCTTCATCTCCTGCTTCTTCACCAGACCATCGCGGACAAGACCTGCAAGACGATGACGAACCTTACCCAGAGTAATCTCTTCATCATCAACAAGGTTATGAATTGCATCAGCAGTACGGAACTGCTCATCAATTACTGCAAACACCTTCTCGCGTGCAACATCAGGCTCAGCCTTCTTGGCTTCACGCTTCTCACGGTCCTTGGCATTGCGCTGGTCAATACGGTCAATCTCTGTCTGACAAAAATCAACCAGAGTCTGTGCATCAACTTCAACCTCTTCACCGCACAGCTTGCCAATCAGAGCATCGTACAGCTCACGCTTCGTAAACTTCTTTTCCATAATTTAATAACTCCTTTTATTTTTCCTTTATTTTATGTATATATTATATTATTTTATTTTAAAAATTTCAATTAAATCGCGATTGACATACTGCTATCATAAAAACGTTCAGGATAATGGGAAATCTTATAATTATGATTACTAATTATAGTAGAATAAGGGTCATTAGCAATTATTCTTTTAGCTTCTACGTTTAAATCATCTTCTTCAATTAAGAGAGCTGCTACACCATAGTAAGGACTACCATCCAATCGAATTGTTTTAGCTCTAATATTAGTATCTCCAAGATACTTTAAATATTCTTTATTAGCAAGACATTCACTACAAATATAATGTTCATCATAATCAATATTAATAGTATCAATATTAATAGTTTGATTTCCAATATGTCCAACAAACATAAGAGTTAAATCATCATCAAAATGGGCATCCTCACAACACATGCATCTATGTAAATCATTATAACAATCTTCACAAACCCATTCGCCGTCTACTTCAATTGCATCATTTGCATTAACTCGTTCACCACAGCAATAGCAATAAGTAGATGGATCACAGTCTTCACAAATCACCATTTCAGTGTCGTCAGACAAATAACCATCCTCGCCGCAGCACATACAAGTCATTAAACCAGAATAATTAATTGTAAATGTACGATATTTATTGTTTGGTGGATTAATTGAAAAAATTCCATAATTCTCTGTATTACCAAAATCATTATACATTTCATTTGTTGCAAAATCCAACAGAAAATGATTATCCTTATCTTCTTTATCTTGCCAAGCTCCAATATAAGAGCAACTTTCCAAACTCTCTTGTGGCTTTTTTCTGTTATAACGCCATTCAGTTTTTTCTTCAACCAAATCAACAAGCCAATTTACAAGAGCTTTATCAAATGCAATATTGTAATAAGGATAAGATTTTACAGAACAAATAGCATTCGGATGGACAATGATTAATTCTCTCCAACTTTTGGAAGTCCATTCAATAGAAGTATTTTCTGGATAGTAAGGTTTAGTAGTAATATATGCTACAACAACTAATGGACTATTCATCATCTCAATAGTACCTGCACGATAGCTTCCTGGCCCTTGAGTCCAATTCATACAACTTTCCCAGCAATTTGCATTATCGCTCATAGTCATATAATCCAAGGGATGAATAGACAGAGTAAATTTAATTTTAGATTTGCGTACTTCAGTAATACGTGAAACATGATTGCGAAAAATTTCAAAATCAGGCAAATCAAATTCTTTAGCCATTTTCTGAAGAACTTTCATTACCTTAGCTCCTTCTGGAACTTTAACTACTTTACCATCTTTATTGTGATAAGCAAATCCTTTAACAACTCTATTAGTAAAAAGTTGATAAGCTTGAGTTAAATTATATATGGCATGTCTTGTTGCATAACTATTTTCAAAATAAGTAGTATCAGATTCAAATAATCTACGAAGATTTGTAATAAAATTGATACCAGGATTAGTGCTATAGAGATACTCATTAACTTCTCTTACTTTTTTGTTATCTCCATCTTCAACCTGGATTTCCTTCTCCAGCATTAACTTTTCGCCAAAAATATTAAATAGAGTTTGTTTACTCTTATTCCATTCTCGAAGGATATAATCAAGAGATGCTTTGAGTTTAATAGGGGAATTAACACCACCCCATGTTTCAATATATTCAGTAATATATTTCTTATCTTGTGCCGTTAATGCTTCATAAGGCGTCATGATTATTTACTCCCTTTATTTTTTCTATAAATATTTTATAATATTTTTTTATAAAAATAAAAAAGGGATAAAGAATCAAATCTTTATCCCTTTTTATCTATGTTTAATTATCTTTTTTCTGATTATATGTCACAATAGGTTCACAAACAAAGCAACACATAGCACAAGAAACTTTAACAGCTTCTTCTGAATCATGTCCAAGATGAAGTGCTGTCAAAGCATAAGGAGCGCCAGCACCGATAGCATAATAATCTTTAATTTCTCTAACTAAGTATCCACAAATCTGAAAAAGATGACCTTCAAAAGCCATTAAATAACTATTCCTAATCTCACGAGTATTAGAAATCTCGCCTTTCCATTTACCAAATTCAGTAAAATAATTAAGAATTTCTCTTTCTGTAGCATTAAGCGGTTGATGATTTTCCATATACAGCCACATAAGACTACATTCATCCGCATTACCAACACTACCAACAATCATATCATTTAAAGAAATAATTTTAGTAAAGTTAGTATTAGGGTCTTTTTCCCATCCATTAGTTAAAATACTGTCCGCAGACATTTGAATATTATTATCATATACCTTCGCGGCAACTACGCTCATTTTATATTACCTCATTTAATATTATTTTATTTATAAATTGTTCCTTTTAACAAATCAGGTAATTCATTATTAAGAACTTCTTTCCACCCAATTATATTACCTTCAAAACCTTCAAGGTCTTTGAAATTACCAGTTGGGCAAGTTTGACTAATCTTACTATCTACAACAAGCTCAATTAATTCATCACAAATAATACCATGAATTAAATCCCAGTTTTTTGTATGGCGGTCTTGCTTTTCATCAGCTTTAACGACCTTAATCTCTGAACCATCTTCACAAATAAAAATCCATTTTGAACCAATCTTACCGAAATACCTTCCAAGAGCACAAGCAGTATAGCCATCATCAGTAGCTAATGTGCCGTTCTCCTAAATGGTTAAATAATTATGAATTAAATCCCATTGAGGACTATCAGTAGATGTAATATCAGTCCACCATTCAAAGGGTTTATTAGTATGGTCGATTCCGCAATTACAATATTCTGTAGGACCGTATTCGATTTCTGACCTGCTTCCGCCATCAGCACTATAACTTTTTATGTTAAAAGCATTTACTGGCATCATCATTAAAGCAACCATAGCGATTACAAGAATGACATTTAAGAATTTTCGCATATTAATTCTCCTTCAATATAAAATAAATAACTAGTAAATAATACTATATTTCATATGAAAAGTCAAATTTAATAGCTAAAAAGAATTGACCACTTAAAAGCGGTCAATGTTATTTACAGCATCATCCATTTTATCATGCCAGAGAAAAATATCCTCCAAAGGGTCAATACAATTAAAAAAGATAATATTATGCTTATTAATAAATCTATCACAATGATAATGACCAAAGAGCCATACATCATATGTAATCATATTCTTAATTTCTTCAAGCCATTCTTCCATAGAGGTATCTACAGTAGATTGATCTACTACTGAAAGAAATTTATCAACTGGCCTAAGAGAATAAGGGCAGGTGTGTGATAGTACAAGATCAAAATGCTTATTAGTTTGTCGAATAAGCATTTCAGCATCAACTTTTTCTTTATCACTTAATTGTTCATCTTCCCACCAAAGCAGATTGTTTTTAAGACGATAATATTTATCAACAGAATAAGCACCACCAATAACTAATGTACGATATTCTCTATCTTCGGTTTTAAGATAATAAATCCCGTAATTATCAAAATATCTAATCAGAGGGTGAGTCGGCTCATACCATACATTAGCCTGAACATTGCTATCCCAAATACGCTCTATACCTTCAACATTTTCAGGACGTACTTCATGATTGCCATGCACGCAATAAATAAAATATCCAAACTGGCTTGCATATTCTTTCTTCATATTATCTCTGAATGCACTACCAGTATTAAAACCGCAGTCTCCAAGGATAATAATTGCATAGTCTTTTGGATTTAAAATTCTAAACATTCTTGCATTAAGCCATGTGAAATCACCATGACAATCGCCTCTAATCAGATAGTCCTTGAACATTGAAGTTCCCTCCTTACGTATTTTCTTCTTTAGCCAGCTCTTCCTTTAATTCTTCTACTTTTTCTATAACTGCACTAAGCACAACAGCTTGAGCCCCAAAACTGGTAAAATGTTCAGTCAACCATTTACCAAGATCATCAAAATTGTTTTCAATTTCTTCAATATCTCGACTATCAATTTCAATAGTCATATTATCTTCAGACATTTAACATTTCCTTTACAATTCTTTTTTTCATAGTAAGATAAACAATCTTATTCATAAAATCTTCAAGTTCTTCATTACCTTCATCCTTGGTCTTAGAACAATAATCATCAGCTACTCTTGTAATATTATTAATAGCAGTATTTGCTACAATTCGTGCAGTTTCAAGATCATAGTGATAATTTTTTACATCAAGAAGATAATCACCCATTGGAGCCTGAAGGCAATCTGCATATTTAACCCCATCAATATAACGTCCAAGATACTGTTCAATACGAAGCAAATGCATAAGCTGCTTACTATCATAACCATATGTATCAATCAGATGAGTTTTAGTAGGATATCTATGTTCCATTGCATGATATTTTTCCATAGCAATACCCTTCATTGTCTTAACTGCCTTGTAAGGATTATAACGTGCAATAGCTTCACGCTCATTAAGCAGTGCCTGCCACTCATTCCAATACACGCTTGATGCCATTTTATAAGGTGTGAAGATACATTCAAGATATGCCATATTCTGTTTCTTCAAACAATCAATGAACAAACGAATATCTTTAAAATCAATGTGTTCATCATTAGGAAGAATCTTGGTATAAGATACTGGCTTCTTATTTAGTACAATATCTTCAAATGAAGGAAGAACAATAAGTCGGGTATCTACATCAGACGATTGAGTATCAAGACCATAGTTCTGGCTACCATAAGCCATTAAACTAACCCAATTTTCTCCTTTAACATTAGCTGCTTCTAAATGAGTTTCTACCTTATCCATAACCCATTTATCTGAATGGTAATTCATAATTATCACTCTCCATACATGATTTCAATTAAATCTCTAGTCAAAGACGCTTCATTTTCAAGGCTATTAACCTTATTCATATATCCATCAGCATCCCAATCCAAATCTCTGGCTCTGGTACGAAGCTGAACAGGTGTCATATTCAGAAGTTCAGGATGCTCTTTAACCAAATCGAGAATATCTTCTTTATGATATTTATTCCAATCAGTTTTTTCAACCAGTTTAATCAATTCTGCTATATTCATCGTCTTCAAAAATCCCCTCATATACAAATCCAATAGTATCAGAATAAACATTATCAATAGCATCATACTCTCGCACGTGTGAATAGCCCCAATAATATCTACTCTCTCCTGCGGCTTTACGAATAATTTGATTAGCATGTTCAGCATCAAGGGCAGCAATCAGACTAAATCCATGCCAGCCTATCTGCGGTTCAATCACATATACTTTACATTTATATTCAGTCATCAGCGAACTCCTTTACAACCCAATCATCTTTATTATCTTCAGTTGCATTTACGCAATGAAAATCTTTACAATACCCACAATTTTTAGCAATCCTTTGATGCTTTTTATCTTTGTGAAGAGAACATCCATTAGGCCCGCCATTCACAATCTGCATATTTCCATCTTTATCTTCACTAAAAAAATAATCCTGAATAACATACCTACAAAAGTCGCAACAGGCGAAGCGGAGACATTCTTCTGAACATGCAATCATTTTATGAATCATTTTTTTTCTCCTTATAATAAGGGCATTTTGAACAAGTCCAAGAAAAAATTTCTTTTTTCTTTTCATTCTTTAAACAATAATACTCATAATCAGGATGGTCGAATACATCACCATGCCAAGGAGTTGTATCTTCATACCTAAAATAGATACATTCAGCCATGTTTATTCCTCTACAAAATGAATAATTAAATCATAACCTTCTTCCGTTTCAACCATTTCATATGGATGATGAAGATCAATTTTATATCCATCTCGCTTTTGAATTTCAACGCCTTGAGAGCCAATAGCATCAGGGAAAATACGAATCCTATTAGAAGTATAATTCCAAGAGGAAATAAGAATCATCCCGGCAACTATAACCAATAGGATTGTTATAATACACTTTTTAATCATTTGCCATTATATCCTTCCATGTACAAGTATTAAGCCAGTATCGCGTCTGATTGCTGCCATCTTTAGAACTTGCCGCCAACCCCTGACCGATAAGGCCACGCATGACACCTGAAGCACCCTGTGGTGTAATATCAAAATCATACTTACGCTTTGCGAATGCTGAAATTTGCTTGGCAGTAAGAGTGCCACTTTCTTTAAGGATTTTAATTACCATTTCTTTCTTTTCCATTACATCCAATCCTCGCTTACCCTTTCATTAACCGGTTTAACTATATTAAGTTCAATAGGTTCCCAATTATAATCAGTCCAATGAAGCCAATCAGTTGCTGTCCATTTATCACATTCTTCAAGTAACTTATCTATTTTCTTTATCTGCCGTTTACAATCAATAACAGCTCGTTCATATTTTCTGTATTCTTTTTTAGTTTCTTTATATTTAGGATTTGTCTTGCCGTCTTGAAGGATAGGAAGACATTTATTCATATCTTGAACAATATGATGCCGTTGAGTTTCATATGCCATTTTTTGCACTTTAAGAGTTTCAATATGGCTACGAATACTACTCTGAATTAGAGCAGAATTAAACAACTCTTCAAGGTAATCATTCAACTTATCTTCAGTAAGATAACCAAGTTCCTGCTCTTCATATTCAGGACCATATGTCAATCTATAAATACGTTCCATCTCTCTCCCATCCTTTCTATATATATTATATCAAATTTTTTATAAATTTTCGAGTATTCAATTTTGGCAAGAATTTAAACTAAACATAATCATCAGGGTAAATTGCCTTTAGCCGCACCTTGGCATTAGCAATTCTTTCAAGGGACAGAAATGGCTCCCATACCTTCTTATCTACCTTGTCAACATCAATATACTGAAAATCGCCCCACAAGTCTAGCTCCTTCGGCACATCATCGAAATCATAATCTTCATAACAATCATCACAAACATCAATAGGATTTCCAACATCTCGACGATGCTTACCATTAGGAGTTTTTATCTCAAACATGTAGGGAAGAGTCTGTTTCTTGAAATCATAATCAAGCCATTTAGTTTCTCCGCAGCAGCTACAAACCTGGGTGCGGCCCTCTGCACACCAGCTGCAATAAGTTGCACCATCTTCACTACAAAACCAAGCGTCTTCACTATCAATCCAAGCACCGCAATCATCACACTGGACTTTACCTTCACAGGTTGCACATACAACTTTATCACATTCTACAAATGCGTCTACATTTCCACTCGGGTCAGCTTCATAGCCTTTACCGCAACACATACATTCAGCCACACCAGAATAGCAAACTTCTACTTCTTTTACTTCTGGATTAATATAAGCATAATGATTATCATAATAATCATTATACATAGCTCCAGTCCTCATGCGGATATAAACCTGACCAAAATCAGTTTTATTGCTCTGATTCTGCCAAACCTCATACATTTTATCATCATAATGCCAGCCCATATTTTGTTCAGCCAACTGCTTAATCTTATTCAGCACATAATCACGCAGATAAATGTTATTATAAGGATACTGCTTAATTTCAGTAATGATATCCTTATTAACAATATAGAGACACCGCCAACGCTTATTGCTCCAAGTTCTGGTATCACGGTCAATAGGATGATAAGGATGTTCAGATTCAACATATGCTTCAAGGATGACAGGAGAATTCATCATTTCGACAGTACCAAGACGATAATCACCACCCTGATACCAATTCATGCAGCTCTCCCAGTCACAAGCATTATCACTCATAGTAAGATAGTCAAGCGGATGAATAGACAGTACAATATCAGCATTAATCATACGGTCATTCAAAACACGCGAATGAAGAATACGAAACTGCTCAAATGCTTCTTTATCCAGCTCAAACCAATCGACAATTTTAGCCATCATTCGCATCAGCTTCATATCACTTTTCAGTTCAAGTGGCTTCGAAGTATCTGCATGTGGACCTCGGCGAATAGTGACAGATTTGGTACCCCAATCAAACATATACAAATTTTTATTGGCTACAAGAGATTCAGTATCAAGGCAATGTTCAATCATACTACAACACATAGCCCGTTCATCCTTGTCAAGAGTGGCATCCATCCAAGAATAATAAATATTAGTAATCTGCTCGTAAGAGTCAATGAATTTTTTAACGTTTGCTAATTCAGGATTATTATAAATTTCTTCATACATTGCATTGAATTTATCCATCAAATCATCCCCAGATGCCTGATAGGAAATATGATCTTCGACCATCAAATTATTACCAAGCAACTCATACAGGTCAAGCTTTTCAGCAGCCCAAAACCGTAGAAGATGATTGATTTCATCTACTGTACAGTAATTATCAGAATGAAGGTACTCTTTAATATAATCATGCAGCAGATTCTTTTCTTCTTCTGGAATAAGAGTCCTCAAATCCGTCATTTTAATTCACCTTTTCCCTTTAATTTATATATATATTTTATAATATTTTTTTATAAAAATAAAATAAGGAGCCTTTAACAAGGCTCCTATAAAAGTAAATCATCTATTGTTAAATCTTTATATTTCGTATATGGTATTCTGATTAATGGGATATTATTATCTTTGCACCATTGAGTTTTTATATTATCTCTATATTGTAAATCATCTATAGACTCTCCCCAATTCTTCATAGGAGTATCTACAGAATGTTGTATTCCATCATATTCAATTAAATATTTATTATCAACAAAAAAATCAAATCTTAATTTTTTATTAGTTTTAGGATTAATACAACTATCAAAACTTTTTTCTCTTATAAATGGTATATTATATTCTTTTAATATCTATTGTATTTTTAATTCTCCATGAGACATTTTCATACATCCACAAGATTGAGTATCACCACTATTTAAATTAGTTCCTCTTACTGAAACTATATTACCACAATCGCATTGACAAATCCAATATTTAATTTTAGGTATTGATTTCTATGTATCTAATTTTAAAACAGTTAATAACCCAAATCTTTTACCTACTAAATTAACAGTAGATGCTTCAGAAGTTCTCTCTTTCTAATAGCATCCACAAGATTTAGTATGTCCTGCATTTAAATGATTTGTATTTACTATTATCTTATTGCCGCATTTACATTGACATTCCCATAAAGCACTATTAGGCATACGTCGTAAAACAGTCAAATATCCATAAACTTTTCCAGTTAAATCTTCAGACTAATTAGCTTCTCTTGTTTTTTCTCTTTGCAAACAACCACAAGACTATGTTGGTTTACTCCTATTTAAAGAAGCACTAGATATATCAAGTTCATTACCGCAATCACATTTGCAATGCCATAAAATACGATTATAGCTATTTTTTTTACCAGTATCATATTCTACTAATAATCTACCAAACCTTTTTCCAGTTAAATCTTTCTTTGCTGGCATATAAAAATCCTTCATAGTTAAAAAGTAAAATTATCTTCTACACTTTTTAACTATGGAGATAAATTAATTAATTAGTCTTGCCCGAAAAATTATTCATCATAAGCATCGGCAGAAGCCAATCCTTATCGCTATCAGTTTTATCTGACATAAAATAAAGCATCATAGGATTAAAGCCATTCATACCATTTGCACCATTCATAAGCATCATCATAGGAAGGAGGTCTTTCATAGACTTATTATCGTCATCAAGAAGGGCAAACATCCACATATTTCCCAGAGGATTATCCTTGGACGGAGTAGCCATCATATTATCAAAAAGACTTACAATTTTAGTAATAAAACTAAAATTACCAAATGGCGATTTTGACGGAAGAATAGTCTTCTTCTCACCCATTGCAATATCAATTGCAATTACATCACCCTGCTCGGAGAAACCGAAGACAAAACACGGACGTCTATTGAAAATAATTACATCGCCGGCTTCAATTGCATCAATACCAACAGGCATCTTGAAGAACATATTATCTGCCTTGAAGTTGAAAACATCAACATCCATAATTTCGCCGTTCTTCTTATCATATGCCTGATATGTGCCATTAACGTTCTTAACAGCCAGACCATACGGCGACATACGAACAGCATCATTATCCTTAATCGGACCAAAATCAAAATTAAACATCTTCATATTATTTCCTTTACCTTTCACATCATCATTGTTTGTTTCAAGTTTATTAATTCTTTCTTCCATTGTATCAATACGGCTAGTTAAACTATCACAGATTGAAATAGTTGTTGCATATGAACCATCATTGCCAATTTTAATAGTATTTTCCGCAACGCCTCCGCCAGCAATGGGATTGGCCATAGAAGCAGTAGTTGTACGATATCCCCAATCTATACTAGAAGAAGCAGTAGAAGCTGTTTCATCTTTAGTATTTAATTTGGTTGGGTCAATAGGACTAACATTAATAGTTGTATTATCAGAATATGCGACATTTATTACTTTATCTAAATCATCATATACTTTATTAAGCCATTCCTTATTTTTGTTTTTAATATAACAATTATTAAGAATTTTAGTAGTCTTATCAAACTCGCAATTAAGTTTCTTTATATCTTTTTTTACATCACTAAAAATCACTTGACCAGTTGTATCCTCCACCGCGGGATTAAGTGCCCAATTAATAGCACGCCAACCGATACTATCCTCTGAATTAATTGCTCCTAAATCCGCTAAACCAAATAGCCTATAATCATCTGTTTTTTCATTAACTACCGCTAAATCAAAATAATCATAGAATAGCATATCGGCCAGATATGTACCAAATGAATAATCATCTTTAGAAGTATTATACTTCTTATCAGTACCTACCATTCTAAAATTATCTGAATCTTTTAAATACTTAAATTCCTGAATATGGACTATAGTAGGAGCAAGATAGGTATTATCAATCTCAAACCATACTACCTTATAGTCTCCATCCATTAAATGAAGAACTTTCCAATCAGTATAAAGCAGTTTATTATAAGCTCCGGTTTTAACACTTTCGTTAAAATCATCTAGTAGCTTTTCCCAAGTTTCTTTATTATAAATTTTGGCATCATAGACTGGACTATAAGTTCTTTTCTTGTCCATTGGCCATGTGTCTTTTAAATAAGCTCTCATCCTCGACTATACATCTCCCATACCATATCTTCTTCGGCAGGTGTGATATCCTCAATCCCGCACTCTTCACACATAATATTAAAATTTTCCTCAACATACCATCGAGGATTTTCCTGCATCTTATGTACCAGAGTATTAATACATCCAGTACGAGTGTTTACCATTCCAGTACCCTCTGCTTCATTCATGAACAGAAAATAACTATCATCAAAACCAAACATATTAATTACTCCTTATCTTTTATATAAATATTATATAATATTTTTTTATTTTTTTCAAATTTACAAACAAGAAATAGAACCTTCCGGCTGCTCACTCAATTGTGCAGTTTTAGTACAATCATATTTAACAAGTTCAACAGTGCCATCTTTATTAACTACACACTTATAAATATGTTTAAGTTCAGCATCATTTTCAACTGTTTGCTTAATAAGTTGGGCACTACTAATTGCCGCCTTACGAATTGCCTCTTGGCTTTCTTCTTTAAGTGCCTGGCAATCTTCTCTCATAAGATTGCAGAATTCAAGACCCTTAAGCAGTTCTGCTTCCTGTTTTGCTTTAGTCTTTTTATTTGTCCACCATTGAATAAATTTACGGTATTCCTTATAAGAACCAAAATACACATAAAATCTGCTTTCGCCAATAATATTTTTTTTATCAATTTGATAAGAAATGCTACTACCATTAATACACCATTTATCAGGCTTAATAGCAGAATATTTCATTACTTCATCGAAGGTAAGTTCAACAGTTTTTTCATGCCATTTAATAGCCTCTTCTTTAAAACCTTGATAATTTTCCCAGTCTTTGAAATAGCTAAATACTGTAAAACAGATAATAGCAAATACAACAAAAATACCTAAAACAATCAAAAACATTATTTATTATCCTCCTTCTCCTGTCGCAAGTCATGGTCTTCGCCATCATAGATTTCACGATATTTAGTAAACAGAGAACCATCATTGTAATAATATCTAATATTATTCCAACCATTATAATGGTCAGTCAAATTAGGCCAGTCTACAATACGTGCCTGCCGTTCAAGTTCCTGCTGCGGCACTACTCTATGTCTCTTGGAGTTCCATTCCTTTGAATTTTCTACGCTGGCGATAATAACCATAAGCTGATAACTATCGAAATGGGGGAAACGGCTTCTGATTTCTTCTCTCTGTCCAAGAGTCAAACAATTAGTATCAATGATAATATCTGCATTGTCCATTTCTGCACAATGTACAATCTGATATAATGTTTGCCAGACTTCAAACTTATGACGGCGGTTGCATTCATCGCCATTAAAGACAGCGTACAATTCATCAGGGTTTACATATCGAATGTGATTCATCTTTGCGAAGGATTTCGCGAATGTAGTCTTTCCATTTGCACTCAAGCCGCACATCATATATAGAGTCGCCATCAACTTCATCTCCTCTCAGTCTGCTTGCCAATATATATTCCATATAGATAGAATCTACTGTTGGATTTTCTATTCTTTCTATACTAATTACATCTTCTTCAGTAGTAATTACAATATAAAAATCATCAAAGCATTTAATTAATGCTTTATACCATTTATGACCATGCCAACACCAATAGTCTTCAAGAATAACTTGACCTGATTTAAGCAGAACATGGTATTTATGTAATGTGTCTTCTTTTTTAATACGACCCATTAAATAATCCATTTGATTAAATACAAAAGGATTGCCTGGACCAGACATTACCTTGCTCATGTCAAATTCCAATTACTCAATTCAATCCTCTCATTATAACTTTTCTTGTCAGAAATCGGCTCACAAAAAATAACTATTCCATTACGCATCCAATCTGCATAAACCATATCATCCCAGAGGATTATACGCAAACGATAATAATTCCCATTCTCTTCACTTTGTAGATCAATAGCAATCTTGCCATATTTAAGAGCATTAAAATGCTTTTCATTAATCATATGCTGATAAACTTCTTCAGCATATGCATCAAATACATCCATCCAATTATCCAACTTCACTACACCTCGTCAAATAAGTAATTTTCTGCTTCTGGTAAGTTCCAAGAGACTTAATAGTTCCCTTAATAGTAAGTTCCTTACCAATTTCCCAATTCTTGGCGGCTGTACTCCAACAGTACAGATTCTCATTGGCATCAATGAACGTCATAATATGGTTAACACCATAATAATTTTCTGCTTCAATGTTTTTAATTACTTTTACATCACGTTCAATCTTATCGCCAACTTCACCCTGATAGCGGCTATTGCCTTCATCATAAATAAGATTTTCAACTACCTTATTAATAACAGCATTATCTTTCAGAGTGCCGTCATCATTACCTACAAGCTCCCAAGGCAGCTGCACGGGCGTAATACCTTCCGGCACATCGGCAGGAACTTCTTCTGTAGAAACAACATACCACTTAAATGTAGTGTGGAAACGGGCATTAGAATGTTCAAACCATTCAAGATTTTCATAAGTATTACCTTTAAACAGGGTAATATATCCATTATCAAAACCAAGAATATGCTTACGATTACCAGGTTTAATAATTTTTACAGGAGGATAATAGCGGTCATACTCTGCTGTGGTATATGATTTAACACGCTTAACCTTGCCATCCTTGGTCCGCACATCACAATAACGCTTTCCATTTTCAATATAAGTATCACGGACAATTTCCAAATCCTGATAAGACTTAGCAACAAGAGCCATTATCTATCACCCTCCTCAAAAAGCTGCTTATAAAGAATATCAAGAGCCATGTCAATTTCTTCCGCTTCAGCATTGTCAATATACTCATAATTACTTACACAGAGATCAACGACCTTATTATAAGCATTGACAACTTCTTCGTTTCTAATCTTGTCCATAGTATCGTCTCCTTTAAAATTCTTTATATCTCTCATTTCTTTATATATATATTTTATAATATTTTTTTATAAAAATAAAAGAGGAGTCTCTTATCAAGACTCCTCTGTATAATCAATCAATTCAATTTCTGACCAAAATGGCTGCTCATACCAACTTGTCCAAGGATTAGTCCTGAAAAACTGATGAATACGCACTTTTTCATTAAACTCTTTCACTTGAGTATAATACAATTCATTTACACCAACTCTTGAAGTTTCAAGGAAACTATCATGATGCTCTACCTGATAAACAATAACATCACGTTCAGCTTCTATATTAGCACGGTCAATAGATGCAGTTGCTCCCTGACTAATGAAAACAATTGTACTAATAAATACTACAAGAACAAGTAAACAGCCAATAGTGAATGGAAGAGCACTCCAATAACTAAAATTATCACTCAAACATTTTGCAATGATAAAACAAATTACACCGATAACAATAGCCAACAAATACAATAACATAATTATTCCTCCACTGTTCTGTAGCCTTCAACATCTACATCAGCCATATCGCTAATGTCGAAATCATCATCATCTTCTGGAACATTATAGTCTGCCTTGGCAGCATCAATAAAATCTCCAATAGAGTCTCCATACCACGTCCAGTTGTCCACTCCTGCGACCTCTAGTGCTTGGAGCTTCAAACTATCATAGAGCAAATCTTTTAATTCATCTTTTGGAACAAGGCAATAAATCATATTAATATTTAGTCCCTTTCTTATAGTTATAAAAATACAATCCGCCAATGATAACAATAGCAATAACCAGAATAATTACGGGGTCCATATTAGTTCTCCTTTTTAAAATCAAAAATTATTTTTAATTCTTCTACTTTATCGAGCTGTTCCCAAGGGCTATTACATTCAATGCGACCAAAATGACCGAAGCAAGCATAGGGTAAATAGCGAGTATGCTTTAAATCAAATTTATGAATAATACTACGCGGTGCAAAATCAAATGTCTGATTAACTGCTTCAAGAATTTCAGCGATAGGTTTCTTTTCTGTGCCAAAACAATTAATATCAATAGATGCAGGTTCTGTCTGCCCAATAATATAAGCAACTTGAATCATACATTTATCACAAACACCAGAAGCTACAAGATTTTTAGCTACATAACGTGCCATATAAGCACCAGATCTATCTACTTTAGAACTATCTTTACCGCTAAATGCTCCGCCACCATGTGGTGCATAACCACCATATGTATCTACAACGATTTTACGTCCTGTTAATCCGGTATCAGCCGCAGGTCCGCCCTTTACAAACTTACCTGTTGGGTTAATATAAAATTTACAATCTTTTTTAATGGCATAACCTTGAAGGGCAATATTACAAATGTTCGTAATATCGGGCGTTATTTCCTTAATACTATACTTGTCTTTGTGTTGGGCCGATACGACAATTGTATCTACCCCTTCAAAGTTGCCATCATCATCGTATTGGACAGTTATCTGACATTTGCCGTCAGGTAACGCCCAAGGTAGCAAATCATTTTTATACTTACTAAACATAATGACCGAGATATTGTTAGCAAGCTGCTGGGCAATAGGCATATAATTTTCTGTTTCGTTAGTTGCATAACCAAACATCATGCCTTGATCTCCAGCACCATCTCTATCGACACCCGCAGCGATGTCAGGGGATTGATTTACTACATTAATAATATATGAACAAGTGTCGCAGTTAAATCCTGCTTCATCATTGTCATAACCAATAAACCTTAAAGTCTCTCTTGCAATTTCCTGATAAGGAATAGATTGTTCTGTTTTAGCTGTAATCTCTCCCATTATGTGGAAAAGACCTGGACTAATAGTACATTCACAAGCTACTCGGGCATCAGGATCAAGCTGGAGGACATAATCCAGAATAGCATCACTTACCTAATCACAAACCTTATCAGGATGACCGGCAAAAACGCTCTCACTGGTAAATAAATAACTCATATAATATTTCCTCCTTTATTATATAAATATTATATAATATTATTTTTTATTTTTCAATTTTTTCTGCCGACACTAAATAACAATATTTATCAACATATTCTTGTTCACTCATATCTGTTGGTTTATGAATAAATGCTAAATAATGTTTTAGCCAATCAATAGTTTTATCTAAATTAAAATCTTCAGTAGCAAGATAACTTTCTGTTTCAGTATTACCTTGATGGTCGGCAACGATAATATTCCAGTATTCTTTTTTTCTGTTTTGATTTACTTTCTCTTTAGTATAATAGCAATGCTCTAAATAATTAACCATTGCCGCAGAATTATCATACTTATGTCCGAAAAAATTTTCAGCAATATCCAATAGAATACGATTAATAAATGATTGAGTTATGGTATCTTTATCTATAAAAACTTCTTTTACCATTTCATCTTTTGGTGTATAGAAGTTTAAAATATAATAATTCATCATTTTACAGGTTCCACCTTACAATAGCAAGCATTATAAAAATCTTCTTTTTCATCGTATTCATCACGATGTTCCGGCCACCATTCTACTGTTAATTCTGTTTTCATTCCATGTTCAAATTGTTCTATATTATCAGACCCATTCGCTACAATCCAGGTATTAGATTCGCCATAAGGTGTATAACCAATTAGTCTAAAACAATCTTCATCTTTCTTGTCACGTGCTTCATCTGTAATAAGAGTTCTATTATAATAACATTTACTTAATACATCAGCTACATTACGATATTCCATATAATGCTCATGATAACAATCGCAAGCTACTTCCATTAACATCTGACCAGTAATATCATACCTTCGTGCTTCGGCAGGTGTTGCACGCACTTTCCTATAATCGCCTTCTGGCGACCAAAATTCATATAAATAGTCCTATGACATATTGTCCTCCTTTGCCCAAAATGGCTTGACATAATTAAAATTTTTTTGTATAATATATTTAGAAAATAGTTCTATCCAAACTGTTTAAATAGAATGTTGTAATAATATCTTTACCAAATTCAATACCGAACCACCAAGGTGTAGTGAATGGGACAAAATTTTTATAGATAATATTAACTACGTGTGGCGTTTTATCTGTTAATTCAAAATTAGTATAATAATCCAGATGATTTATTGCCAAGCCTGTTTCTCTAGTATTATATACAATATTTCCGTTCCGAGTATACCAAATATAATTATCTTCGTCAAGTTTCAATAATTCATAATCTTCTATAATATGCTCTCGTGTTTCTTGGTTCGGCACAACAAATGCACCAATTACACCGCCAACAAGTAGAGGAAGAATAATGCAAATAATTGCAAATAAACAAACAACTTCTTTAATAGTGGGGTTAGAAGAAATACAAAGGCATACAATGAAAAATACAAAACCAATAGCTAACCAAATCATATTAATTCTCCAAATGTAACCGCAAATAAATAGCTACTCCTAATAGGATTAGACCCGGAATGAGAAACCATAACGGGTCTAATGTAGAATGAATAATTGCCAACATTAATTTAATGACCAAAATACAACCACCACTTTGCCGTAGATACTTCTGCAAGGGCAAGTTTACAATTTTTAATGCTCACTAAATAATTATTGTAAATTTCCAACTGCCGTTTAACTAATTCACTACTGGACAATTCAGGATAAATAGATGCGAAGATAACAGCATTTTCAGGAGTCAATGCAGCATATGTATCTTTTTCGTGATCAAGATAATTAGCGACCACATCATTAATTGTCACTTGGATGGTTTGCATTTCAGTTTCATATACTTCAATTTTCTTATTGTATTCAGGCACTTTACTAATTGATACAGCACAAACGATAATGCCAACAGCTGCAACAAATGCGAGGATGCCGCCAATTGCTACCCAGCCTACACCTTTTCCTTCATAAAAGCCATATCTTAAATTAAGCATGACACCAACAATAATGAGAATAATGCCAATAACAAAAGCCACAATAGTCATTTATTTATCCTCCATAATACAATCACAGACGAATTGATTTACCCATTCCCAGAAATGATAACCATTGAACATAGTAAAATCAAGGTCATCAAATCTCTTACTGTCAAGCAGTTTCTTTTCTTTATCCCAAATAGTCAGATATACAACAGCATAATTACCGCTGCCATCTTCATAATTGCCATGAAAAATATCATCACAATGAATTACAAATCTGCCCTTCCACAGAGGGTCGTCATGCAGATTCTTGTTCATCTTCTTAATACGGTTAACAACCTTACGTTTCAGATTCTTCTTACTATTGGAACTGTGAGAACTTTCCCAATACTTATCATTCTTATCCATTACTTCTTCCACTCCTTAATTCTGTACTGATACATACCTTTAGAATAATCTGTCGGGTTTTTCACTACAACGAAAATTGCATCATAATAAGGCGGATTGTCAATAACGGTATAATCAATATCTTTATGATAACCGCATCTATCAAGTGCAATCTTAACTGTCTGTACCATGCCTTCACGTACAATCCAAATACTATGAGTATTGGCTAGATTTGCCTGTACCATCAAGGCGCTATCAGGAATAGATTTCAATGCCTTATAAATAACTCTACTCGCGCAATCCTTTTCGCCGATTACGCCTTCTGCAATCAGTCTTTCTTCATCAGTCTTTACCATTGTTTTACATCCTCCACATAAATAAATTCAAGGTATTTGTCTACATAAGACATAAATGCCAATTTGCCTTCGCCCAAGAGACAAGAAGTTTCATAGAGGAACCACTGTTCTGTTGCTTCCAGACTTGTTTCATACATTTGCTTTTGGATGTAATAGATAAGTTCATCTGCTACATCTTCTACAACTGCCCGCCGCACTTCTTCAATTTCGGCAAATGTCTCTTTCCATGTTGGTTTGCGTCCAAGAGCAATGAAATCATAGGTGTCCATAAAATCATAATTGCCTTCGTCAAGCGGCAAATGATTAATAACAATTAAGCCATCCATTAATATGCCCTCTCTACAATATAATTGCTAAAAATCGGCGGGTATTCGCCAAATACTTCATTAAATTTCTTTTCCATTTCATGCTCTTTATTTACATCAATTTCAAAATGGTTAAGACGATTATAATTAAATGACGAATCAAGGTCAATACTAAAAAGGCGATAACCAAAAAAGATATGGTCTAGCCAATCATAGCCATAGCAATCAGAAATTACAAGGTCATCTTCTTGAAGAATTTCAAATGCTTCATTCGGGTCAATCTTTGCTCGTTCACAGTATTCTTTAAATGTAGGAACATTATCTTCACCAAACATAAAACCGCGGCCTACAAATGCTTCATACTCAACACTCATGATATATCCTCCTTGACAATTTTTTTATTTCTCATTTCTTTATATATATATTTTATAATATTTTTTTATAAAAATAAATAAGGCCGATTGGGCTAACCAACCGACCTTATGTAATAGGTTTATAAATTCCAGGAGGAAGTGTAATAAATGTTTCATCACTAAGGGCATTCCAGAGACAGAGCCATTGACGGTAATCATTATATTTTGTGTAATTAATTGTTTTTACATTAGGTGTTTCGTCATCTGTACAAGTTTTAATGAATGTTGAAACATTATCAAGGTTATATGTCTGATAATACCCATTATCTAAAAGAACAACAATAGAATTATCTGCACCCCACTGAACATATGTATCTTCAGTAAATGGCTTAAGCTCATGATAGTTTTCTATTTCAATTATTGAATGTTCTTTGCTGCTTGGAACTTCACAATAAATAACAGCTAATAGTCCACTAATCATAAGAGCAACCGCACAAGTGGCAAATGCCATCCACAGGAATTCGGCCTTAAACCAGTCCCAAATTTCTGAAAAACTATAGTATTTAATATATTGATGAATACTATAAATAATGGTAATGGCAGCGGCAATCAAGAAAAAAATCATTCTTCTACTTTTCCTCCCATAAATTCAATAAAATCGCGGTTTTCGAGAGCATTAATAGTAAAATACCAATGATGGAGAGTCTCATCTGGGGTCCCAACGATAGCCAATTCATACCAATTTCTTTTCATTTTGCGAATATACATAATAGGAATAAGATCTGCGTTAACACGGACAGGGTATTCATATCCTTCAATTTTAAGTTTATAAATCATATATTACTCCCACAATTTTTACAATAAATTTTATCATCTACAATAAGGACTTGATTATTTTGAAGGATAGCACCGCACCTGGTACAATGCGGTGGGTTAGAGCAGAAGAATTTGCAGCCTGGGTCTTCATCATCGACACGCAAGCCAGAGACAATGCGGCATTGGCCTTGGACACGATAGCCGCATCTGCCGCATCGACGCAAATTTACCACAGTACGTTCTCCTGAATTGCATCAAGTGCTTCGGCACTTACTTCAAGACAATCATCAGGAGCGAATGCTTCAAGCTCTACCTTATTGATGCTATCAAAATACTGACAAATCTTTTCCATAGCATCAGTATATCCTTCATCAACGTCATTATCAGAATACACAAGTCCTGTCTCATCTTTTGACTTGTCATCAAAATTCCAGTTTACTTTATATCTAAAATACATATTTAATCCTCCAAACTTGGAATAGCTCTAATGTAGTAATTAATTCCGCCAAAGAAAAGAGTAATACATTCATTACTGCAATGATATTTCTTCCACCAATCACGTAATGTATCTGTATATTCTTCAAGAGTATCGGCATCATCAAGTTTGTTAATGCCATAATTATATTCGATAAATGCTTCTTCTTCAGCAATAGATAGAACAAGTTCTTCGGCAGAAGCTCGGCTATTACAGCAAATTAAATCATCATTGCAGCTATTCCAAACAACGTATTTCATTTAGTTAAGCTCACTTTCATAAATTCCATTTAAATTATATCCACCCTTATAAAGCATATAACCTTCAAGAGTTTTATTATATTTGGAAGCTAACCTTTTCCATTCTGTTAAAACATTTTCTTCAGTGTAAATAGATATTAAATAATTATATGTATTTACGCTTTCTTGTTCTACACATGAAAGAACAAATTCTTGTGCATCATTAAGGTTTTTAAAAGAATATACTTCATAATCATTACCATAATTATTAATTTCACCATAATCATTACTATCTATAACTATATAAGTTTTCATCTTAAATTTCCTTTAATATATTTCATTAATCAGGCACTTCACTTTCAAAAATTTTATTAAGAAATAGGACAGAACCTTCATTTAAAATATAATGTTCAAGACTTTTATGCCGAAGGGCGGCCATTTCTTTCCATTCATGCAAGACATATGCGCCACTAAGGACAGGAGCCCATGTAATATTATTATTAAACCAATTTAAAGCACCTTCTTCGGCACATGAGAGAATAAATTCTTCTGCATCACCACGAGTTTTAAAAGAGTAAGTATTAAAGACAAGTTCATAATCGGCTTCAACAACTGTATAAATTTTCATAATTAATATTCTCCTAATTCGTCAATAATAAATCGGCCACTCATAAACCAAAGAGCTGTGCCGTAATGAGTTTTGCATTTCACTTCTGGATGTCTTGATTTTCTAAATTCAAAACTGTTATTGAAGAAGTCATTTACACCTTCATACATTGCTTGATAATATACATCTTCTTCAGTTAATGCAAGGATAGCTTCTTCGGCGTCTGCCCGAGTGTTACAAATATATCGAGGGATTTCGCAACAAGCATCATCATCAATTTCAGAAATTAAATATTTCATTTTTAATACTCCTCTCCGATAGAATAATTATAATATTCACCAGCCATAAGAAGGGTCCAACCATAGAAAGAAATATTTTTATCATCAAATGGAAATCTAAATTTATTATACTCTTTCCATTCAAGAATTTTATCATTGAGATAAACTTCCATGGGATTTTCACCAGGCTCTACTGTAATTCCTGTTTCATCATAATAATAATCATCAAGGAATGCACTATATGCTTCTTCTTCGGCGGCGGCAAGAATCAGTTCCTGCACATCAGCTTCAGTATCGCAAATACCAAGAATACCGGGATAAAAGTTATCAAAATAATCATAAGCAATATACTTCATAATTTATTTTCTCCCTCATTTTTATATATATATTTTAACAAATTTTTTTATAAAAATAAAAGAGCCAGATTTGCTCTGGCTCTTTAGTTATTTATTTACTTCTTCAACGATTACAATAGCATTATGAATTACAATACGATTACCATTATAATCAAAGAATGTTTCATTTTCTGACTCGCTAATATCAATCATTGCCGGACCATATTCCCGTAAAAGATTACCATTGTAATCATAGACAGACACAATACGATAAAGGCCGCCAGTGTAATTGCTTCTCCAACTCTTAATAGTTCGCTGAAAATTCGCACCATTGAAAGTAAGAACCAAAAGACCAATTACAAGAATAATTACAACAAGAATTACTGCAACACTACCACTTCTACTTCTCATATTAATTCTCCTTATAAATCATTTGTTTTACAAAATAAATACATTACGAATGCAATGATTACAAAACCAAAAATAAGTATTTTAATCATTGTACAAACTGCCAAGAGCATAAAAGATAAGACAAATAAAAATGGTTAAGAAAAATAGTCCCATTAATCAGTAGCCCTCGCTAATACAATTCCCATGATTATGCCAATTACGGCACAAATTACTACAATTACCATTACAGTTCCTCCGCGATCGTTTCATCTACTGGAGTAGTATCAGCAACCGCAATGCCTTCAATGCACTTGAAGGAGAAATTCTTGATCTTATATGCCGTGAAAGAGGGCTTATCAACCAGACGCACAACGACACCTTCACGCACATGTCGCGGATCAATCGGTTCAGGACCATCATAATACTGTTCTGCCTTATTCATAATCCATTCGCCTGCGGTGATAGTATCATCATTTTCAGATGCCGGATGCTCGGGGATATAGCCACGCCATTCAACAGGAACGAATTTTACGCCCATCTGTTCACAACGATACCGAGTATATTCAGGAGAATATTCCACAGTATAACCATCATGAGTAGTTAGAGTCATACGATAAACATAAAAATCGTTCTTCGGAGCAGTAACACCAGTAGGGTCGCAGCCATAAGAGAAGGTAGTCATATCGCCATATTGCTTAATGAATGCCTTATCGTTGGTTTTCTTATTGGAAACAGAACCCATAATCGGCACGCCATCATCAGTAAAACCAATAATTTCAGCATAACAGGTTTCGCCTTCATGCAGCTTGCCTTTAATTGCTTCATGGAAATGCTTACGGAATTCATTAGAACCATAGAAGCCGCCATCATAGCTGACTAGCAGAGTGCGGCGAGTGCCGTCAATGTAATCATACTGATAGATAGGTTTGCCATCTTTACGAGTAATCTTATCCCACAGAGTACGCTTATAGCCCTTGAGAACAGGTAGATAGCCGATTCGTGCAGAAGTACCATGGAGCTTACGAGTAATTTCAATAAGGTCGCCAGGCTTGAATGCATTAAGGTTATAAGCAAGCTGGGCAGTATCAATATGCTCTTTGAACAGAGGAGCAATCGGATCCTTATGCTTGCGAGTCTTGCTCACATTAGAGTTATTGGTATTATTCTGCTTTCTAGTACGCGGAATATACTTATTGCAGATAGGATGACCATTAACTTCGTTAATAATGTCGCCCACCTTTAGATAAGCACTTGCATTATCGTCATAGCAATAATTGAAACAGCTAATCGGCAGATACAGACCATCGGAACGTTCGCCACGCAGTCTGATAGCAGTAATATTACGCTTATCTACTTCCATATAACCAGTGTCAGCAGTCCCATCGGGAAGCTTGCGGCACAGATGATTGGCGATGCAAAATTCGAGGGAAAGCTGGAGGTCGCAGGGGAAGTAGACACCAATATCGCCAACCTGCGTATCAATGGAAACGCAAGTATCATTGCCGAAGAAAGTTGCGATGTAGAGCTTGTCTGCATTAGGGTGTGCCCGCAGCTCTTTAACTTTTACAATATAACCACAGTGATTAATATCCATTGTATTCTTCCTTTCTTAATTTTAATTAGTTTTCTGCTGGAGTAAAAAAGTCAAGGCTTTCGGTTTGCCATCTATTTGCTTCGGGGTCAAAATAAAGGACACGGAAATATCCTGTATCGTCTCGGAAGATTTGTGCAATCGTGTAAGTCTTACCGGAGACAACGTTTTTCATTCTCATAATTAAATCCTTTCGTTGTATGGAATGCGGCTATAGCCCATAATCATAGGCCATACCATTTTGATTAAATCTGGATAAGAAGTTAGAGTGCTTAAATATTCTATCTTCTTTTCTTCTACTATTGGTGTATATGCGGGACGAGAATATTCTTTTTTGAGTTCTACCAAGTTTTTTGCCAATTGAACTCTTTCGTCCAAAAGGCGTACTATCTTCTCATCATATACGGCAATCTCGTTTCGCATTTCAGTTGCACGGTCAAGATATTCATCAAGATTCATTCGGACGCCACCTTACAATCATCGTATTATTGGTAAAACAAGTTGTAAACTTATTAGAATTAAGAATTTCTTGAAGTTTCTTGACGGTATAATTGCTTGACGACGGAGTATCATCGGGAGAAATGACAATGGTATAGGCATATGCACCATTTGTTGCCGCTTGTAGCATTGCCGGCGTATTATTTGTGATGATTTCTTCTGCTCTTTCAGTTGCCACACGTTCCTTATTAGCTTCTGCTTCAGAGGTAAGAGTAGTAAGTTTAGCAAATAAATTTTTATCCATTTTTTATTTTTCCTCTATTGTTTATATATATATTTTATAATATTTTTATTTATTTTTCAATTAAAACGGATAAGCAATGTATTCGCGTAGTTTTTTATATGCGGCACGGCAATATTCTTCATCATCAAATTTAATAGTCTCTTTTTAATTATTCCAATAGTAGAGATTAATGGTACATTTAGTAGGCTGGAAACCGATAGCTCGAATGTCTGTTGTCTTGATACGCTTTTGGCGTTGAAGGCCTGTGTAAATTTTTACCATGGGTCAACATCTCCATAGCTACCATAATATTTCATATTGGTGTTATTTACTGCTTCATTGCGTGCGGCTCTCATAATATCCATCCATTTGTCTTGTGCCGCTTCCCAATATTTCTTGTCTTTGAAGGAATAAACAGCTATAGTCTCTTCTGTGGTATCTCCTACAGTTTGAATTTGCATTTTATATTTTTCATTTGGGTCTGTATAAAAACTAATATAGAGAATAGCTGATGTTTTATAGCAGCATAGATTTTTATTATCTGTTGTAAATGTGAAATATGGATTAATCATTGCAGACTCCTAAATGATTTCACTGCTGTTTCAAAAGCATCATAAGAATCAAAATCAAAAGTTTCAGAACCCTTATATTTAGTTGTAATAGTCATATGATAGGATTCATCTTTATAACATCTTACACATACAATACCTTCAGGATTGTAATAATACATATTATCATCATTAGTGGCGAAAACAAAAAATTTACTCATGCAAGAGCCTCCAGATATGCGTCTACCGTTTTAGTATAATCGGCATAATTAATTTTTGTATTCCAAGAGCGGATTTCTGAAAGAATATCATCGATTGCCGCGGTTGCATCAGGGTTTCTAGAAATATCTGTTGCAGGGGCAGATTTGTTGGTGATTGCGAATTTTTCGCACGCTGCAATATTTTTCTTGAAATTCACTTTTCCATAATTGCCT